TGAATGAGTGGCCGTTGGAGCTCTCGGCTTGGCAGCGCTCCAAGTCCGGCGGTGTCAGCGGCTTCGGCTTCTTGCCTTTTCTTGCCTTGGTCATTTCGTGAACGCCTTTCGCCAATCCGCGGGGGCGAAGCCACCCTTCGTCAACCACTCGTCGAGCGCGTCGAAGGCGGCGGCTAGGTCGCTTGCAAGCTCGGCCTGCTCGTCGTATGGCATCGCCCCATCGTCCTCGAGCAACTTGGCGGTAGCTTCCCGCGCTACGCGCAGAGCTTCATCAGGGTCCATCTACTGCTCCTTCTGGTGGCAGATACTCCTGCCAGTTCTCTTATACCGCTCGAGCTAGCGGTTCTTCCGCCCCAGGGAGCAGCCTCGACTACTCGTCCTCTTCGTCGTGGGCGCAGTTGTCGTCGTGCGGATGGCCGCGCATGTCGGCGCTGACGTGGATGCCTCCGTCGTCCAGCACCTTCACTGCGGCGGGGGTGCCGTCCTTCTTCAGCCGGGAAGCCGGACGACGGTTGAGCACCTCCATCTGACGGCGCTGACGGCGGTTGCCGACCTTGAGGGCCGGGGTCTGGGCCTGCACCTGGGCGGTGACCCGCTCCCGGTGGACGGCTCGCTCGATGTGGTTGTTGAGAGCCCTAGCTCGGTACGACTTCATGCACCCAGAACTACAACCGCGATGTAGCTATTGCAAGTACTACTGGTTGCCAGAACCAGTACTTCCAGTCGTCAGGCCGTAGTTCGAGGGCTCGCCTGCATCCGCCGGCGGGTCCACCTGCGGTCCCTGAATGACCTCGCTCACGGCGTTCGCGCTGTATTCCAGGTCCGGGCTCGCCGTCTGCCCTGTCATCTGCGAGGTCTGCGTCTCGGCGCGGTTGACCTTGCGCACAGGCAGGTCGTTGGTGGCGACGGCGCGCGTGGCAACCTGGAAGGCGCCCGCGTAGCTCGCCGTCTCGTTGGTCATGCCGAAGAAGGTGGCAAAGTCGCCACCCAGCAGCGTGTCGATGGCTGCATCCGCGCCCTTCTGGGTGTACGTCGCGATGAGGGTGTCGATGGCAGGCACGGGCTCGATGGTGAAGGTCTTGAGGATGCTCTGCAGCGCCTGGGTGGGGTCGTTCAGCTGCGCCTGGGCCTGCGCCGTGGTCAGGTACTGGTAGATGTCGTTGATGCCCTGCACTGCCGCCCCCACCTGCTCCGCCGTCGGGTTCGAGCCCACGAGAAGAGGGTTGATGAGCGCGTTGAGGTTCTGGAAGTACAAGGCCTGGTTCTCGGCGAGGTCGAGCCAGGTCTCGAGCGCCGCCTGCACCGTCGTGAAGTTGTTCAGGATGCCGTAGCGCAGACGAGCGAAGGGCACGGGCTGCGGCGTGAACTGCCAGCTGGCGTTATTCGGCGGGTAGGTCCCAGCCACGGGATCGGCATCCACCTGGATGACGTTGAGGCTCGTGATGACCTGCACGATCTCGTAGCTGAAGCTCGGCGTCGTGAAGTCCGTGGGGTAGTACTCGAGCAGGTCGCCCGCCTGTAGCCCGGCCGGAATGGAGGGCAGCAGAAACCACTGCGAGGTACCCAGCTGCGTCTTGGGGGAGCTCGAGAAGAAGGTCGGGGCAGCGTTGCCCCCGATGACCAGCTTGCTGCTAGTGGTCGTGCTCTTGGACGAGAGCGTGAGGTACATCCCGCCGATGCTGGCGGCCATCGTGATGGGATTGGTGGTCGGACTGACTGGCGAGCGCACCATGGGCAGCGCCTGCTGAATGAGCACGTCGATGGCCGTCGCACCCTTGCCCGTCACGGTGTAGGTGCCGTTGTTCGGCCCACCCGTGATGGTCACGATCTGGTACTTCGCCGCGTTGACGGTGGGCCCGAACTCGGCGGTGATGAGGGTGCCGTTGGCCAGCGCCCCCGTAGTGGTGCACCCAATGGTGTCCCCCACCGCCACCGCATGGTCCGTCAGGGCCTGGCCGTTGATGGTGCTGATGATGTAGCCCAGCACCCCGTTGGGCCCCGAGCGCAGAGCCAGCGTGTCCCCCACCGAGATGCTGCCCGCCGTGGTGACGCTCGTGATGGTGAAGGTGAGCTCCATGCCCACGTAGCTGGTGCTGCCGACGACCGCAGCCTCCATGAAGACCACGAGGTTCGGGTTGGTCACGTCCCCGTGCGCAGTAGCGATGGGACCGATGGGCGTTGTAACAACCGTGCCAGCCGTTACGAGGCCGGTCTTGCTGTTGATGTCGGCCGCCACGAGGTCGGGCGTCGTCTTGCTGCACGAGCTCGTAGCCCCCGCAGTCATGCCCAGCGTGGTCAGGCAGGCTGCGCTCACGGCATCGGGGCCCACCACGCTCAGCGTGGTCTCGGCAGGCACCTGCGTGGAGGCGTTGGTGCAGAGGAGCTTCACGCGCCTGCTCGCCGGCCCGATCTCCACAACCGCCCCCGTCTGCGCGAACGTGGTGCCTGCGACCGTGATGGAGCTCGCCGTGACCGCGGTGATGTAGAAGATGCCGTTGGAGGCCGGTCCGCCCACCGAGTTCACCCCGCTCATGACCTGCGCAGTGTCGGTGGTGAGCACGCCAAGGGCCAGCAGGTCGCTCGCCCCGGGTACCGTGAGCGTCCAGGTCTGGTTCACGCCCGCGGGGATGGCCATCGAGCTGTTGAAGCGCAGAGGGGAGTAGTACGCCTCCCCCTCCACGCCCGCGGGCGCAACCGCGGTGATGGCAGCAGCCACGGCATCCGCCGTTGTAGTGCCGCCTGCGCTGCCCGGGGTCGACTGGTGCAGGGTGAAGCCCAGAAGCGTGTTGGCCGTGCCATTGCCCACCAGAAGCGCAGCGCTCGTGCCCACTGCAGTCGTCGTAGCCACCAGATGCACGCCCACCTGGGAGAACACTACGGGGTTGGGCGCCACGTTGAAGACGCCGTTGAGGGCCGCGATGAGCGCGGCGGCGTTGGCCAGAGCCGAGAGAGTGGCGCTGCCTACGGTCACCCCATTGGCCGTGAGCACGAAGGTCGTCCCGTTGAGGGTGCCACCACCGCCGTACAACCCCGCGGCTGTGATGTCGGTGGTGCCCGTGAGCACCGCAGCGGTGGCACCCGTAGTGATGGGCAGCGTGGCCGTGTACAGCGTGCCGTTGACCATGAACTTGAAGAGGTTGTTGTTCGGGATGGCCGCGCCACCGCCCAGAACAGGCGCCGTACCGTTGCCGAAGACGAAGCTCGAGTCACTGGCCTGCCCGTCAATCTCGGCGAGCGACGAGGCGTTGAGGATGATGTCCACGCCCGCCGCGCCATCCACGGCCAGGTTGAGGTCATCGCTCACGCCCGTGACGATGGAGTAGGAGCCGCCGAAGTCCGCGGTCACCGTGGCGGGCGTGGCTGCATGATTCACGTCCGAGTACGCAGAACCAAGCCCGATGAGCGCGTAGAAGTCCGTCGGGCCCGAGAACACCCCGTAGGTGTCGATGACCGCCTGGGTGGCCAGAAGGTTGAGCACCACCGAGCGAACAGAAACCAGCCTCTCGGTGGGCGTCATCGCGGCCAGCGTAGTGGCGTCGTTACCCACGAGCTCACCCGCAGCGGACAGCACGCTCGAGATGACCACGCTCGGCAGGTTCACGCTGTTGTAGTTCACGATGCCGTTGACCAGCGCGAGCACCGAAGCCACGAGCGCGGTGTGCGCAGTCTGCAGCTGGGTCATCAGCCCAGGGATGGCGGCCACGGCCTGCTGCGGGGTCTGCACGATGTTGCCGCCCTGCTTCACCGCCTGGCCTGGCCCGTTCAAGAACGTGGTGAGGTTGCTCTTGTACTGCTGGTACGCCGGCGCGGTGGTCACGTTGGTGAATACACCGGCGCGAGCAGTAGCCGCGGTGCCCAGGTTCTGTAGCGCGCTCTGGATGTTGAAGAGCGGGCTCACATCCGCCACGGGCTGTACCGAGCGGCTCATCACGCCCACCGCAGCAAGTAGCTGCTGGAAGATGGCATCCTCCGCAGTGATCTGGTCCTGCACACGACTCATGCCGAGCTGCAGAACGTAGAAAGGGGAGCTTGGGTACAAGATGAAGATTCCAGCCGCTGCCTGCTGGATGTCGTCGAACGTTACATCTGTGCGACGAACACCGAGGGTGTCATAAGGAAAGGAAATGGTGCTCTGCACCAGCTGGGTCACGACCGCATTGATCTCGTCGGTCGTGTAGTTCGAGTTGGGCACGGGCTGCGTCATGCGCCCTCGAGTCTACTACCCCGGGAGCTAAAGAACAGAGCGCAGGCCGAAGCCCACGCCCCATTCTCGTTCAGGACCGACCCCTGGGCCGGTGCGGGATGATGGCGAGCATGCACCGCCGACCATCCGGCTTCACGTGGGGCCCTTAGGGGTGATAGGCAGGTTTCGGGTTGTAGACGCTCACTTGAGCGCGTCCTCGACCACGTTGTAGACGTCAGCGAAGGCCATCGGGCCGCCCATGACGAACCGCTGACGGTTCGCTGGGCTCATCATCTCGCGAATGTCCGTCAGAGCGATCTGCCATCCGTGGGCGCAAGCCGCGCAATACCAGCTCGTGACGCCTGGCAGGTTCTTGTCGAGCGCGAGTGCGTGTGGCCAGACTCCCGGATCGCCCGCGAGGCCATTACACCGGCGCCCGCACTGCGCACAGGGCTGGTCGTGTCCGTCTGCGTTGCTCATCTCGTCACCTTTCCTTCGCGTCCTTCGCCAACGGGCGCAGCGGAGGTGCGGCGTTCGCAACAGTACGCCGCGAACGCAGCGTCGTAGGCCTTATGCACCTGCCTTCGACCTCTTCTGCAGCTCGATGGTGATGTCGTCGAGGCTGCCCACGAGAGTGAAAATAACCAGGGGAGACTTCTTGTGGTGGGCCAGCCAGCGGATCTCGCCGATGATGCCCTTCAGGCGCTGGACGACGTAGCCCCCGACCTCAAAGGAGGCGGCTCCCCGGGTAGGTACAGGAGACCATCGTCGGTCGTCAGTACCTTGCTCGTGCCCGTCAGCCACCACAACTGGCTGGTCACCCTGTTCTTGTTGCGCTCGTTCAGCTCCTCCCCCATCGCCCTGCACACGTGCTTCTTCAGCTCCACCCGAGTCATAGGACCCAGGTTCTTCAGCACGTTGAGGATGGTCTGGGTTCGGTTCGGACGTCCGTTCCGGCTCTGATGGGCCGGAGGGGCGGCAAAAGGGCCCGGCGGCCCCACCTCCTCGGGGGGCGCGCTGGAAGTGACCTCGTTGTTCGCCGTGGCCCTCAACGAGCTCACGGCGGGAGTGGGCGGTCCGCTCTCCTCGAGCTCCTCCACCGGGCCGCCACCGCACTTCTGCGCCGGAGGCGCATGAGTAGACACTGCCGCCCCTTGCGACAAGAAAGAGTAGGCAGGGGGCACGGGGGTAGCTTGTCGGATCTTGCGCACGACGTCGAGCAGCAGCTGGCAGGCCTGTTCGGGCTCGAGACGGGAGACCGCGCGCAGCACGTCTGCTTCGGTCTCCAGGTCAAAGACGAGAGAGTCGATGGTCTTCACGAAGAGCAGTCTACCTCCTGTCACACTTCCTAGCTGCGCCTGTGCAGCACCTTGGCCGGGGCGTAGGCCGTGATGAACTCAGTGCCATCCTGTACGTCGGTGGACTGGTCGTCCTGGAGCATGATGCACTCCTTGGGCCTGCCGTCGGGCCAGCGCCCCACGATCTTCAAGACGATGATGCGGTACTCCTCACCACGAATCGTGCGTGTCTTGCTCATGGAGTAGTCCTAGCGGATGTACTGCTGGATGGCAGTCGTGCCGTGCAAGATGGCGCCTTCTGCAAGACCAACCCAGAAGTCAGGGTCGTTCTTGCTGTTGCGGGTCAACGCGAGCCACTGGACTTGGTACAGGCCTGCGCCTGCGAGCTGGATATGGAAACGCATGCGAGGCAGCTCCTCATCGGTCCACATGTATGAGCCGAAGACAACAAGTCCCCTCTTTTCGAGATCGGTCCATTGTTCGCGCGTGACGTGCAGGTGCCGTAACTATGTGCGATAGTTTTGTTGTGCATCCTGCCCGAGGCGTCGTTGAAGTACCAGATGCCCGTGCCGGGCTCGCAGGTCGCGCAAGCGCGCAGCAGTAGCTCCTCGGGCTCAGTACTCTCGCCCTGGGGGACTAGAGTCACGTCTCAGCTCTTGTACTTCTTCGGCCAGAAGAGCCACACGGTCAGGCCAATGAAGACCAGGATGAGCAGCGTAAGAATCTGAGTAGCGGATAGAGCACTGGTGCTCGCGTCCGTAGGGTCGATGAACGGGTGCATGTTCTCTCAGGGGTTGATGTTACCGCGCTGCAAGCTACGCCTTCTCTCGACCACGAGGCCCAGCGTAACCCACAGAACCTTGGCGATCAGAGCAAGAACGAGTGGGGTGTACATGGCGTCCAGGCCTCTTGCAGCTAAAACATCTTCTCGATGTACTTGCGCCATGCCGCGGCTCTGCACCGCTGCTCAGCTTCCTCCAGCACGTCACTCAGTCGCTTGTTGGTCATGCTCTGCGCTACGTAGTCGGCCAGGATGGCACCACTGAGCTGCACCTGCAGCAAGGCGGCCGCGCCAACCGCACGCTCGAGGGGCCGCCCAGGCGTAGCCGTACCAAACATCCGCCAGATTCGCTGTCGCACGCAACAAGAATCGCGTGATGACCTCCTTCTGCTGTGATACGTACAAGAACAACGCGGCCGCCCACGGTGAGCGGTCTTGAAAGCCCGGCCCTGCGCCGAGAGGCCCACGAGATGCACCTCGCAGACCACATCCAGCATCACGACCTGCGTTCCGACAACACGCTGCATGTCATCGGCGTGCTCGCCAACCCCGCCCGGTACCACTCTCGCTACCGCCTGGCACGTGAGTGGATGGAGCACATGAGCATGACCCCGAACGTGCAGCTCCACGTGGTGGAGAGCGCGTTCGGCGACCGCTACCACGAGGTGCTCGACGGCTGCGACAGCGTGCTCAAACTGAGGACCTCGTCCGAGATCTGGACGAAGGAGAACATGATCAACCTCGGCGTGCGGCATCTGCTGCCCGTCAACTGGAAGTACGTCGCGTGGGTGGACATGGACATCCACTTCCGCGACTACAACTGGGCGCAAGAGACGATGCAGATCTTGCAGCACTGGCCCGTCATCCAGCCCTGGATGCAGTGCGCAGACCTGGGCTTCCGGGGTGACATCCGCGACGTCAACCAGAGCTTCGCGTACCTGCGCCACTACGGCAAGATCCCCGAGCACCACTCCAAACACCGGATGCACGACGGTTACCCGTACGGCAAGTTCACCTACGGCCACACCGGCTACGCCTGGGCGTGCACGCGCGCCTTCTTCGAAGCGGTGGGTGGGCTCATGGACTGGTGCATCCTCGGCAGCGCCGACCACCACATGGCCTGGGCCTGCGTGGGCAAGGTGGACGACACCATCAACGGCAACATGGGCCCGGCCTTCTTCCGCAAGGCCCACGAGTGGCAGGCCCGCGCGGTGCGCGCTTGCCACAAGCACGTGAGCTTCGCCAACGGTCGCATCGAGCACAACTTCCACGGGAGCAAGACCAAGCGCGGCTACCAGAGCCGCTGGAAGCTCCTCGTCGACCACAAGTACAACCCCGACGCGGATCTCACGTACGACGCCCAGGGTATGATTCAACTCGTCGGGAAGCCGGACCTCGAGCAGGCCATCAAGCTCTACAACCGCAGCCGCAGCGAAGACTCCATCGAAGACGGGTGACCGCCGGGGCTGGTACACCAGTCGGTCATGGAAAACGACAAGAACGCCCAGCTACTAGAAGAACTGCGCGACGAGCTGCGTATGCAGCGTCAGGCGCGAGAGCACCACGCGCGTCGTACGGTCCCCTGGTACGAGCGAGCCCCGTACAAGGAGATCATCGCGCACAGTGTCACGGCCTGTGTCGCCGTCACCATCGCGATGCTTGTCCATCAGTGCACGGGCGCACCCGTGACCATCGAGGCCCAGAGCGCGCCGCCTACTCCGCCTGCGGTCTCGACTACTGCTACGCCCCAGGCAACGACGTTCGCGTTCGCAGAGCCAGAGGCCACGCCCTCGGCCAGCGTGGTTGCGACCGCACCGCCGCTGTCGACGCACACGGCCAAGTCGAAGAAGCCCCAGCCGATACCCCCTGCGCCAGCCATGGCCGCCCCCACCACTCAGGACAAGGAGTAGTTCATGCGTTTCACCTTGCTCACGATCGTTCTTCTGCTGATGGCCTGCGGGGGCAGCACCTCGCTCGCCCCCATCGACCTGCGCGCGCAGACCAACCAGCAGAAGGCCGCCGAAGCCCAGATCTCACACCTGCAGGGCGTGCCTGACGGCGGCTGCCTGTCTGCAGGAGACCTGGGGGCCATCGAAAGTCTCGCCGAGGCCATCTACTGCGGGGCCGGCGGTACTATCCAGCGCGCCGGACTGACCAGCACCGAGGACGCCGGAATCACATGCCCGTCACAGTAACGAGCATAGACGACCTGACCACGAAGCTGGCCCTCACCGGGGTCGGGTGGGACAAGCCCCGGTGGGACCGCTTCGTGAACGACCTCACGCCCCAAGAGCAGGCACTGGAAGCCCAGATGTACGCCGACTCGGCGGTGGGTCCCACCAAGAGCGCCTGGCAAGAAGCCATGAACATCCTGACAGTAGCTCTGGCCATCGCTGGCGCCGTGTCGGGCATCAGCGGGGCCATCAGCGCCGTGCAGGGCGTCATCAAGGGCTAGTCGCTCTTCGACGGACGCAGCTCTACTTCTCCCCGGAGGTGCTTGAGCGGATGGCGCTCGAGCACCTCGGGCTGCTTCTTCTGCGGACGTAGTCGGCCCGGCTGATGATGCTCTCCGACGACGTAGTCCCTGGCGCGCAGCGACTGCTGTAGCTCACGCGCGGTGGCGCGAACAACCTTGATCTTGGGCATGCTGTTCTCCTTCTTGCGAGCTGCAGTCACTGCAGCACGACCAAGTACTTGGACGCGCGTGTGATTGCTGTGTAAAGGGCTCTCTTCTTCGTGTCGAAGTCCATCGCCCTCGGCACGTCGTTGACGACGATCACGTGTTCGTAGCTTGAGCCTTGCGCCTTGTGAATCGTCATGGCGTAGCCGTAATCCATCAGCAGCCCGATGCTGTCCCAGTTATGCACGCGCCGACCGGTGAGCCGCAGGTAGTCATTGAAGTCCTTGATGGTGCCGGGCTGTCCGAACTGTGCTCGGCAGATGGGGCCCTCCACCTCGATCTCTTCGTCCTCGAAGAGGACCTTGCCGTAGTAGTTGTACTTCGTCTCGTAAGCGGGATCGAGGTGCGTGATGATGCCGCGCATTCCGTTGAAGATGTGACCTTCGACGTTCTTCAGCAGGATGACCTGGTCACCCACCAGTGGGCCAGAGAAGACCGTCTTACCCCAGCGTGCGGTTCGCGCCAGGTCGTTGAGCGCGATGCGCTCTCGGTTGGTGAATACTAGCAAGCCCACGTCGTCGTAGCGCAGGCCCTTGTGGCCGAAGAGCGAGAAGACCACGTCGTGGAGCTGGTCGTAGGGAAGGACCTGCACTTCGTGGCCATCCGCGCAGAACCGGGGGATCTGTCCGGTACGACGCACGAGCGCGGACAGCGCCAGTATCGGGCTGTCCGCGGCCTGTCGGTGGATGGTCTCGAGCTTGTAGTCCGGGTTCTTCATCAGGTTGAAGTTGCCGGTGATGGGCGGCAGCTGCCCGTGGTCACCCACTGCCAGGATGGGAACGCCGTGGGCCTGCAGGTCGTCGAAGAGCGTCTTGTCGAGCATCGAGGCCTCGTCCACGACGATCAGGCTGTAGCTGTCGAGGTCGTAGCGCCGCTTCCACTCGACAAGAGCACCCGTCTTCGAGTCGGTGATCGGACGGTACAGGAGCGAGTGAAGAGTGCTGGTTTCATGCGCGAAGGCAACCACGCCAGCTTCAGCGAACTTCTTGCGAAGCACACTGGTCGCCTTGCCCGTGAGCGCGCAGAAGGCAACGCTCTCATCTCGGTAGTGGTGGGCCAGTACCGAGATGAGCGTGCTCTTGCCCACGCCAGCGTAGCCTCCGACCGTGAGCACGCCGCTGTCACCGCGGCGCTCGTACCAGCTGACGACGGCCTCGAACACCTCGCGCTGCTCCTTGCTCAGCGTGTTCTCGGCCATCTGTCCGCCCATCTGACGCTCGATGTCCGCGAGCAGCTCTTCTTCCTTCTTCACGAGCTTGGGTACGCGCGTGAACTTGTACGGGCTGCCTTCCTTCTTCTCCATCAGGCAGGCCTCCTGCTCTCCAGGAAGTACAAGGTTTCGGTCCGCAGCTCGAGGTCAATGTCCATCTCGCGATAGCGCAGAGGCATCGCGGCGACCCTGGCCACTAGCTGCACCGGCGGTATGCGGCCGACCGCGTAGACGTAGAAGCGCTCAACTTCCAGTTGCTTTAGACCCAGCGGCGTTGTGCTTCTTCCGCTCCTCATCTTCCTTCTTCCTCTCCTTGAGCTCCTCGACCATGTTTAGGTAGCGGGCGACGGTGAGATCGTCGAACCGCGACATCTCCGACTCAGCCATCTCCACCTTGTCCGTGCTGCGGCCGTACCGCACGTTTACGAGTGAGGCCATGCCGCGCCGGTCGAGAAACGCGATGATGTTCTGCAGATGGGACGTCGTCATCTCCTCGATGAGCGTGCGCCGCTTGTCCTTGGACACCCAGAAGTACTCTTCCCCGTCGTACTCTTCGCCGGGGTCCTGGTCGTTGAGAATCTCAGCCATCTCTCCCATCAGCTTTTCCCCAAAACGGGGCCTCCTGGCAGCAGCAGTCCGCGCAGCTGTTCGATGCGTTCGAACAGCTTCTCCATGAGGACCATGGTGGTCATCCCCTCGCCGCTCAGGGGCGACAGGTGGTCGTAGAGCTCCTCGAGCAGGCGACACCCGAACTCCAAGTCGCTCGCGTACGGCGGGAAGTTACCGGGCGAGTAGAGGTTGAGCGTCTTGCGCAGCTCGTCGTAGCTGTCGGTGAAGACACCGGTCTCTCCCTCCTTCACCGCCTTCCACGCTGCGTTAGCCACCCGCGATGCGATGCGGTAGCTACGCATCAAGCAGACGATGTTCTCACCGGCCTTCGCAGTTCCCTCGCGCATGATGTACGCGGCCACCTCGGCATCGGTCATCCGTTCCAGCAGCTGGATCTCGCTATCCGGCATGTATGTCTTCCTCTTCGCGCTCATGAGCCTTCAAGTTCAGCTAAAAGAAGGGCCGCGAGCGCCCTTCAGAACTACCTCGTAGCAACCTCGAAACAGGACGTGTGCCACACTTCTCCGCGGCTCCACATCCCGTACCTCCCGTAGACGAGCTTCTCTGCGCAGCCCGGGCAGTACGCAGGCTCGAGCACCGTGATGAGCCGGGCATCGGAGTCAGGCGCCACCCGGCGGGTACCAGGCACCGTGGGTTGAGGCGGAGGGGCAGCGGGCTGCTCGACATCGACGTCCCAGGGCTCGGTACCAGCCGGATAGGTTGGCGGCCGCGGAGGCCGCGGCCTTTTGGCCTCCCGGACCCTTGCCTCTCTGGCACGACGGTGTGCTGCCTTCTCGACCATATCGGCCAGGAAGTCTTCGAACGACTTGGCCTTGGTCGGAGCCTCCTCTTCTTGCGACACCGTCTCGGCTTCTGGCGGAGGAGGGTCGATGAGCTCGTGCTTCTCTATGAGGCGGCACGCCTTCACGGCCATGCTGCGCGCCTCATTCACGTTCGCCGCCGGGTCGTTGACGAAGGCGATGAGCTTGAGCACCGTGGCGCGCGGGTTCTCCATCGACCTACTGCAGCTGGAGCTGCATCGTCTGCTTGAGGATCTCCGACAGAGCTCGCAGTGTCTCGGGGATGAGGCAGTCGCTGCCGGGCTTGTGTGTCTTTTCGTGCGCGTCCGCTTCCTTGAGGATCTCTTCGACCGCGGTCGCGAGCTCCGACGCGCTGAATCCCTGTATCAAGCTGCTGGCCTGCTTGCGCGCCTCGACCCGGAAGCCCTCGATGTCCGTGGCTTTGCCGGCGTATCTGAAGCGCGACACCAGCTCGTCGGTGCGCGGGCTCATCGCACTGGGCGCATGCTGCTGCGGCTGCGCCCCCAGGTTCTGCAAGATCTCGACGATCGGGTTCTGCTGCGACTCGCTGAGCTGGCCGAGTAGCACCACGCCGTTCTTCTCGTCGCTGAGCTGCACGGCGTAGCCCGCCGCGTGCATCTCGTTCATTGCATCCTCGATCTTCGCGGCGTAGGCCTTGATGTCCTTGGGCCGGGGGACACCGATGACGCGGTACTTCTTCTTGTGACCTGCGGGGGCGTTGTTCTTCTTGATCATGGTGCTCTCACTGGGGCGACTGCCCGTCCTGGGGTGGGAACCTAAAGTACTTCTTCGCAGCGGCAACGGACATGGGCTTGTTCGCCCACCGCCAGACGCGTTCGTAGGCGCTGTTGGCTGGGTCACTGAGCATGTGCGCGTCGAGCGTGATGCTCGCACCGCGCACATCCATGGGTCCCATGATGATGCTGTAGATGAAGAGCAGGCCGTCCCTACAGGGAGCTGCGAAGGGCGGCGGTTCGGGGGTGAAGCGCCCGCCGCATCTTTCGGCGGCCGACTCGAAGAAGGTGCTGTCGATGTCGAGGAACTCGGCGTCGAGCCCCATGACGCGAACGTGGACCACAGTACTCATGGGAAGGGTCTCCCTCGTACTTCTTATCCCACCCACGCGCGGATTCTAGTAGCTTGGATCTTCGCTGTCGCTATCGCTGTACTCGACCAGCACCCCGGGTGTCGAGTAGACGTCGTCGCCAGCGTTGGCCGCGAACACGTCCCGTCGCCGGTACTCAGCAGGGCGACCCACGCTCATCACGTTGCGCGGCGTGAGCTTCTTGATGTGCCTACGCACGGTATCCGGGTCGAGGTCGAGACCCTCGCAGATGGCGACGAAGCTGGTGATGTACTTGCCGCCGCGCATACGCTGCTGCCAGTCGCTGGAACCAGGCACCTCAAGGAACAACCAGCGGTAGGCCTGGTCAGCCAGGACCTTCTGCACCATCCTCCGGCTGCCTTTATATAAAACCCAGTCGTAGGCAGCCCTGCGGATGATCTCGAGTAGCAGCGTCTTGCAGCCATTGATGGTCTGGAGGGCGAGCTCCTCGTCCTCGGGGTCGCTCACTTCAAAGCGCAGGTCCTCCTCCGGGTCCCAGGCCGAAGGGGGCTCCGGCGCAGGCGGAGGGGGCGCGGGGATGCGCAGCACGAGCAGCTTGCCCATCTTCGCGGGGGGCTGGCTTGGCTGCTTCTTGGGCAGCAGCTTCTCGGCACGAGACAGGGCACCGCGCGCCTCCGCTACGAGCCTGGCAGGGGGTGCGGGGGGCGCCGGCGGGTTCGGTACCACAACGGGCGCACGCGCGATTCGGCACAAGGCCAGGTGGATGACGGGTGCCAGCATCACGGGTTGACCGTGACCGAGAGCACCCCGTTCGTAATCCCGGGGTCGGGTATGTGGATGATGCTCTGGTCGCAGCGCGTGATGGTGAGCGTCGCGGTGCCTGGCCCCATCGCCACCAGAACTAGGCCCGCGTTGTTGATGTTCCAGCTGAGGACGTTGGGGTCGCTCGAGAGGAAGCGAATCTGCCCACCGCCCAGGCCCAGGTCTTCCCCGTCGCTTGCGTAGACGGTGAGGCCCACGTTCAGCTGGGTGCCCGCCGTCATGGTGTAGGGGCCCGGCGGGTCGAGCTCGACCAGGCTCACGATGGGGAAGATGAGGTCCGCCAGGTTGACGTTGGGCGCGTCGGGCACCTTGATGTGCCGCACCACATCTTCTTCTCCCTGTATGGTCACGTCGAAGTGGCCGTTGCGGATCAGATTGAGCTGCATGTAGCCGGTGGCATCCGACCAGGCGACGACCCTCTCGGAGAGCACGGCGTTGCCGTCGAGCCACACCGGGTCGAACTTCGCGATGAAGTGAGCCTCGACGTATGCCTGTGGGGCGCCCGTCACATCCCGGAAATAGCCGTAGGCTGTGCATAGCCTCGAGTCGAGGGGCACCGGTGGCATGAGTAGCTGGGCTGCGACCTGGAAGGTGTTGTTGGCAGGCGCCGGTTCCACGACGATGAGCTGCGGGTTCGTGAATCCGACCTGGAACTGGTACATCCGCAGCTGGTAGGTCGTGCTGTCTGGCAGGTCGAAGCTGGCCAGGCCGTTGTTGTTGGTAGTCGCCTGCGCGATGAAGGTAGTGCCGTCCGAGGACAGCACACGCACATTCACCCCGGACACCGGGTTCTGCTGCGGTGTGGTGTCGAGGACGTAGACGTCGACGGTTGCGATGGTCACAGCGTTCTCCTCACCGCGTACGGGATGTTCGGGACAACGACCGTGAACAAATCGTTCTGGCCGTTGTCTGCCGACAGCAGGTTGATGGAGGGGACGGTGGTGTCCGTCGGCACCTGCACGTCACGCGCGAGCGGGGTGCCGCCGATCGACACCGTGACCAGGGCCCCGCGGGCCAGCAGCAGCTCGGCGTGTCCGTGCTGGTCAGTCAGCAGCCGCTGGGCGCTGCCCACGACCGCGGCGCCCTCGATGAGGGTGCCATTGAACTGGTTGTAGACCAGGACTTCCTGGTTCACGGCGGGGGCGCCCGTCACATCGACCAGACGCACGTAGCCGCGGCAGAGCGCTGTGGGGCTGAGGCCGGCGACCACTGCGCCTTGGAAGGGGTCGGAGTACTGGCTCACCGTGCGGGTGAAGCTGTTGAAGAAGCGCGCGCGGTAGTAGTACTCCGGCGAGCCATTGGCATCGACGAAGCCATACTGTTCCTGCCCGAGGATCAGCACGATGCGCGCGTCCAGTCCGAAGGCTACGGAATTGGGTTCCTGGGTCGCCAGACCGAGAAGCGGCGCCGCGTCCCCGCCCGTGCAGCGGAGAACGACCTTGGCACCGACTTCCACGGTCTGGACGACGAGGATGTCACTGTTGACGTACGCGGTGAGCAGGCCGTTGCTCTGCTCCTGGATCTGCGTGGCCGCTTCACCGAAGGTGAACGGGTTGTTGCCCGTGAAGGTCGTAGTGACCGGCGTCTGCTCGTTGATGAGCAACGTGAGGTCCGTGCCCTGAAGCGCCACCGGTGGACCATCCTGCGAGGAAGCGGGTGGCGCGGGTGCGCCCGGCGGCAGGACTGCAGGGGACCAGGAGTCCCCGTGCAGCGGTTCGTACGGCCCCTCGGGCGTGCCACGGGAGCGCCAGACCTCGATGCGGTCGAAGAGCCCCTGCCAGGAGCGCCCGCTCACGAAGAAGTCGAGCTGGAAGCGCTCGCGAGTGGCCACCGTGGGGGCCGTACGAAGGATGATCATCGTCAGTTCTCGGGTTCTGCGAAGACCTGCGCAGGAGCTGGCGGGGCTACCGCAGTGGCGGGCACCTGCTGGGCGGGGCGGTTGATGGTGCCGTCCGCCTTGACGCTCGTGCGGTTGATGTCGACCCCGTACTTCGCGGACAGGGCCTGGCGCTCCTTCTCCATGTCCGCCTGCAGCGCCTTCATCTGCTCGACGATCACAGCCTTCTGGATGTCGAGCCCCTTCACCTGCAGCTCGAGGTTGACGAGCTTGAGGTAGATGACCTCGATGCGGAGGCGCTCTGCCTCCTCGAGCTGTGCGCCGAGCGCGGTGGCCTTCTCTTGTTCTGTCATGAGCACTCCGTTCATCCTGTCAGGAAGTCGTTGATAGAGGAAACCACGAGGTCGGAAGCGGCGTCGACGCCCGTCTGAGCGAGGCGGTTCGAGCCGCTCCGGCCTTGCAGGATTGCCTGCAGTGTGGCGACCTGGTTGTTGAGCGTGTTCGTGCGACTGGTGGCCCAGGCCTTGGTGGCCGCGACCAGTGCGTTCAGTCGGGCGTTGCGAGCCGTAGTGTCCGCCATGTGGCGGATTGTACCTGCACTTCTAGGTGGCGACCAGAGCCGCCGCAAGTAGCTTGCCGGCCTCACGCTGCAGCTCGAGCCGACGGTCCGTATCGTCGGCCTTGGAGGCGAGCGCCGACAGCGCGCTCGAAGCCCAGTACCGATTGGGGGTGGGAGCGCCGTCCGGGGCGTAGGAGATGGGGGGCAGGTCGATGATGCTTTCCCCCTTCTTGTCGAGCACCTGCTGCAGCCAGTCCAGGTCCCCCTTACCGACCACATCCCGCAAGCGGGAGCGCAGCTGGGCCCAGGGGATGGCCTCCTCGTGCGCAGCGCGAATGGCCGTGAGAAGCCGGCCCACGGTCTTCTCGGCGAGGTACTCCTTCACGTGGTCGCGCACAGCCCCCTGCTGGGCCTCGACCTCCTTGCGCGCCGTGGCATCGGACATCTCGATGTCGGACTCTTCGATGACGGAGCCGATGTGGGCACGGCTCAAGCCCTCATCGAGGACCGCGGCCGTGCCGGTAGTCACGCGCCACACCGTCTGCAGTACCTTCAGCTTGCCCGAGCCGAAGTCGCTGTTGCTCCACTCCACCCCAGTGCAGATGTACTCCCCGGGGAAGGCTTCGAAGACCGTCGGCAGCAGGCACTTCAGGGCGTTGCGCACCGGGGAGCTCGAGGCCTCGACGGGCCTAGCCCCCTCGATGACGCACTGGTCGATGAACGCCCTGAGCAGAGGAGCGCTCGCCAGATGGCGGTTGAAACGGCGGGAGAGAAACCCCCGCAGCTCGTTGCCCACGATGCGGTGGAGGAAGCGGGTGGGTTCACCGCCGCGCTCCACCCAGTCCGGGGACGAGAAGAGGGACTCGAGGTTGTAGGCCAGGAGGTCCTTCTTCCAGCTGTCCTTTCCGGCAAGCAGCAGGTCCACGTAGGACATGGGCAGCTTCACCTTGGAGCAGAGCTGGTTGAGCGCGTGCCGGTGGATAGAACAAACCAGCTCACCGGCGTAGCGAATCTTCACCCCCGTGCTGTCGACGGGGAAGTCCATCGACTTGGGGGGCACCAGCTTGTCGACGATTACGGTCTTGGCCACGGTGTCGAGCAGCATCTGCTCCTGCTGCGCGCCGAGCGAGAACCGCCGCTCCATGCGATCGACAGCCTCGTTGTAGCGTTCCTTCGCGTCCTTCATCCGTTGTTCCTCCCTACTAGGGGTGCAGCTGTTTCGACTGGAACCGACCGGCGCCGTTGGGCCTACTGTTGAGCGCAGTAGCCTTGCATGCGGCATCGACCTGACTCATGGGCTTGAACGGATGCCAGCGACCCTTCCAGGTGTCGAAGACACCGTACTGCTTTTCCTGTTCCGGCATCGGTAGCGTGCGCCTGTAGCGCTTCGCGATATCGCCGCCGTCGCAGATGGACAGGACAAGCAACTGCTTGAAGGCACAGGCGTCTTCCTCGTGGGCGAAGAACGCGATGTAGCCGTCGTTGCCGTCGGAGACGGCCCACCAGCCCTCGGGCCAGACCGCCTGTGTGTCAGGCTCCGCCCCGTCGCGGTCCATCGGGCTGTCGATGGCGATCTCGTCAACGACCTCGGAGTAGTCCTTAGTCCTTGTCTTCTTCGGCATTGAGGCCCATGTGCTTCTTGAGGGTGTCGCCCACGATGGTCTTCCACCGGGCGGAGTTCTGCTCGGTCGTACCCAGCTTCTTCGCAAGCTCACCGTTGTGGGTGATCTTCGGGTAACCGTTGGTGCCGAACACGTAGTTGAAGGTCGCGTGCAGGTGCGGCTTGTTCGGGAAGATCTCGGGCAGGATGTTCTGTGCCACCGCGATCTGCTGCTCCTCGAACTGCCGCCCAGTATGCTCGCCGCCGGAATAGTCGTAGTTCTCTCCGCCGGAGCGGCTCATGGGAACGTCGCGCTTGACCGCCTTGAGGACAGTGCTGATGCGCTTGGGGGTCTCGCCGAGGTGCTCGGACAGCTCGTTGACGGTGGGCTCTCTGCCGAGTTGTTCTCCGAGCTCCGACTGCGCGCGCTGCAGGGCGCCGATGAGCCCACTCTGTCCCTCGGGGATGTAGGCCACGTTCTGGTAGCGGTTGTTGTACCGCATGGCCTTCCGCAGGCGGTTCTCCACGTGGGTGTTGATGGCAGCCCCGCGATTCGGGTCATACACCTCGAGGGCATTGATGAGGTGCTTCTGCAGCTCCGCCTTGAACGCGCTCTCGGGCACGGTCTTGGCGCGGAACTGGCGCGCCTTCTGCGCTAGCACAGGCTCGTAGAGCTTGAGCAGCGGCTTGAGGTGTTCGGGCTTCTTGCCGTTGTCCATCCAGCGCTGCCAGAGATCGAGCTCGTTCTTCTTGCGCTTGGCCTTCTCGGCTTCCTTGGACTGCTTGTAGTCCTCGAGCGGGTCGGACATAGATCACTCTCACGTATGGGGGTAGTAGCTGATGGTCTCGAACGCAGCCCACGCAACGACACGGCTGTAAGCCATGCGTCTCTCGGTGTCCTCGATGAGCTCACGTGCGTCGGCCCCCCGTGCGTAGCGACAGAAGGCCTCGATGCGCGGGTCTGCAGGCGCAGCGACGAGAAGCCGACTACCGGTGCCCGACCACACGCATCACCTGGTCAGTGAGCGTAGGCTCGTCGACGCTCGCCGTCTTGTTCCGCTGCAGCAGGGGGGAGTGAGGGTTGCCCTCGCCAGCGTGCTCGAAAACCCGGCGCAGCAGGGCCTGCTCCGCCGGCGCCGTGGTCTTGCCTGCGTCGAGGATGCGGTCGAGCAGGTCGCCGCGGCCGTCCTGGGCCTCGCGGTGCACCGCCTCGCTGTAGACGTCAGGGTACCCGTCTTTGCCCTCGCGCGGCGTGTCCCCCCACTTCGCGTTGAGGGTGCCCGGGGCACGTCCCTCGGGGGGCATGCGCACGTGGGTGATGCCCTTCTGGGTCTCGTTTTCGTTGGTCTTGGGGGCGTCCGCAGCCTTGCCCAACATCGCCTGCTTCAGTGTGTCGACGCTCATGCCGGCATTGTACTCCTCAACGCGCCCTCACGGTAAATGCGCTCATCCTCCGCGCAGCGCACGGCCGAATGCGCCGAGCGGTGCCCTGAACTGTTCGAGCTCGGACTCGACCTGCTTGCGCCTGTCCTGCTCCTGCGCCACCTGCCGCTCGAGGATGATGTTCCTCTCCTTGGCTGCCTTGAGCTCCGCACGCATGACGTCGATGACCTCGACGTGGAAGTCGGGCACCGTGTGGATGCGGAATCCCTCCTTGAACTTCTTCTCGACCTCCTGCCAGAGCTCATCGTCGTTGACTGCGCAGTCGAGACTGAGCTTCACGCGGTACTTTTCGTCGCCCTGCGACGCACCCAACGAAGAGTTCACCAGCCAGAACGTCACACCCGGTACTTGTTCTTCGTGCTCATCAGACACCGGTCACCTCCACGAGTTGTTCTGCCGCCTGAACCATCTCGTCACCCGTCTTCTTCTGATCTACGAGCACCTCTACGAACAGGTGGCCTACTTCTGCCGCTGCGTCCGGGGTGTTCTTTTCGCAGAAGACCCTGGCCTCAGCGAGCAGATTGCGAAGGCTCTTGAGCGCGCTACGCCGCCTGTGTAGTGACTCCTGCCAGAACTTACCAAGCCCAAGAGTGTCAGGATCCTGGACCATCCTATGCTCGGCGATGTCGACGTTGACCGCCTCCTCGATGGCGAAGATGGCGCTGCTCATCGCTTGTAGCTGGCGCGAGTCGACGTTGCGTCGGTCAAGGATGCGACCGGCGCTGTTGGGCAGCTCGATCGATCCCAGCACATCGTCACACGTGAAGTAGCAGCACCACGACACACGCCGCAGCGTTGTCGCCGCCGACTGGTCACCAGCCGCACTCTTCTCTGCAGCTGCATGAACACGCTCGCGCAGATCTTGAGCTAGGTTACTTGAGTAGCGAAGACGCAGCTTTGCCTCAAGCGCCGCGACGCAGCCGAATGCGACCGGGTCGTGGCGCTGCGAAGGTGCCTTCATGGGAATCTCCTAGAGGAAGAACTCCTCCCAAGGTTCTTTTCCCTCTTTCATGCCGTTCTTTGGCGCGCTTGGTGTATAGCTCCGAGGATGATCAACATCCTTCTCGCCCTGCTCATCTGCATCATCGGCGCGTTTCTCTACCTGGCCGCGTCGAACCCGAAGGTAGCCCAGCTCGGTCTCTGGGCCTTCGCCGTGGGCCTCTTCTGGACGCTAGCCGAGGTGCCACACCACGTGACGCACCTGTTCGACTAGAGCTTCAGGTCGGGCTGCACGTAGCCGCCGATGCCACTCTTCTGAGCGCCGGGGATCGCGGAGCCGAAGCGAGCCCCCCTCGGCTTCACCTGGTCAGCGATGGAAGGGCCCGGCGGCGGTGCCACCTTGGGCGCCCCGACGCTCTGCGTCTTGGACAGCTGGCCCGCGGGAGTGATGCCTGCCATGCCCTGCTTCTGGATGCCGCGGTCGAGGCGGGGGGAACGAAAGGGCGGGATGTCGCTGACCCCGTTGCGCGGGCCGGCCCCACCGAAGGTGCCCCCGTTCCATGACGACGCGGGTGAGACATCGGCCTGCTTACGCAGGTCCCGCACGTAGAAGGCCAGCTGCTCGGTAGTGATGGAGGACAGCTTGGCGGGCTTGAAGTCGTTGCTGTCGGTGGTCACACCGTCGGGCATCCCGGCCGCGGACTTGCCGCTGTTCTCTAGCGGTATGGACGCCCCAGAGGGGTTCTTGCTCACGGGCATGCTGGTCTCGCCGCTGTTCTTCTGGATGCCGCGCTCGAGCTGAGGCTGACGCCAGCCCGGCAGGTCGCTGGCCATCATGAAGTTACCGCGTGTGGGCGCACTGGCCGCGGCCTTGGCCATCTCGCGCTCCTTCTTCTTCTTGCGGTCCATGTGGGAAGTCAGCTTGTCGATGCCCGCGCCCGCGCCCACGATGGCCAACGGTATACCGGCGCCGACGGCGGCCACGCGCACAGGCCGTGGCAGCTTCTTCAGCCGGCCCACCTGCGCCTTCACGAAGTCATGCGTGCGACTGGTCTTCTTCTTGTCGCGCAAGAACTTGATGCGGTCGGCGTTCTCGCGCATCTCCTTGCTGACGTTCTCGCCCTGACCAGCACGACGGTCGAAGCTCGCGTGCTGCACAGCGCGGCGTTTGAGCTCCGCGTGCTCTTCGCGGCTGAGCGCAGCCACCTTGTCGAGCAGGTCGAGCAACATCGCGTCCATGCCTGCCTTCACGAGATCTCCGCCGCTGGGTCCGACCATGGGGGTCACCGCTCCACTGTTCTTCTGAATGCCTCGCCGCAGCTGCGGCATGCGAAACGGGGGCAGGTCACTCGCTCCGCTGCGGATGTCCGGGTTCATGGGGCCCGAGAACTCGTTGATGGCGAAGCCGAGCTTCGGCAGCGGTGAGAGGTAGTCTAGCCCCTTCTCGAGACCTCGTTTGGCCGCCATGGCCACGAGGCTGGCACCGGGGAGTAGAACGGGCACAGCAAGGGCGGCCTCGGGATGGTCGAGCAGAAACCCCGCGGGCTTGCGCAGCACGCCTGGCAGGGCCGGCAGCTTGTCCTTGAGCGGGGCCAGGAGGTTGTTGCCCTTGTGCTGGATGCCCGCGAGCTGCGCCGGCGACGCCTTCGGCAGAACCCAGCGAGGCGTGCCAGGGATGTCCTGCCGTGCGATGCGCGCGATCTGTCCGAGCAGAGCGACCTTGTCCATCACCAGTTCTTTCCGCTGCGGTCCTTGGGAGGCGCGTCTTTCTTCTCAGCAGGAGCGGTCGGCTTGCTCCAACTCCCTTCGACCTTGTCCTCGAGCACCGAGAGCTGACGACGCATGCGCGGGAGCTTGGCCGCGTCGCGCTCGGCCAGCTCTGCGCGCTGGTTGTCGAGCTCATTGAGGGCGATGAGACGCTTGTGCTTGTCGAGGTAGCCAGTGCCGATGCCGCCCAGCGCCCCTGCCGCCATGTTCGCGGCAAAGTGGGGTATCTGCTTCTTCGAGTTCGGCCCGTACATCATCTGCATTGTAGGAAGCACGGGAACGCCCTTGGCAGCCATGTTCTGCATCGAGGTGAGCTGCGTCGGCTGCTTCTTGCCAGAGAGGTGCTTGCTCTGCTCCTTGCGGTAGTTGCCAAGCAGCGCCGCCGGTGCCACCACTTGGGCAGGCATGTGCAGCGCGTCCTGGGCGGCGATGGACGTGAGCGTCTTGCCCGAGCCCAAGCCATGGATGGCAACAAGACCGGGCTGATCGTCCTGCTGCAGACGGTCGACGACCCGCTGCTGGTGAGGCAGCAGGGGTGTCTTGATGTCGGCGATCTTCTCGAGCTCGTCGACGAAAGCCTGCAGTAAAGCGCTCATGCGATGCCTACCGCGTTCTTGCGGAGCATCGTAACACGTGCGGCCCGCCAATCCGCAGGCGCCTTCGCCGCAGATGCAACCGCCGGAGCTGCCTTGCCGAAGCGACTCGCAGCCTCGACCGCGGAGTGCGGGAAGAGCTCGGGGGTGCCGGGGATGGGCGTGGTGAGCGCCTTCTTCGCGCTCTGTGCGATGTCACCCAGTACGCCGGCCTCCTTCATCTCCTCGAGCTCGCTGACGAAGCCGGCCATGCCGTACTTCCCGAGCGCGGGGGCGTGCGAGAGCATCCCAGGCACCATGAAGGAACCGTCGCGCTTGAAGAGACCCGCGAGCCACTCGTCGTTCGTCTGAGCGTGCGCAGGGCGACCGTCGAGGCCGAAGTCGATGCGCATGCCCGCGGTCTTGTTCTCCATCTTCCTGCTCTTCAGGTGGCCTGGGTTGGAGGCTTTCACATCGTCCTTGGGGGTGTCGAACTTCGCCTTCGCAACGCGCTTGCCCTCGGCGGTGCCGTAGCCCTTGGGGCCCTTGCCCAGGGCGTGCATCTGCTGCGTAGCGATGGCGAACGCCTCGTTCTTGGGCATCGCCGGGTTCTTCGCGAGGATGTGCTCGGCCCGGTTGTGCATCCACTCAGGCATGACCTGCTCCCCCTACGGCGTCTTCGCCGCTGCCGCCTTGGCGTCTTCGAGGGCAGCCTCGAGGATGCGCACGTCCTGCTCGAGCTTGTCGAGCCGTAGCGTGAGCTGGATGATGGCGCTCGTAGCCTTGCTCACGTCCGCGCCCTGCGCGGCGATCTGCAGGTGCAGACCGCGCACGTCATGCACGAGCAGGTCGACCAGGGTGGTCAGCCTGTTGAGCGGGTCCAGCACCCGCTTCTCGTGCTCCTGCAGCATGTTCTTGACCAGGGAAGCGAAGAAGCGGGCCTTGTCCACATCGTGGTCTGGCTCCGGCAGGAAGTCTTGCGGGGGCGGTGGCATGGTCGGAATCTCGACGGTCGGGTCATCCGGCATAGACAGTCCCTCGGTGTGGAGCAATCGTGGCCGCGTGCTGCGTGGCCGCAGTGATGTTGGGACTGACGTGAAGCGTCCTGCCGAAGTCGCCGCTGCCGATAACGGGAGCGCGACCAGCCTTGGGTATGAGGGGCATCTTCTTCAGCGCCCCTGCCATGGCCGAGGGGGGAGGAATGGCGAACGTACCCATCGCCCCGATCTTGAGCCGGCCGATGGTGGCAATCTTGCCACCGCTCTCGAAGGGAGGCGCGTGGGTTGCCGGGGCGGGATTCGAGGCGTACTCGCCGACATGCTCCTGCTGCATGTACTTGCGCAGGCGTCCGACCTCCGCGTGCTGGTCGAGCCCTCTGCGCACCAAGGGGACGGCCCCCATGCCGATAGCCCCTGACGCGGCCGCGCCGAGAGCGCCGCGCGCGGTCGGCAGCCTGCCGTGTTCGATGGAGTGACTGACGGCCTTGCCGAGGACACCAGCGCCGGCGCCGAGGACACCGTAGCGAGCAACCTGTCCAGCCGTGGGCCTCTCCTTCTCGAGAGACTCGAGCCGGTCGACAGCACGTGACGCCTCCTCGTGGGAAACGAAACCGAGCTTCACCAGCTCGTCCAGCGTACTGAGAAAGTTCACGGCGCAATCCTGTGCTTCAAGAGCTCGGCTGTCGGAGACCCGGCAAGGATGCCGAGGCCCGCGAGCTCGGACAAGGGTTTGGCCACGTGCGGAAGCACAGTGCGCTTCTCCACGCCGTCTTTGCTGTAGTCACCCGCGAGTGCCGCGCGCGCGTGGGCCTGCGCCTCGTCGACGCTGGGGGCTGCTAGCACTCCGAGACCAGTGAGTTCTGCCGCGTGCGCACCGGCAGAACTCGTCAGCCTTTTCCCAGGCTGCCCAGCATCCCCGCCGTCTTGGTACGGTCGAAGCCAAGCTGCGCCACGAGCTCCTCGCTGAACGCGGCGATGCTAGCTTCCTTAGGCGACGACTTGGGCACGCTCTTGCCAATGCGACCCATGAGACCCGGCGTGCCGCCCTGCTCGTGCGAAGACGGCGTCAGGGCGCCGCCCCATGGATTCCAGGCATTGTGGCCCTGCTCGTGCTTTTTGGCCGCATACTCGAGGTGCCTGGCGTGCAGATCTTGCCGCCCGCCGTACTGTCCGAAAAGCCCATCGGGCGAAGGAATGGGACTACCCATGTTGAAGCGCAAGATTCCACCGGCAGTCGAGGGATTCTTGCCTTCCTCGTCGATGTGACCCAGGCCCTTGTACTTCTGCTGCAGCGCGGCCAGCTCCGCCGCCTGACGCGCCATGAGGTGGTACGCCTCAGCGTCGTGCTTGTGACCCTCCTCGGTAACAGCGAAGGCCTTCTTCTCCGCCTTGTAGGCCTTCTCGCGCTCAGTCGGTGTGAGGAAGCCCCCAAGCGGGTTCCAGGCGTTGTGCCCTTGCTCGTGCTTCTTGGCCGCGTAGTTGAACTCCCTCTCGCTCAGCATGTCTGCGAAGCCAGAGAGATGCCCTGTACCCTTGAGGGTAGGCGTAGGAATCACGCTGGACAGAAGACCTCTGACTTCCAGACCCGTGGACAACGCGCGGTGTTTCGGCCGCTCTTGAGCGTACTCGTCACGTGCCTCCCTGCGCTTGCCGTACATGTCGCGCTGCGCTCCGTAAGCCTTGGCGTCGAACTTGTGCCCGGCGTCGGTGACAGCGAAGGCATCCTTCTCCAGCGAGATCTGCTCGAGCTCATCGAGGAAGGCAGCCTTCAGCAGCTCGAGGGACGCGCCCTTGAGCAGCCCGCCCATCACGTTGGGCGTGCCCTTGGTAGCGAGGTGCTGCTTCATGCCGCCGAAGAGCGCCTCCCCTGCTTCGCTGAGGGGCTTGGCCACGGTCTTGGCTGCCGCCGGCAGGGGAGGGGGAAGGCCGGCGAGCTTGTCGTTGGTAGCTGCGGTGTTCATCGAGCACTCCTCACGAATGTTCTGCGGCGATGTTGCTGGCCCCGATGTCGCTCGAGTGCTGGGCCAGACCAGTCACTGTCGTAGCGTTGTTTCGCTGATCGTACGCGTCGACCTTGTTGATGTCGTCCGTGCGCGTGGGTGTGTCACCCCGCTTGGGACGCTTGGCCCCGGGGTCGGTCGTGATGGCGACCGGGCGCAGGCGCGTGGCCGGCTGCTCGATGCGTCCGTTGGGCTCACCGACGTCCATATTCGCCTGGGTGGGCCCGTCACCGGGCTGCCGGGGCTTACTGTTGCCCGCGCGCATGTCCTCACCCGAGGTGAAGGGCTGGGTAGTATCGGTCAAGCGGTAGCCGGTCTTCTCCTGCTCCGGGATGTTCGCCCCGCGAGTAGGCACCTCGACTTGGCACTTCGGGGGCTTAGCCGCACCCGGGTCATCGACGCTGTCACCCCGCACGTCCTGGGGGTTGCCCTGCGAGTCGGCCTTCTTGAACAGCGTGCCCTTCTTGTCCTTTTCGAGCAGGGTGCTGACGCTGATGGGCCGTCGACCGACGCGTCCCTTCGACACGTGCATGCGCCCGTGAGCTGCCGAGATCTTCTCGAGCTCGTCAGCGAAAGCTATCAGGGCCGCGGCGTGCATGGGCACCATCAGAGTGTACCAGGGCCAACTTCTGCAGGGAATCCGGGATAAGAGCGGTGGAGGACTCACCATGCCGAAAAAGCCAACCAAGAAGACGTGTGCGCAGTGCGACAAGACCGAGCACGAGCTGTGGGACTACTTCACGGTGCCAGGCAGTTGCCAACGACTCTACTACTGCAGCGACGACTGCATGCGCCTGCTGCACAACCGCTTGTTCCAGACGGAGGAACGGCGCACAGACGGCGGACTGCCGGTGGTCAAGATGACGCCCGAGGAGTTCAACAAGCTCCCGCGGCATCAACGCCAGTTCAGCGTACCGACAGGCGGACCCGCTTCTTTCAGCACCCTGTCGATAGACCACAAGGCATGCAGGTAAGAAAAGGGCGGCACCCGTTGCCGCCCTTTTCTTAGCCCCCGCTTGACACCAGGCTCGTCGACTCTTACCAGTGGGGCATGAACTCGTCGCTATAGTGCAGTTCCGGTCGAGGTCAGCCCTCTCTACCACTACGTGGTCATCAGGGCTGACTTCCCGAAGGGTGCGAACATCGTGCACGCAGCCGGGGAATCGAGCCCCGGCAACCTCCCTCGAGGCACCTATGCCGTGTGCCTGGTCGTGCCCGGGGAGAAGGAGCTCTGGGAGCTCGAGCAGCGCCTGCGCAAGGCCGGGCTGCGGTTCGTGAGCATCGTCGAAAGCGACGCCCCTTACACGGGGCAGCTGATGGCGCTGGGCTTCGCGCCCGCCGGGAAGGAGGTGTTGCGACTGTACTTGTCGCCGCTGCCCCTGTACCGGTAAAACAACGGCGTCGTAGCTCAGAAGAAAGAGCGCCCGATGTTGCTTGCAGCGGAGGGAGGTCGGTGGTTCAAGTCCATCCGACGCCACCATGCGCCCTTAGCTCAGTTGGTAGAGCAGCCCGGGTATAGACCGGGTCGGCCGAAGGTTCGAGTCCTTCAGGGCGCGCTACTCTTTCACCCGCACATGCGTGGCCGATGAGCTGCGCGATAGCCGCATGACGCGCTCGCGCTGACCGAAAGGCGACGCGTCCAGCACGGTCACGTTCTTGCCGTTGCGGTAGGTGGCGACGTCCCTCAGCTCGAGATGCAGACGCACCACGAAGTGCTGGGCGTTGTACTCGTTGTCGAAGGACAAGAAGTAGGTCTGGGGGACGCGGGTATTGTACTCAACCGAGGATGGCCCTGGCGAACTGCAACGCCGAGACGTACTCCTGCACAGCCCGCTGCTTCCTGCCCCGAGTGTCGCCCTTCTGTGCCACGTTCGAACCGCGCTTGATGCCCACGATGTTCTCGATGTTGGCGGGCACCAGGCCGAAGATGTTGTTGTAGGGGCCGAACGCACGAGAGTGGAACCCCTCGATGCCCTGAATGACATCCTGCCCCGTGGGGTCGAGCGTGAGGTCGCTCGTGCCGAACATGTCGATCATCGTGGCGATGGGGCGCCAGGTGTAGCTCGAGATGAAGCCATCGATGCTCTGGTTGGTCTGCCGCACGTGCGAGTAGAGCTGCACCAAGAAGGCGACCGCGTCCTGGATGCTTGAGCCCTGGTCTAGCGCGAGAAGGCCGGCGGCCCAACCCGCGGGGTCGTCTGCGTCCAACGCCTTCTGCGCCTGGGCGAGGGCTTGCGCGGCCTGGGCGTAAGCCGCGCCGATGGAAGAGTCGCCTTCACTGACGAGCTGCTGGTCGGTGATGGAGCCCGTGTTGAAGAACTGTTGGTAGACCTGCCCTATGAGGGAGGGGTGCCAGCAGTCGCCGTACCAACCCGGGCGGATGTACTCCTCCGCGGGCAGGTCCACGGTCACCCGGCTGTACCGAGGCACGCTCTCGGTCACCTTGTACGCGCGGAAGAGAACGGGCAGGTCGCCACCGAGGAAGGCCACGAGGGGCTGACCGTAGACGCTGGCGTTCTGGGTCACGCCGATGGTCACGCTGATGCTCGGCGTGTTGGTGCCAGCGGTCGTGGGGCCCTGGTAGAGCGGCAGGTTCTGACCCCTGTAGGCCTGGCTCACGTCCTGCACCGCGGTGATGACGCCCAGGTTGGGACCGAGCGCGTTGACCTGTGGGGGGTCGACGCAGGCCACAACGCTCATGCGCGTAGCGTCTGCGCCTGAGCGCTGTTGAACCGTCTGGTCAGGGCGAATGACGCCCAGGTACTCGACCTTCTCTTCGGGCTGCCGCGCGTAGGAGCAGTTGAGCGTGGTCGAGCCGCTGTTCTGGTCGACGTTGTGTGTGAGCTCGGTGAGGTTGGCCAGGAAGTGGGTGCCCAGCAGCTGGTTCATGTCCGTGGTTACCACGCCACCGGCCTGCTGAATCAACTGCTGGCGAAGCGCGAGTGTCTCAGCGTTGACGTACTTGTCGATGATGAGCGCAGGGAATCCCGCTGCTAGGTACGGGTTGAACTTCCCGCTCACCTGCATCTGTCTCGCTGCGAAGCGGTACTTGAAGTAGAGGAAGTTGCAGCTGCGCTGGGCCAGGCCGATCTTCGGGGTCTTGCCGCCGGGAGTGGTGCCCGAGCGCGCAGCGAAGATGTTGAGCTCTCCCATCTTCTCGAAGACTGGCAGGATGCCGGTGAACAGCTCGTGGCCGAGGAGGCCGTTGGCCAGCATGTCCTGCAGCTCACGGCCGCCGGTCTTCAACGTGAAGCCCTTGGGGGCGAAGTAGAACTGGTCGAAGAGCTCGTCCTCGCCGAAGAACTCGTCGTTCGTCTTGAGCAGCAGCCGTGTGGGCTCCGCCAGAAACGACCGGGCGTAGGTCATCGAGTGGTAGTTCTCGGGGAACAGAACGTTGCACCGAGGCGGGGCGCTGAACCACACATCGGGTCGGAAGATCTGGGAGTTGAGCCGCGCCGGCACTGCAGTCTTGCCGTTGGTGGTCACCTCGAAGTTCGCGGCGTTCTGTAGCTGCGCGGAAGCTGCGCTGAGCGCGGAGTTGACGCTGCTCACGATGCGAGAGTTGGACCCGGGCTGCCACTGCTTGACCAGCCCCTGCGCCGTACCGAGTGACTTCAGGGCACTCGCGTAGTAGCTGCGAGCGCCTGCCACCGTGGGCGAGGAGATCTGGCTGAGCGTAGTGGCGCACGTCTGACGCATTGTAGCGATGGTGTTGCGCACCGACGACTGCGCGTCCCCCGCGCTGCTGTTGGGGTCAGCGGGCGAGGACAGCGTGGTCATCACAGAGGAGATCGACTGAATGAGCACGTCCGCGTTGACCGCAATGAACGCGTTGTTCGGGTCCTTGCGTACGCTGTTGCGGACCGAGCCCGAGGGGTTGTTGCCGCTAGCCGGAGAGTAGTACGGGCAGGGTTGGGCATAGGTCTCGTGGAAGATCATCGACATCAGCGCGTTGATGGCCTGACGGATGGAGACCTGCTGCCCGAGGTTGCCCAGCGTGCGCCCGAAAAGCGAGTCGTAGCCACCGCCGATGAGACGACTCGCTGTCGGGTCGTTCTCGTAGGCGGTGATCATCTGGGTGATGTGCAGGCGTAGCTCGGCCAGGGAGAAGAAGATGTTCTCGCCGCCGATGTTCTTGCCGTAGTAGTAGCTGCCGCCGATAGCTTCGCAGAGATGAACGATGCCTCCCAGTAGTCCTTTCAGCTTGGGGTACTGGATGCTGGGCGTTTGGATGATGCGCAGGATGGCGCTGCCCTCATCCTCGAGGAAGTCGGTGAACAAGTTGGTAGAGCCACCGGAGAAGATGGCCTTCACCCCGGGGCCGAACAGGTCGGTGTTGTTCCACTGGTAGGCGTAGTCCCAGTAGTTGCTCCAGTCGAGGCACTGCAGCACGAGCGAGCGGTTGTTCTGGTTCTTGGTCCACTGAAAGCCCACCACCTCGCCGCCGAAGAGCAGCTTGTAATTGGCGTTCTGGATGTCCTGGTCGTCGCCGACGGAGCTCGACTGCGAGAAGGACGAGGGCGCGGGTGTGTTCTGGGCTTCGTAGTCGGTGGGGCTCCGGTTGGTCGTGGTGTTAGGGGCGCTTGTCGAGCTCGCGAAGGGTGACGACGCCGCGTAGAAGTCCAGGAAGAACAGGTGAACGAGCGAGCGGGGGAAGAGGCGGGTGCCCTCGGGCAGGGGAGGGATCTGGATGGAGCAAGACGCCGGGGAGTTCGGCGCCACCTGCACCTGCGCTGCGATGACTGGCACCTCCACCCCCTCAATGAAGAGGCGAAGGCGTAGCCGCTGTCCGTAGCCGCCGGCCATGGCTAGATGAACATCCCGGTGGTGTTCACGTCGCTCTGGTTGCCGTCGGGCCCGATGAAGAAGTCGATCTCCGTCGAGCTCTCCGTCGTCAGGGTGCCGTTGGCAATCCAGCTCGAGAACAGGCTGGGGGAGCCGCCGACACTGACCGACGCGCCGACCGCGGACATGCCGTAGCCGTAGCCATTGCCCGAGAGGAAGCCGTTGCCCGTAGCGTAGGACTGCCCACCCGAGAACTGGTTCAGTGTGCCAGGGCCATTCGGTCCGATGCCGCCGCCGATGCCATAGGGGATGCCGCCACCGATGCCCGTGCCCTGAGAGACGCCCCCGTAGATGGGCACGCCATTGCCGTAGACCCCCTCGTTGTACGCAGCGTTTGAGCTGAGGTTCGCGGCGTAAAGACCGGCCGCCACGTTGGGAGGCTGGATGATGAGGCTTGCGCTCGTGTACGAGGTGAACCCGCCGGTGAAGCCTAGTCCCCCGTTGATGCCCCCGTTGTACTCGCTACCGAAGCCACTACCAGAGTAGGCCCCGAAGCTCGCGTACGAACCGCCACCGATACCGATGCCAAAGCCCGTGCTCGTAGAGAAGGTCGGCAGAAGACCGAGGTTGCCGTAGTCATTGTAGCCGTAGGGCGAGACCCCGTAGCGTCGCGCAGAGGAAGTGAGCGCGTAGGGCAGGTCGTAGGCGTCGGGGTAGGACGGGTCGTACTCCTCATCGTAGTAGGTCTGCGCCGGGTCGTTGGTCGGCAGATCCACTGGCGTGGGCGAGGCGCCCGTCCACTCGTCCTGGTTGTCCTGAATGAGACCGCGGGTAGGCAGCGTGCGAAAGTTGTTGTCCTGCGTGCCCTGCGCCGAAGAAGCATCGCTCAAGTACTGGTCCACGTAGGGGGTGCCGGTGTACCGGACACCCGCGCGCAGCGCAGCGCTCAGACTTGCCCCGCCACCGAACCCAGCTCCAGCGCCCACACCAGCGACGGCGCCTACCCCTATGCCCGCGCCGGCGCCGAGACTCGCTCCGAGGGCGACACCGGCAGACACCCCGATCCCCCCCTGCTGGTAGGCCCCCAGATACGCGCTGTTCAACCCGGACTCGTAGATGTCCACGTAGTTCTCGGGCTCCGTAGGAGGACCGACCTGGAACTGATCGGACGTGGTCAGCGTGGCGTCGGCAGGCATGTTGACGTACGTGGGGTACCTCGGGTCCGCGGCGTCGCCGACGATGGTCACGTTGGAGTAGTTGGTGAGATACAGGCGGAACTGCAGCATCACCATGAGCGGCGTATCGGAAGTCTTGCGCGCCTGCGCGCTGAGCATGTACCCCTCGACGATGTTGTCGTCGTAGAAGAGGTAGGTGCGCGCGCCGAGCTCCACGCTGCGCGTGCCGCGCAGGTACATGTTGTAGTTCTGCCACCACTCCGCGTACCAGTTGAAGTCGTTGGAATCGACGAGCACCGCGGTCACGTCAAGAAAGCGCGGGCTCTCGCCGAAGAAGTAGATGTAGGGCTCGCCGAAGGTCTCGACGATCTGATGCTTCTCCATGCGCGCTTCCTGCACCGACTGCAGGATGAAGTTGGCGTACTGCGTGTTCGTCCCGCTCTTAGTGCCCGAGTCCACCATGGCGATGGGCTGGCCGTCGGACTGAACCACCTTGAGGATTGCGTACGTGTCGTCCTTGATCTCTAGCCCGCGCAGTGGGCGGCGCACGCTGTCCGAGCCAGCACGCCTTCGCTGCTGCTTTGCACGGGAGGCAGCGTTGAAGGTGTCGGTGAACGAATCGGTAGTGAGCTCGACGAACACAGCCATCGCACACTCCTCAGATGACGACGTTCGACTTAATGAGGAAGTCGCGCACGTTGCGCGGCGGAACGACGCCAGAGTAGGGCTCCCCCTGCTGAAGAGCAAAGGCTTCCGCCTTGACCATCACCAGGTAGGGGTCCTCGACGGAGATCTTGTCGCGCAGCTTCATGGTGTAGAGCCGCCCGAACTTGCGGATGACGACGGACACCTCTTGCCGACAGGGTTCGCAGCCCGGCGGCACACTGAAGGGGAGAGCGCCTTCTACGAAGAGCAGCGACTTGGCCATTACTTCTCCGCGTCCTTTGGCTCAAGCTTGGCGATCTGATCGGCGGTCACGCCCGACGAGGTGGCGATGAGCTTGAGCAGCTCATTGGTCTTGTCCGTGTTCTTCTTGATGGCGGCCTGCAGCGGGTTGTCCGACTCCTGCTGCGCCTCGTCCTTCTTCTTTCGCGCGTCGGTAACTTCCTTCGAAGACATGACACCGGCGAGCTCCTGAGCCGCCTTGCCCTTGTCCTTCTGACCGAGCGCGCCCTGCAGCGCGGCCGCAACGCTCTTGCCACCCTCGGTCGTGATGTCCACGCCCATCGCCTGCAGCATCTTCGCAGCGTTGTCGGAGTCGCTGCCCTTGAGGTCTCCTGCTTTGAGCCCAGTGCCCAGCATACCCGCAACGGTTGCCGTGCGTCCCTTGCCCCGTCTCTCCCCTCGCTCAAGGCTAGACTGCAGCGAGGCCTCGTAGCTCGCCTCACCACCGACCGCGCCGCCCAACGTGGCCGAGACCTGCCTCTTCTGTTCGACGGTCAATCCTGCGAGTAGTGCTGCGTTGGCGTCGACGGTCGACATGCTGACCGCGCGCCCCTCCGCCTGTGCCCTCTCTGCGGAGACCATGGCCGCGGCGTACTCCGCCGTCTTGCCGCCAGCTTTCGTCAGAGTCTCCCAGGTGGTGTGACTGAGCCTGCCGGTCTTGGCGTCCATCACGCCCGTCATCTTCAGCGACTCGACGTTCTTGCCCGAGGCTACCATCGCGCGGCGTTGAGCTTCTTCGCGATCTTTCGCCTGACGGGAGTCGAGTGCGGCGGCGGCGCCTCCTAGCGTCTTCTTGATACCTTCGATCGTGACCCCTGGCCCCAGCGTGTCGCGATTGTGCTCGAGCCACCTCTGCTGGTCTTCCTCGGTCGCGTTCGGGTGGTCGCGCATGAAGTTGAGGTAGTCCTGCCCGGCGAGAAGGTTTCGCTTGACCTCGAGGTCACCTGTTGCGGGCTTGCCCACCTGCGCATCAATCTCTTTCCGCAACTGGGCCGCGGTGCCCGCAGCGATCTCCTTGTTCTGGCTGAACAGACCGGTCACCGCGTCGCGGAACTTCTCGCTCTTGGCATACTCGCCCGCTTCCCTCTCGCGGTCGGTGGCGCCCAGTGCTTGCTCGGTCGCGCCCGTGGTCTCGACCCCGCCGAGTGCTTTCGCCCAGCCCCGCAGCTTGCCCTGCCAGCTATCCTTCGAGAACCCCTTGATGCCGAGCGCGTTGGCGAACGCCTTGCTCTCGGCATCCGTGGAGAGATACCCAGGCTGGCCCTGCTTGGCGAGCAGCGCAGCCATTCCGCCCTCTCCCAGACCTGACATGCTTCCGAGTTGAGCGGCCGCGCCCACGCCCTGCGCGCGCTCGTAGTTTCCGATGAGCGCGGCCTTCGCAGTCGGGCTCTTCGCTCCATCAAGCTGCACTAGCATGGCCTTGGCAGCTATGACGTTAGGGTCGTTCGGGTTGTTGCCATCGGCCTGGCGGCGAATGAGCGCCTCGATCTGAGCCTGCCTCTCGTCGCCACGGCCTGTGATACTGCCCATCGAGTACGCACGGGATAGGAAGTCGCCCCCCTTGGCAGCGCCAACAGCCGCCTCATCGAAGCCCGTCGCCGCGGCCGCTTGCTGGGCCTGGGCCTGAAGCAGCTTCGCCTGGATCTGCTGGCTATTCATCCCCTTGATGTTGTACCCGAGGTCACGCAGCTTGCTGGCCCCCGACTGTCCCCCGAAGAGGTAGCCCATGTTCAGCTTGCCGTCGGAGAAGGCGCTGCCGTAGTCGGACCCGCGCCCGAGCGCGGCAGCCAGGTCTTCTTTCCCCGCGCCGCCGCGTGATGTCGCCCTCGAGGTGAAGTCCGTGCGCAGACCCCGGTTACCGATGCCAAACGCGCGAGCAGCTGCCTCATGGCCGAGCGTGCCACCGCGCATCATCTGCTGGTAGTTCTGGTCTATGTCCTTCGAGTAGGTCTGGACGTAGGTGCCGAACAGCTTGTTGAAGAAGCGGTCCACCATGTCCGAGCCCTGGTTGAAGACGTCCTGACCAACCTTCTGCAGCGCGTTGTTGATCTGCTCCTTGGCCTGGTTGAAGCGCTGCTGCACACCTTGGATGCCCTGCCCCTTGCGGGCCTGCGCTACGCCCTGGAAGTAGCGGTCCGACTGCTCGTCCGACTGCTGCTGGCGCAAGATCTGGGGCATGTTCTGCGCCATCTTGATGGCCTGGTCCACCTCGTCGCGCCCCATCCCGAGCTGGCGCTGCGCGAAGAGCATGGAGCGGTCGTCCATGTTGTTGATGTCGACGCCCTTGGACTGCGCCCACTCCATCATCTGCAGGCCTGGCAGAAAGCCGCCGAGACGCTCCAGAGCAGCGCCCCGCAGCCGCCCCTCGTTGCGAATGAAGTTGGCTCGGCCGACCTTGCCGAGGTGCGCCTGGTCCTGCTTCATCGTCTCGCTGATGCCCATGCCCCCCTCGAGCAGCTGGTTCACGGCGGACTCGTCGAGCGTGCCGTCCTTGCCGGCGATGGAGGCGAGCAACCGGCGACCACGGCCGCTCTGTAGGAACTTCGCAGAGCTACCCATGGCGCTGGCAGCGTAGGCCTGCCGCCCCTCAGCCCCGGTCAGACCAGTCACGTTGTAGATGTCCTCCTCCGAGAGGATGCCCATCTGCTGCGCAGTACCAATCTGGCCGATGGTCCTCACCCCAGCCATCGCCCCCTGCCGTCCGAGCCCTCCTATGGAACGGGAAATCTGGGAGCCGATGCTGGCTGCCCCGGTCACCTCGCTCATGGCCAGCCCACCAGAGACAGACGCCCCGCGAGCGGCCGCGGTGAACCCCTGCATGCGCGGCATCCCAAAGACGCCCGAGCTCTTGCCCGCCTGGGCGAACTCCATCGCACCCTCAAGCGTGGTCCCCAGGTCGGTGGCCATCGTCTTGAGGGTGGTGACCATCTCCTTGAAGCGGGCGCTGAACTCCTTGACGTCGCGCACCCCCTGCGCGAAGCCCATCTGCCCCATCTTGCCCGCGAGCGTGGAGAGCTCCTTGAAGGAGGCCATCTCTCCACCGGGACCAACCTGGTCGCTCATGTCGCGGATCATCGAGCCGATGGAGCTCATGTCCCCGCGCTGAAACCCAGAGCCGCCGTACTGGTTTCGGAAGTTGAAGCTGCCACGCAGCTGGGCGTTGAGCTCCTGCTGCTGACTGGCCCCCTGCATCATCTGCCCGCCTGCGTAGTTGACCGCGGCGCCGGCGGCCATGAGGGGGAGCGCCACTGCACCGCCCACCGCCATCGCTCCACCGAACCCGGCACCACCAGCGAAGGCGCCCATCCCCGCACGCAGTCCGAGGGACATGGGGTCGAGCCCTGCCAGGCCGATGGCCCCCGCGGCGAGGGGGACGCCGACGCTGCTGGCCATGTTCATCGCCCCGGACATCGCCCGGTCGCCGCCCTGCCCCGAGTACCCACCTCCGTAGACGTTGCCCTGCCCGACCATCGAGCTGTAGGCCATGTTGTTCATGGCCATGCTCTGGTACGAGCCGTTCAGCTGAGCGATCTCGGAGGACGAGATGGGCATGTGGCGCCCTCACTCTATCACGCGGCTTGGCAAGAAACAGATGCCTCCGCGGGATAAGAAAACAGAGGAGGTAATTCATGTCCAAGGTGAAGGTTCTTGTAGTCGACGACAGCGACCAGGTTCGTCGAGCGTACGAGCGCATGCTGAAGAAGGAGTACGACTACCGCATCGAGAGCGACGGGCTCGAGGCTCTGCAGATTGTGCGCGGGAAGGTGTTCGTGCCGGACATCATCGTGTCCGACTACGACATGGGCGTCGGGTTCATGACGGGGGCTCAGCTCTGTGCGCAGCTGCGCGCGGAAAGCAACCGGGTACCCTTCATCCTCGCCTCCGGCAACTTGGAGGTGGAGACCTTGGCGAGGGAGTGCGGCGCCAGCTACGGGCTGCTCAAGCCGATCATGCCCTTCCAACTGGACCAGCTGGTCAAACGCCTGGTGCCAGCCGCGCAACCACCCTGCCTGGTCGAGTAGTTCAACGGGGTCCCTTCGGGGGCCCCGCAACTCTTAGCTCTTCCGCGGCATAAGTAGGAAGAGGAGGAACTTCAATGAACACCATAAAGGCGCTGTCGGTTGTACTTCTGTCTCTCAGCATCGGCTGCGGTACTGGTAGTGACGCTGGTACTGCCGGTGGAAGTAGTGGTAGTAGCGGTGGGCAGTGCTGCACATCCGGCTCGAGCGGCGGCGGCACAAGTACACAGGGACCCGCCGGACCCCAGGGTCCTGCTGGTCCGCAAGGCGCACCTGGTCTGCAGGGTCCCATCGGCGAGACAGGTGCCACCGGACCTGCCGGACCTCAGGGTCCTGCCGGCCCGACCGGTGCGCAGGGGCCCGCGGGTGCTACCGGCCCGACTGGACCTGTTGGCGCGCAGGGGCCTGCTGGTCCGCAGGGGCCTGCGGGAACCATCGCCAGCACGAGCGAGTACGTTGTGTCGGCAGGTGTACAGACGACAGGCGGGAGCGCTGCCGCCATAGCCTCGTGCAAGAGCCCCAAAGATCTGCTCCTGGGGGGCACCTGCACGTCCAGCTACACGGGCTTCTACGTGCAGCCGGAGATCGTGCTGGGTAATGGCACCACATCGGTGTCGTCCTGGCAGTGCAGCGCGCAGAGTGGTGTCAGCCCAGAGCCGTCCGTGTATGCCGTCGCGCTCTGTCTGACCCCATGAAGCAGAAGAACAGCGGCCCCTCACGGGGTCACCTGTTCTTCTAGCCCACTATGCAACTCCTCCCCCGCTTCAGGGATAAGAGACACGAGGAGGCATCGTTCATGTTTCTCACACTCATCGTGCGTGCGGCCGTGGGCCTTGTCATGGCCATGGAAACTCCGGTCGAGATGGCCTGCGCGTCGCTCGCCCTGTGGGCTGGCGAGATCCGCGAGGAGAAGAAGGCCGTGGTGACGCTCAAGATCTACGTCACCGAGCGGGAGCTGGCCCAGATCGAGAAGTACCCGGACGTCGTCATCGCGTACCGGCAGGCCCAGCTGATAGAGGCTGCCGAGCTCGCGTACCAGCAGAAGCACCCCACCTGAACTCAGGTGGTCAGAAGGAGGCACTAGAGATGGAGGATGACAGAGAGAGGCTGAAGGCGCCGCTCAAGGCAGAGCAGCGCCGCAAGCTGGAGGAGCTCGGCCTTGTAGTTGTAGGGGCCGTGCAAAACCAGAGCAATAAGAGGGATAAGAGAAGTGAGGCGGTACTTCCGCCTGGAACAACTAAGAAGGAGGACCAAGTCATCATGCCCACCACCCAAAGTCACACCGAGTCGGCTACCACTGCTTCGCCCGAGACCGTTTCAGATCTCGAGCGCCGCATGGAGAAGCTGCAGACGGATATCAAGGAGGCAACGTTCCACACCGCCTCGGATGTGAACGCGCTTCTCGGCCACGCCAGGCTGACCTACGAGGAGACGACTCGTCTCCGCGAGAGCATGGGCCGCACCAGCGAGGATGTGCTCGCGTTCCGCAAGGAGTTCGCCAAGGCGAACAGCACCAAGGCGCACATCGTCCGCGGCGCAGCCATCGCCGGTGGCGTCGTCGTCGGCGGCACCCTCAGCGCTCTGCTGGGGCGGCTCATCTGGCGCAAGCCGGCCAAGGCGCTGATGCCCGATGCGGCGCAGCCCATCGCGGCGGCGTGAAGAAGTAGGTGAGTCAGCCTCCGGGCTGACAGAGAGGGCCGCCCTTCGGGGCGGCGCTCTTCACCTAGCCTTCACCTGCAATAACAAGGACTTCGGGGGGATAAGAAGTACGAAGGTGTGCCTCCCCTTCAGTCGTGGCTCGTCGCCGTTGCCTTCTTGCGGCGATGGGTTGCGCACCGGCCCGCCCCTCCCTGCTGACACAGGGAGGGGCGGGAGCGGCCTTTTCTTAGCCCTACGCCCGTGTGGGTTCGCGGGGAAGTACAACAGCCTTCTCCTACTTGACACGTTGTTTTTCCTTGCGGGGGACCCAGGGTGTACGTACAACAAGGGTGAAAGGAGGACGCCGTGACCCTGAACGACACCGAGATGTTCGAGACCGCAAACGAGGCGGTCCTCTTCTGCCACTCGTACCTCCTGGAGAAGGGCGAAGCTGCCGCCGCCGTCTACCTCGAGGGACTCGACTGCATCAGCGACTTGCGCGGTGCCCGCATTGCTTACAACAGGCTCGTGGCAGCCGAGCAGCGCACGGTCAGCCAGGCCGTGCGGTATGCGGTGACCTCTGCCCTGCGTGCGGTAGAGCGCACGCTCGACGCCAGCGCGCCGCGTCTACACGCCGTCGCCTGAAGCAAACGCAGCTCCTAGTGCGGGATAAGAGAAGCGAGAGCTTCTCGATGCTCTCGTACTAGGAGGCACTGCATGTACTGCTTTCAGGTTACGGAACGTGTGAATGTAGGACTGCCCATCCTGTGGGACGACGAAGGACCGTCCCTCGAACAGCCGGAAGGCTGGCCTGGGCAGCTGAAGCTGGACGCCCCGCTAGCAGAGGGGATCGTCTGGGCGTCCGAGTTCGGGGTCACGCGCCTTTGGCAGACCAGCTTGGACGTGGGTGTGAACTACTTGCTGTTCAAGAAGCCCAGCAAGACCAACGAGCGCATCGCTCTCGTTCACATCGCCACGGCCGCAGGGGTAGGCGGCAAGGTCTACCTCACGGCGAATGCGTATGAAGAAGTGATGCAGCACAAGGTGACGAGGGAGTACAGGCCGTTCCCCGGCGCCGGCGTGACCCCCCTCTGCAAGCCGGAGGTCGTGGCGGCAGCAAACGCCGGGGTCGACGCGCTCAACATGCTGGTGATGATGCACCCGGGGGCGAGCTTCCGCATCCGCCGCAACGGCAAGCTAGAAGGGGCGAGCCCTCAGCTGTTCGTGCAGTGGAACGGCTCCGCGCTCGAGCACACCCTGCCCAGGCGCTACCGCTACGAGGAGCGCGCGACCACGGGCTTCTTGTCGGCCGAGGCGTGAGTTGGTGCGTGCGGAGCAGGCTTGCTGGCCTGCTCCGCAGGCTCCTTTTTCTTATCCTTCGGCGCGGCCGCGCGGTCGGGCGACACGCCCTCGATCTTCTTACCCGCCTGGTCGAGCAGCGCGCGGATGCTGCGCATGCACGGCCCACAGAGGTCCTCGAACTCCACGGTGCGCGCAGCGCCCTCCGTCACCACCAGCTTGGCAGTGAACTGCGGCGTGACTTCCTTGACCGCGGCGTCGAACTCCCGCGTCTCCGTGCGCTCGCACCGCGAGCACTGAACCTCAACCACCTGTCGTCGTGCCATCAGATGCTCCTCTCGTCTTGCGCCACAAGTAAGTCTTCAAGATCGCGCGCTCGCCCTTGGTGAGCGGGTCGTTCCCGAGACCGCTGAACCAGGCCTCGAAGGCCTGGATGTCCTCGTCCACTGCAGCCTCCAGCGCTTCGGGACGCTCGAGTTCTTCTACTGCTACCACAACACGCGGCATGGCAACTCCTCCATCGTTTCGGGGATAAGGGTAATGAGGCATCCACATGTTCAAGAGCATCTACAACATCTTCGAAAAGCTAGTATCCGAGAAAGACCACCTGACCCGGCAGTGCCAGGAACTGCTCGACATGCGAGAGCTGGCCGCATCCGAGCAGGCGCACCCGCTGACGATCCGGGCCATCGACTTCGAGATCGAGTACGTCAAGAGCAGCCTCGAGGAGCTCGAGCTCCTGTGCCGGACCACCTGCGTGAGCCGGGGCCGGCACATCGTGACCGAGGTTAGGGGAGGGCAGTGCTGATGACCGTTCGAGAGTGGAACGTCGAGGGGCTGGAGATCATCGTCTTCAGGGGCGACGGGCGCGGATACGTGTGGGTCGGCGGCAAGAGCAAAGGCGGCGGTGACGTCATCCTTGCGAGCGGCCGTGCCCAGCTGGACAAGGTCATCGAGGTCCTACAGAAAGCCCGCGAGCACCTGCGGGGTTGAAGTATCGCGCTGCGCCCTTCGGGGCGCGGCGCTATTCTTAGCCCCCGATGCAGACCATCCGCAGGGCCACCGAAGAAGACGCCCAACGCATGCTCGCGCTCGAGCAAGTCTTTCCGAACTCGATGACCGATACGATGCTGCTGCGCGAGCTCGAGGTCGGGGTCGGCTACGTGCTGCTCGACGACGAGGCGGACGCGGTGCGCGTGGTGGGCTACGCCCTGGTGCGTCAGGACAAGGACCTGCTCGACCTCACGCGCTTGGCCATCGAGCCGGGGTTGCATGGCCGCGGCTACGGCCGCTTCCTGCTGTCCTTCATCTGCGCCTCTGCAGACGCCGAGGGACGCGCGCTCATACTTACGGTGCTCAAGGACAACCACCGCGCCATCCTCCTCTACCTGCGTGCGGGCTTCAGGGTCGTCGGGCACTACGTTAGGGAGCACGCTTGGGCAATGCGCCGAGACGTGCCGGGCGCGGCCCATCCAACGCGCTGCTGACGTAGTTCGCACCGCACCCGACGCACTGCATCACGACCTTGCCACCGGGCAGGCGCTTGATGCCGCAGATGTTGTGGCACTTCATGCAGCGCTGCTGGCCCATGCCACCGGCGGGCTGCTTGCGGATGACGTTGCCGCGGGTGTCCTTCACGCTGCGGATGATCTTCACTGGTCTCCTCCGAACTCGATGGGCTTGTCCTCGTCCACAGTCGCGAGGATGGGAACGGGACTCTCCGAGGCCTGCTTCTCGGCCGCCGCCAGCTCCTCGATGTACGCCTTGAGGTAGGCGTTCCAGTCGATGTTGCCGCCCGCGAACGGCAAGCTTCGCAGCTCCGTCACCCCGCAGTTGATGAGGCGGACGTGCCCGTTGAGGACGTCTCCCACCACCGTGCGCAGCACCGCGTTCTGGGCCTCCAGCATCTGGATACCGTCGGAGAAGACTTTCGTGTTGGTGTTGAAGGCGTCCTCGAGCTGCTTGACACGATCTTGCAGCCCCTGAATGACGAGACGAACGTTAGGTCCCTGCTGTTGGCGGGGCCCCGTCGGGCTCGGGCTGGCGCTTCTTCTTTTTCTTCGGCTTTCCGTTGCCATCGGTGCTCTGGACTCCTTCTGGGCACGACCACGGGGGCAGGTCCTCGGGGTTCTTGGACGCCTTGATCATCTTCGAGCGCAGCTCGTTCTCGTACAGGGAGAGCTCCTCGAACACCTCGTAGACGTAGTCGGACTCGACCTGGCTCTCGCTCATCGGCAAGTTCTCGCAGATGATGGGCTTGTAGTTGGCCGACGGTACGTCCGACTTCATGTGGTGCTCGGACAGCAGGCGCTGAAGAGCCACGACGACGGCGTGTTTGCTTGCGAACCGCTTGAAGGCGCTCATGACGTTGTCCACGCAGTGTACACGATCTCAGGCAGATAGCAGGGCCTTGAAGCGCCCTAGCAGGTCTGCCCCCGAGGCGGTGTCCTTGATGATGTTCTTCAGGCGGTAGACGTAGACGTCCCGCTTGGTGCGCGCTGCGTTGAGCTTCTCGCCCCCGAGCTGCCGGCCCTGTTCGATCTCCGCGGCCTTTCGGATGTCGGCCTTGGGCAGCTTCACGTAGATGTCCGCGTTGTGCCCGAGGCGCACGAAGTACTTGTAGATGAGGCGGGCCCAGTCGTTGGTGGTCAGCCGCGCGAAGACTTCGCCGTGCACCTGGCTGCCCTTCCAAACGCGCTGGCAGTCTGGGCAGACCAGGTGGCCATAGCCCTGCGAGGCGTCTGGGATGATGCCGCGGCACTCACCCATCTTCAGCTCGCGCGCCGGGCACTCGTAGATCTTGCAGTCGCCCCCTCCGTGCAGCTTCGCTCCACTCTCCCAGAGCGACAGCGCCCCGGCGTAGGGAACGCGGCCGCTGCGACGGCTGGAGAAGAGCAGCTCGATCTTGTACTTGGCCACCTGCTGCTGGGCGAGGAGCTTGTCCAGCGCCTGCATGCGCTTCTTCAGCGTGTCGAGCTCCTCCTCCGTCAGCTGCGGGGCTGCGTCGATGGAGTTGTCCTGCCCCCACTTCACCTCACCGATGTTCGGCATCAGCCACCCCTCATCTTGTTCTGCACGGCCATGGGACCGACGGGTACCATGCCCGCAGGACCAGCGCCGCGCTTGCCGCCGGCGGTGTCGTTGCGGGAGTTGCCCAGCAAGGGAATCTCCATGACCTCCGCCCTCGACTGCGGCGAGCTCTCGATGATGCTGATGACGTCGGCGTAGTGCTGGGCGATGTCCTCGCCTTGCAGCAGGATGCGCCAGGCGAAGACCATCTTGTCGGTCTCCTTCTTGATGAAGTACGACTTCGAGAGGTCGACCTTCCAGGGGCGCGACTCCATCGCCTTGAGCAGGCGCCACTTCACGATCTTCCAGTTGCCCTCGTTCGAACCGAGGCGGTCGCCCGGGATGCGCCCGAGGATGCGCAGCTGGTTGGGTGACTCGGCCTGCGAGACAACCTCGAAGCCGACCTTCTTGCGCAGAGCAAGGAACAGCTTGTCAGCCGGCGTCGACATGGGGCTCCGTGAGCGACGGGACGCAGACCATGAAGGCCTTCGTCGTGCCGAAGAACAGCTCGCGCACGTCACTGAAGAAGACGTGCACGCCGTCGTGCACCAAGTACGTCCTGCCGTTGGTCATCATGGTTGCGATGGACTCCGACTTCCAGGCGATGACGAACCCGCCCAGCGGAGTGCGCCCGTAGGTGACCTCGAAGTCGGTCGACTGGTCTCCTTCCTCGACATGCAGCAGCCCGGTGGTCGCAGTCTCGGCGTACTGGCGTACCACCTCGAGGTCGGTCTCACGCACCAGGGCATACTGCTCGCTCTCGAGCGCCTCGGCGACGATGCGCGCGGCCACCTCGAGGTCCAGCGGTTCACCGACTGTCGCCTCGCGATCGATGACGGCGCTGATGCGCTTCATCTCTGCGAGCTGCGCGGGGGAGATGATGCCGGCCCTAAGGACTGCTTCGGTGATGGGGTTCATGCTCACACCTGCGGTATGACGAGCTTGTAGCTCTTCTGGGTGTCTACCAGCGCAGCAGCCCTAGTGTATGCCGCGCAGAGAACAATGACGTGGTCTTCTAGCTGCCGGTCGATGACGAAGGGCACGCCGTAGAGCTCCTCGTGTGTCGACGGGTCGATGGTGGTGGTGCTCTCGTACCAGCGCCAGAACTGGGTGTTGGCACCGGCGACAATGGCCACTGGAAAGAGATGGTCGGCTGCAGCACTGTCGAAGAGCTGACCAACAGCCACCGCGGCGTTGGGGTCCGGGTCCCCGAGCTCCACGACCCGGCTGTTGCGGATGACCGCGTAGGGCTGCAGCGTAGCGAAGTCGATCTCGAGGGGCTTGAGCGGGTCGCCCTCGCGCATGAAGTGCCGGTACTCGACCTTGCCACGCGCGTCGATGTGGATGCTCTGCACACGGGGCAGCTTCAGGATGTCCTCGATGGCCTTGAGGAAGCCACGTACCCCGACGTTCTTGGGGATCTCGACCGTCCCGGTGACCTCTTCGTACTCCGCCACTAGACCTGCTCCACTTCGCCGTCCGGCCGGCGCTGCCGCTCCACCTTGTCCGCTTCGACCGCCTGCTGCAAGAAGGTGATGACCATCGCCGACACGGTGGTGTGTCGACGGCGTGCAACCTTCTCCACCTCGGTCTTGAGTCCCGAGGCGACCCGCACCTGAAGACGACTCTCCTTCATCCCTGAACGAACTTCAGCGCGTCGAGGTAGTCACGCAGACCCTCGAGAGGAAAGCGCTTGAGGATGAACTCGACCACCTTGTCGTGGGCGAAGTCGAGGACTTCCTCGGTCATGGGCTTGCCCACGAGCTCGGGGGCGAGCTCCTTCTCGAGCTCGATCTTCATCTTGCTGTTGAGCCCGATGAAGGTCGGCAGCCACATGAAGTTGAGCTCGAGCTTGCCCGGCTCCGTACTAACGACAGCTCTCACGCTCCCTCCTTGGGCAGGACGTACAGTACGTCCATCGCACGAATCATCCCGGTGTCGTCCTCGAGCTGCTTCAGCAGCGCCTTGCCCTGCTGATGCTCGAGGTGCTCGCGGAAGAAGGCGACCCGGTCGCCAACCTCAATCCCCACAGGCTCCACGATCTCCCGTTCCAGCGTGTCGGACCAGCGGCGGTTGCCCGGACCGACGCGCAGGACCTTGCCGACACGCTGCCGCTCGACCTGGGTTGTGCCCTCGAGGATGATGCCCCCAGGAGACGTCTTCGGCAGCGGCTCCAGCTGCAGTACCAGCCAGTCGCGAAGAGGACGGACGCGCATGTCAGCTCCCGGCCAAGACGTCGACGGCGTCTTCCTTCGGGATGCTGGCGGTGTTCTCCCCAGCCAGACGCTCCTCGAGGTTCTTCACGAGCTTCGAGTCGGGCGCGATGGCGCGCAGCGTGGCCGCGTAGTTCGCACCGTTGGGGGCGCGGTACCAGCGATTGCCGATGCGGTGCATCAGCTCCGGGGGCTGAAGGCGCCCGTCGGTGTCGTAGAACTGGACCGCGTAGGTCTCGGCGAGCACGAAGTTCGCCACCGACAGCGGCGACCCCGTATCGGCCACAGGTGCACGCTGCCCCGCAGGGATACTCACACCAACCGGCCTGCCACGCCCAGCATTGCCTTCAAACATGGACCGTCTCCTTCTCCGCCACGTAGGCGTCGTACTGCTTCTTGAGGGAATCTCGACTGACCCACGGCCTGCCCTCATTCCAGGCACGCGGGAAGTAGAACCTGTCTAGTGTCGTCTTCTCGAGCAGATACTCGACGTCGATGTAGCCCCAGCCGCCCTGGCAGGTCACCGCCAGGCGCGCGTGGCACTTCTTCGGGCAGACGAAGATCGTCTTGAAGACCTCGCCCGCACGCTCGGGATCTGCCAGCAGACCGGGCGACGTGTACATCCCCCAGAAGCCGCAGCCAGGGCACTCGAGTTCATGACCACGTACCTTGAAGTAGACGACGTCGCCGAACGCATCGGCCAGCGAATTGTGCCCAGCGACGATGACGGGCTGCTGAGTACTTGGAGCACGCTCCTCGCGGGCGTGTGCAACGACGGCAGAGGGGCTGGAGCTCGGGTGGTCGAACGATTGGACGGCCGCGACCGGGTCAGTGCGGAACATCTCCACCGTCTTGGCGTCGAGCTTGAAGGGACTGAGGCCCTCGCGGTCGGTGCGCTGCAAGAAGATGTCGACCTCCTGCTCCGGTGGCCAGATGGTGAGCACGGCCGCCAGGCGCTTGAGCATCTCGCTGAACTCGATAGCTTCGAAAGGCAAGCTCTCCTGCGTGATGAGCCCGTTTTCTTCACTCATGATGCGTCCGCTCGACAGCATCGTACCGTCGACACGCCTGTACTCGAGAGTCACCTTGATCGTCATGGGTTGGTCTCCGACAGAGTCTTCTGGGTGTAGGAGACGGGCTTGGTGATTCGGTAGATGCACGCGCCCTCGGCGCCGGCACCGAAGTGCACCCTGGTCCCGTCCCAGAGCTCGAGCGCGTCGATGAGGGTGCGCTCCTGCCCGGTCACGTTCTTGCCGATGACGCGGCGCACGGGCATGCCCAGCAGTAGCTCCTGCACCGTCTCGAGCGAGCAGCGCTGCTCGTCAGGAAAGCCCAAGCCGTTGAGGGCAGCGAAGGCCTCTTGCGGCGTAGCCTCCTGCAGGGTCATCGCCTGCAACACCTTCTGGTCCACCGTGCTCTCGTGAAACCCCAGAGCGTTCTTGCCGCAGCGCGGGCACGGGTAGTGGTCGGGCCAGAACGAGCTCGCTTTGCCCACCAGCTGGTCGAGCTCCTGCGCGCTGCGCATGTTCGACACGTTGACCGGCATGACCCGGATGGCGAACTCGCAGGGGATGCAGATGATGACGATCATATCGAGCCCACACCGTCCTCGTCGCGGTCACGCCCGCCTACCAGATCTTCTGGGTTGGCTCCTGCGTTGGACACAACGGGGTAGCCGTGGTCGTTCCTGGGCACCGTGCGCGAGGGCACGATGACCTTCCCGTTAGGCAGACGCTGCACGTTCGAGCGCCTCTTGAGTTTGTTGTTCTGCGCCGGCGGCGCGTCGACCATCACAGCAGGGCTGCCCGTGTCCTCGCTGTCCGTGCCCACCATGGCCGCGGCCACGTTCCTCTCCTCGACAGTAGCGGGAACCGGACCAGGGGGCGCGTCAGGAGAGTCCTGCCCGCCAAAGAGGTACACCGTCTCCCCGTCTCTGGCTGGAAGCAGGTCGTCCTTGGGCGCAGCAAGGGTGAAGCCGCCGCCGGGCGGCTCGGTGTAGTCGTCGCCCTCAGGACTCGGCTCGTGGGGGCGCTCTTCAGAGCGCGATACAGCGGGCGCACGCATCACCGGCTTGGGCGTGCCCTTGTTCTTCACCTGCAGCTCTACTACCGCCGTCGCCGTATCGTCGTCGATGGCTGCACGTACGAGACGCCCGTTAGGCAGGCGCACGCTGAGGTAGGTCAGCGTCACGCCCTGCTCGAAGTCCATCTCCTGGGAGATGCCGGTGATGGTGCAGTCGATCATCGGCTGCTTCCAGTGGGTGACGGAGGCGCCGGCTGATTGGCACGCGCGGCGTCTGCCGACTTGACCTTGAGGTGCTTGAGCAGCTCGATGCCCTGCGACGCGAGCACGACCAGGTGCTTGCCGGTGCGGTGCACGTTGAGCAGCACCAGGCAGTGCGCCAGCTGGGTGTCGCGAAGCTCCGGGTCGGCCTGCGGCGGGGATGGCAGGTACGCCATGCAGTCGGCCCCGCACGGGCGGCGGCTGTCGAGAAAGCAGACCAGTCCCGTGTCCTCCTTGAGCTGAGGCTGCAGGACGGTGTTAGGCAGAGGGCTGTTCACCGCGAGCCTCCTTCTCGATGTCCGAGCGCGTCCTGGCGATGCTCTCGGCGATGGCCTTAGCGATGCCCGCGATGTAGCGCGCGAGCGTCTTCTGCACGTTGGCCAGGTTCTTGGGGGTAGGCTCCTCGAGGAAGCCCCACTTGATGAGCATCAGCCCGACTTCCTTGGCGAACGCCATGGACAGGAGCTTGCGGATCTCGAGGAAGAACTGTCGGAAGACCATCTCCGGGTCCCCCATGCCGTGCGTGAAGTGGAAGGCAGCAAGGTCCTCGACCTTGCCCTTCCAGCTGCACACATTGCAGCTGGCGTCTCCGCCTGCGAGCGCCGACGCGGTGACGTCAGCGCTCCCGCAGGCGGAGCAGAAGAGAGCCTTGGCGTCCGGCCTTGTGCCGTCGTTGGCCGCGATCATACGGGGATGACCTTTCCGAGCTTGGAGTAGAGCTTGTTCGTCTCTTCGCGCGACCTGGGCTTCGGTGCCTCGGAGCGCTCGACCACCTTGGTCTTCATGCGACTACGCATCTTGGTCTCCTGCCAGAGCGGGCGAATGCCCATGCCGCCCTTCTTCACTTCGGACAACAGCAGCTTCATGTGCTCGTTCTGGTCTCTCTTCTTCTGCGTCTCGAGCCAGGGGAACGCGACCTTCATGTAGTCCTCGAAGACCTCCTTGCCCTTCTCCCTTGCGATGATTGTCTGCGCGAGCGCACGAAGCCGGGCGTGCTCGATTTGTTCCTTCTTGAGCACGTACAGCATGAGGATAGACTCCCGAAGAGACCCCCTTTGGGGCGGCTCGCGCAGGGACGAAAAGAGCAAGGTTGCTCTCGCCCAGCCCTCGGGGGTCTCTAGCCAAAACTGATCTTCTCCGCGACGAAGAGCTTGCGCACACGCACGTCGAACCAGAAGTAGTTGACGCCGATGGAGGCAAGCATGTGGAAGGGGTACTGGGAGACCTTCTCGAACTTCACCCAGAAGGCCTCCTCGTTGAACTTACCGTCCTTGTCCTGGTGCGACGGCATCGGGTTGCCGTTGATGGCGCGAAGCCCGATAGTGACGGCCATGAGCGAGAACTTGTCGAGCAGGTAGCGCTCGCTCACCTCGACGCCCTTGGACTCGAGCATGATGAGCTGCTTGATGGCCAGGTCCTCGCCGCCGGTCATCGACTGGAACTCGGGCTCGAACTTGCCGGGGATGACGGGCACACGCTGGGTCACGAACCCCTTCATGATGAGGTCCGTGATGTCGAGAGGCGTGCAGCGCTTCTCGATGATGTCGCGCTGCTCCTCGTTGTTGATGATGTCCTTCATCATCATCTCGCGGAAGGTGTTGAAGTCGAAGTCGTCGAGCTTCTTCACCGCGTCCACGATGTTCTTCTGGCTCGCCTGCGGGTCGGACTGAGGTCCGTCGGAGGGTGCGTTGCCCAGACGTCCAGCCGCCCCTGCGACACCACCCGCTGCTTCACGCTCGATGCGCGAATCCTCGCTCTCGGCGCTGGCGCGCACGCCCTGCAGATCTTGGATGGCCTTGAGACCCTCCACCGTCTCCGGCTTCAGCCCCTTGTTCGGACGGCCCAGCGCCTGCGGAGCTATGCGCTGACCGTTGCGGATGACGCCGTACTTACGTGCAAGCTCGGGCTGCGAGCTCGCGTACATCGCACCCTGTCCCTCGCGGAAGTCGGGGTCCTTGCGTGCCTCCTCCGGCAGGATGTCGATGGGCAGGAGGCCCACGGAGGGTCCGGGACGTACCGTGTTGCTGGGCAGGGTCGCGGAGGGCGGCGCGGGCTCCTGGAACAGGCTCCCGCGTGGCGCAGGCTGTGGAGCACGGGGCGGCCCCTCGGCGGCAGCACGGTGCATGTTGGCGTTGTCCGACATGGTCAGGCCCGACTCCGAGGGCGAGTCGAGACGAGGGATGGGCGGAGTCGGCCCGCCCGCTACGGGAGTGTTGTACTTCGGTGCACGGCGAGCGGCAGCTGCGGCTGCGTACCGCATGGCTGCGGGGTCGGTCACGCCAGGTGCCACACGCGGGGGACCGAAGCTCGCGGTGTTCTCCTGCGTGGGAGGGCCCTTCACGGGCAGGTCGGGGTAGCGCTTGGCCATGGTCTCCTTAGGTGGAGTACAACGTGATGCCACGCTGCCCTCCGTTGAGTAGCTAGAAAAAAGGCGCCCGTCAACATGACGAGCGCCTGGGGTCTACTTCTGCATGTCCTGGACGAGTACGGTCAGTACATCGATGGATGTCAGCTTCATCGTCTCCACGGACACGTCGGTCGCGAGGATGACGTTCTTGAGCCTCGGCGGCGGGTCGTGCATCGCCGCCAGCTCGCCAGCCAGGTAGATGAACGGGCCGCGCGCAAGGACGTTCTCGCGCAGGCGGAAGAAGGCGTTGGGCAGGAAGAGGTCCTTGATGAGTCTTCCCTGCAGTACCAGTACTGCATCGGCGGGAGCCAGAACGAGCTCAGAGATGCGGATGCGCGTGTAGGTGATGCAGTCGACGCGTCTCTTGTAGTCGATGGTGATGTTGCGGCACCAGCCACGTGCGCCTGAAAAGCCGCTGCAGAGCAGCTCTACTCGGTTGGAATCTTGGTCCAGCCCTTCGGCCCCACCGGCGGGGGCGGGTCCGGGACCTTCACGACCTTCATCTTGCAGCGCTTGCATACGGGGCACCTTCCCAAGAAGGGGTGGGTAGCGTCTTCAGGGATGATCATCCCAGGCGTCCAGCCAGCGCTCATCGCCTGCTCGACGATCTGCTTGCCGTTGCACCCCGGATGGGTGCACTCCAGTCGGTACTCCACGAAGAGCGGACTGTGTAGCTTGGGCATGGTACGCGTGAACCGCCTCTCGGACCGCCTCGAAGTACGAGGGGCTGCCTGGATTGTACGCCCGTAGCCAGCCGAGGTCTTGGCAATCGGTGCGGCAGCTGGCGCGGAAGTGCGCGAGCACCTCGCCCATGCGACGGATGTTTCGGTGAGGGTCGAGCAGCGGGACAATCGAGCCGCGCCTGCAGGGCACATTGATCTGCCCGAGACCCACCGAGCAGCTGCCGTCGTGTTCGTGGCGGATCTCGAGAGGAGACCAGCGTGTCTCGCGGTGAATGATGGCCTGAAAGATCCAGGGGTCAAGGTGCCTGGCTTCAGCCTCTTCTGCCACCCACCTAGCGTACGTCCGAGCGGTCTGGTGTTCCAACGACGACCGTGTCCCCAGGATGGCCGTGTACAGGGCGAGCACGAGACTTGGTAGCATCCGCGACCTCCGAGAGCTTGACGACTTGTTGTAGAACCTCCCGCTTGGTGAGCTCACGCCCGGCCTCTGCAGGACCGAGGACGACCTTGCCCTCGATGAGGCCGATGCGAAGAGCTTCGTCGGACATGGTGAGCAGTGCCTTGAGCTCGTCCTGGATGCGCGCGCGCAGCCGGGAAGCCACGAGGTGGCACGTCTCGCAGACGTAGACCCCGAGAAAGACCTGCGCCTTCTCGGGGTCTACGGGTTGCCGGCAGTTCATGCAGGGGAGACCGGCCACTTCACCTCTCCGTCGTAAACGACTGACTTCACGATGCGCGCGTCCATAGTAAGCACCGCGGCGCTAACGTTGACCAGTACGAGCTTTCCCGTCTTGTCCCAGCCCGAGAGCCTGATGAGGTTCTCGAGGGTACCTCGTGGCATGTCCGGGAAGACGTACTTCGCACCGAGGTGCGTCGTGACGACAACCTCGACGAGGTCAGTTTCCGCTGTCGACGCCATCGTCCGTCCCCGTACGCTGTGGCAGGACGCGGATGGTCGCCGGGGACTTGCGCGTGGCGCGCTTCTGGTTCTCCGTCAGGCTGTCGGCCACCGCCTTGAGCAGCGCCTCTTGCTCGAAGCCTGCAGCGTCGGCTGCGACCTTCGCGTTGAGGTCGGAGAAGCGAGAACGCACAGCGAAGATGAACTGGTCCATCATCGCGTCGGCGACGTGTGCGTGCGCGGTGCAGAAGACCGGGGGCAGCATCATGTCGACACGGCGCGAGTAGCGCGGGGGCGCCGCGAAGTAGTTGCGCAGCCAGTCCCACGCACCGCGGCCGCGCTCGAGCACGGGTGCAGGGTACTTGGCGATCTCCCCGCAGACGCACTTGGGCTGGGCATCGAACTCCGCCCGTGCAATCTCCTCGGCCACCGCGGCTTCCACCTTCGACGGGCGACGCCCCGAGCGCAGAGCCTTGATGAGAACGAAGGCGACGCAGGCGATGAGGAAGATCAACCCGTAGCTTTGCCAGTAATCCATGATGCGAGCTCCTGTCTTGAGTCTGCGGGATCGTGGGATAGTAGAACCTTCCGGTCCCTACGCAAGTGTTCTTCTGCCTCTATCTTGTCCATAAGGACGCGAAGGCTTCGCAGGTGTTGTTCTAGCTCGTCCCGCAAGTACCCGGTGTCGGGGGTGATGCTGTCGAGGGCGAGCTGCGCGAAGTTCTCCGCGCGGCGCAGCTGTAGCAGCACGTAGAACTGCTTGTCGTCGTGAAGCTGCTGAATGCAGCGAAAGAAGTCGAGGTCCACCTCGTTGCGGCGGCAGATCTCTTCGAACGAGCAGCTCAGGAAGTGGGCGAGCTTCAAGAGCTTCTCCGCCTGCTCGAGCTGGGACAACGTCATGGCGCGAAGTACTCCGCGACGGGGGTCCACCCGAGTAGCGCGGCCGGGTCGGGGGTGACCAAGATGTTCACCGCCTTGGGCGCGCGCTGCGAGACCACCTGCAGCACGTCGGCCTGGCATATGGGGCGAGAAACGAACTGCAGGAAGTAGCGCATCTCGGGGGGCCAGGTCTTCGGGAAGTTGGTGCCGGGCAGCAGGGGCTGCGCCGGGTCCTGCCACTGAATCCACAGGCTCGAGCGGGTGATGCCGTTGGCCTGCTCGATCTGCTGCAAGAAGGCGTTGAGCGCGAACGCCATCTCCTGGTTCATGCGCCCATCGAGTCCGCGCGTACCACGCTGGGCGAACGCGATGAGGGCTTCATACTGTTCTTGGGTCAGAGTGAAAGTCGCCATGGCAGAAGACTACTACTTCTTGCCGATGAGGCGCAGCTGCTCCTGCTGCAGCTGGAAGGCCTCGTGCACCTTGTCCCCTGTCAGCCGCTCCAGGTCCTCGAGCGTGCCGTGGTTGAAAAGAAAGGTCGAGAACAGCGCCGGGTCGATCTCGTTCTGTTCTGTTTCACTCTGGTGCGCCCCGGCCTCTCCCATGAGACCAGCGCCAGAACGCTCGAGGCGCCAGACGTAACCGCCAGCCGCGCGAATGGCCAACACCTCGTTCCTGAAGCGTACGTCCGAGATGACGACACCCAGGGGCAGGCGGTCCACTTCCGGGATGCCCACGTAGGTCAAGGTCTCGTCGTAGCAGAGCCCCGTCTGCGGGGTGTACCGGAAGACCCGTTCGCCACGGCTGTAATCCTTGCGCAGCAGCTGGTTGGCCGTGCGCATGGCGTACTCGACCCAGATGTCCGGGTAGCAGCGCCTGCCCACCTCGGTGCCCATGATCTGCAGAGCCTGGCGCGGCGTGAGCCAGCCGCTGCGTGCGTAACCAGCAGCGACCTCCGGCGTCGTGTTCTTGTGCTCTTCGTAGGCCTTGGCGTAGCCCTCGCTGATGAAATACCGCAGGTCCGGCTGGTTGCGCAGCTCACTCGGCCCCCAAAGCTGGCGGTCGGTGAAGGCGAACCAGTCCTTGGCCGCGCGCTTGATGGGGTCCGCGAGCGCGACTTTCACGAAGCCGTGGTCGCGTACGAGAAAGTCGGCGACGGTGTCCTTGCCGCTACCGGCCTGTCCGCAGAGCCCGATGATCATTCCCGGACCCTCCTCTGGAACAAGTGCCAGACGTTCGGTCCAGTGAAGAACGTGCCCATGTGCCCGAGGTAGGTGTACCGCTCCTCGCGCTGCTCCTGGCCGGTGGCGTACACCTCGAAGTCGTAGGACACCATCGGCGCCGTGGTGTCGACGCTGGCCCAGATGAACGCGTCCTGCCCCTGAAACGCGACGTGCAGGAAGTCAGAGCGCGCGGGCATCATAACGCGCACGTCGGTGGCGTCCTCCGGCATCTCCAGCTTGTACTTGTGGACGGTCATCATAGGCCGTCCCAGATCTTATTCAGGTTGATGAGCTCATTGAGCCCGAACGGGGCTTCGCGCGTGAAGCGCTGACGTCGGACGCCGTCGGGCCACTCGACGTAGTCCGTCCAGGAGTCCTCCTTGCGGGAGTCCTGCTGGAGCGGCCGCGTGAACGACTTCCTGTGCGTCAGCGAGTAGTAGACGACGTCGATGTCACCGTTACGGTTGTGCGTCTCGACCGTGAACAACAGCAAGTACATCCCGCCCTTGTAGTGGACGTAGTGCTCCATCTCGCGTCCCATCAGTGTCCTCCTGGCAGCCCGCAGTGCTGGCACGGCGTGACCTTGTAGCGCCGCGAGCCTGGGGTGAACTGCTCCCACTCAATGCTAGCCCTCGTAAACAGGACGAGGGCAGACCGGTCACGGTAGTCGATGTCGTAGTAGACCTTCACCACACCACCCAGATTGATGAGCCGCTTGGCGCACATCACGCAGGGCAGGTGCGTGCAGAACACGATCTTCGGCGTGGCGCGCGGCACGTCGCAGTTGATGGCTGCGTTCTCCTCGGCGTGCAGGCAGCCGCAGTTGCCGACAGCCTCAGCGCCATGGCGGTCGCAGTCGTTCTTGTCGCCCGAGGCACCGCCGTTGTAGCCAACGGCCACGATCTTCCTGAAGTCCGGGCTGGAGATGACGCAGCCCACGCGCATCGCTGCACCCGCAGAGTTCTTGCGGGCGCACGTCGAGCGCTCGCTCATCTTGTGGGCGAGCTCCATGTAGATGTCCAGGAACGACGGGCGCTCCTTCTTTTGCTCTTCCATCACACGCCTCTTGCGTTGAGGACGTCTCGCATCAGCTCCTTGGCGTAGTCACAAGCCTTTCGCTGGATGCGCCACCCGTGCTGATGCCCCGAGTACGACAAGCCGAAGACTTCTCGGCGTGTGTACGTCTTGTCGAAGTACTTCTTCTGCCCGTCCTTGAGCGTCCACTCGACGCGGACGGTAAACTCGCCATCGGGTTGCGCGGTGAACGTGACGTCCGTGGCGTAGGTCGCCCGACGGATGCGGTCTGTCCAGCCCCGCAGGTTGTTACGAAGACCCTGGAGAAGAACGGTTCCGCGGTCCATACTGCCTCCCGTGCAAGGCCGAGACTACTACCGCTCCGAGCGGTTCATCCACGACGACCTCGCGCGCTCGGCCTCGGCACTGGTCGAGCAGGTGCGCAAGGACTGGCGCAAGGACCGCAAGGTCGAGAGCATGGCCTTTTCCTGGCCGGCGCGCACCATCAAGGCCGACGGCGGGGGCAAGATCAACCACTTCGTAGTCATGGCCATCCCGCAAGACATGGACGAGGCGGGAAGACTCGAAGCGTTGAAGCGCATGGTCGCGCGCACCGAGGCCTACGCCATCGCGCTGACCGAGCGTCGGGGCGATGAGCTCAGGGTTCTGTTCGAGTCGCACCATGGCGCTCGAGCGTGGGTGATTCCGCTCAAGCGCCATGGAGACCTACTCGTTCCTGGCCCCACCCAGGTGCGAGACAACATGGAGTGCCTGGGGCTACTGTGGAGCCCGCACCAGGGGCAGAGCTAGGACGCCGACGGCTGTCCGGGGATCGGCAGGCCCGCAGCACGCGCAGCCTTGACCAGGCGCTCGTGCTGGGCGAGCTCCTCGGGGGTCAGCTCCACCGGGGCGTCGTTCACTTCGTTGGTTTGGATGCGCGGGGGTACCACGGGGAATGTCGCGCCGAGCGCTGTCGCCACCGGGATGCGGGGGGCGATGCCAGGCGAAGCGATGACCTCGCGGGGGGTGAGCGCCGGGGAGGGCTCGGGCTCCGCACTAGATTCGGACGTGGGCTCCGAAGCCGCGGCCGCGGCAGTCTTCGACGCCGACGACGGCGTGCGCAACACGCGGGCCACCGTAGCCGGCTTGGGGTCGCTCGTGGTACTAACCGCAGCCAGTTCCTCCGCGGTGTTCTTCGCGAACGAGGCGTGCGCCAGCTCGTAGGTGCGCTGCTCGAGAGCGTTGAGCTTGCGGCCGCTGAGGGCAGCGATGACCAGGCCCGTCGAGTTCTGACGCACCGTGGTGGCATCGTCGCGCAGCAGCGAGGGGGCCACCGCGATGACCGGCTCACGCACGACCTTCGCGAAGGTGGGGCGGGAAGCGGGCGCAGGAGGCGGGGTGCTCTTCTTCGCCGCGGGCTGCTTTGCCGGCTTGGCGGGCTTCGCGACCGTCTCGGTCTTGGGAGCCTTGGCAGCCGCCTTCGTCGCCGCGACCTTGGGCTTCTTCGCGGCTGCGGTCTTGGCCGGCTTGGGGGTCTTGCCCTTGGAGGCGGCGCCTTCCTTGGCGAAGTGCTTGTTGGCCAATTCGTGCGCGTGCTCGCGGTCGGACGTCGTCCAGTCGGTCTTGCCGATGGAACGCCGCGCCCCCGTGAGGCCAGCGTACTTGCCGTCCTTCAGGTTCTGGGCGAAGCGTTCGACGGTGAGCTTCTCGTAGTGCATCTGGGATCTCCTTGATGGGACAGCTCGACACGAGCGTGCCCGTGCTCCGCGATGGAGCTAGTGCCTGTCCTCGGGACAGGGCGTCGTGGAAGTAGAAGAAGTACTACCAGTGCGCAGGAAGTCAACTGGTCACTTTGCTCGGCCGGGTCGCGAGCAGCAGAACGACCAGCGCGCTCGTGATTAGGCGCAGGTGCACACGCTCAGGTCCATGTCCGGCCACGCATGAAGCCAGCCACACGAAGGGGGACGCCAGAATCAGGCCGGCGCGGGCCTCGAAAAGCAAGTGCATGTCTATCCTCCGCCGCTCTTGTTCCGCGCTAGGTCAAGTACTTTGCTGCTCAACGCGGCATAAGAAAGTCGAAGCGTCGTTCCTCGCTGCGAACTGCTCTTGTACAATCCCCTGCCGAACCCTCACGACAGGTGGAAACCATGAAAAGAGTCTTCGCTCCGCACCTCGGCCGCGACGTCGTCATCGGGGCCTGCAAGATGCCCGACCGGCACGCTCCGAGGCTGTACCTCGGCGATTACGTCGACCTCTCGACGCTACCGCCCTCGCCCGAGAGCTGCGACTACAGCGCCCCGGCGATGCCCGTAATCACCAACCTCGAGGGCAACGACGCCTACGGCGACTGCGTCGAAGCCGAGGACGCGCACTTCATCGCCGTCATGACCGGCAACACCGGCAGTCTCTTCTCCTACACCCCCGCGATGACGCTCGCCGCGTACACCGCGCTCACCGGCTTCAACCCCAACATACCGTCCACCGACCAAGGCACCGACCCAACCGTGGACATGAACTACTACGTCCAGAACCCGTACGCCGACGGCACCAAGCTGCTCGGCTGGGCTTCGGTCGATGCGACCAACAAGGCGCTGGTGCAGTTCGCCATCAGCACCTTCGGCAACCTGAAGCTCTGGGTGTCACTGCCCGACGCCTGGACCAACCCCTTCCCGAGCAGCAGCGGCTTCGTCTGGGATGTGGCCTCGCCCGACTCGAACAACGGCCACTGCATCGGCAGCTGCGCCTACAACTCCACCCTGGTGTCCATCGTGGGCGCCAACTCCCAGGGCGTGCAGGTCATGACCTGGGGCCTCATCGGTACCGTCACCTGGGCTGCTTTCGCCGCCCTCTTCGTTCCCGCCGCCGGCGGCGGAGCTGCGGTGCGCATCACCCCCGACTGGTGGAACAAGTCCACGGGCAAGGCACCGAACGGCTTCGCGGCGAGTGACCTCGCCTCGGACTTCAACAAGTACTTCGGAGGCAGCGTCGCCATCCCGGCGCCCCCCATCCCCCCGCCCTCGCCGAGCCCGGCGCCCTCGGGACCTCCGTCGCTGGCTGCGGCGCAGGCCGCCGTCACCAAGGCCCTGTCAGCACAGCTGCCGCTCATCCAGCGCTCGAAGGCCATCAGCACCGCGGCGAGCGCCCTCGCCCCGCTGTGGCCGTGAAGCACGCACTGGTCCTCGGGCTGCTCCTCGGAGCGGCCTGCAAAACGAACACCCCTCCGACGCCCAGCGCGCACGCGCAGGTGGTGTACCAGGCTCTGGTGGATGCTGGGTGCATCGCGCAGAGCGACTCCGGCGCATCTGATGTGGCCCTCGAGGAGGCGAGCGACGCTGCCCCCGAGTGGTTCACGTGCATGTGGAACGGCGGCAGCGTGGCTGATTGCGGCGCGCCCTGCAGTGCCACCTCGACCAAGAAGTAATCCCCGTAGTGCTCACGAAGGCCGGGTCCTGCAGCAGCGGGGCCCGGCCTTCTTCATTGGAGGACAACATGGCAAAGAGAACGGTCTACATCTGCGACGGCAAGGACTGCGGCGCGGTCCTGGTAAACGCCGAGGATGGCTTCATCACCATGGGCACTATCAAGACCACGGCGCTCGATGGTGAGCCGAAGGTCCTGGTGACCTCCGCGCCCGTTGCTTTGGAGGGAGCCGTGCCCGCGCCCCCTGGTGAAGCCGCGCTCTGCAAGGAGTGCATGGCCAAGGCCCTGGGCTTCCCCTTCACACCATGAACTACGAACGGGCCCTAGCCACGCTGAACCACGCGCGTACGGGCAGGCAGCTGCCCCGGAAGAAGCTGATGAACGCGACGTGGCTGCACACAGTCCTCCAGCACGACAGTAGTGACCAGTGCGTCAGCCTGTCGCTTTTCGACAAGCACATCCTGATGTGGAAGCCGAACGGCAACATCGTCCTCACGAGCGCGGGCTACCCGACGTGGTCTACCAAGGACCGCTTCGCACGGTACCTGCCCTGGGGCTTCCGTGTCTGGCAAGAAAGGCCGTTCTGGTACGTCTCCACGCCCTCGGGTACGCGGCCCTTCTTCGACGGGATGGAGCTGCGCCCCGATGGCAGCGTGGTGCAGCTATCTGGCGCGCTCAATGCCGTTGACGCTCGCACGCTCGGAGACGACGTCTACCAGTACGCGCAGTTCTACGCGGCTCGATTGGTCAACGGTGTCAGCGCAAGGGACGTGGAGAACACTTGCAGTGGATGTGTCGCCGTGAACCTCCTGCCAGATCTCGCTGAGGTGCACAAATACGGACAGTTTCAGCAGCACTTGCTCAAGCACATGCAGCAGGAGACCACACCACCGAACCTGATCCTCGCCGCGGTCGATAAGGTGCCGGTCTTCGCCCGCGTCTTCCGCGCCCGCACCCACGGAGAGTCCTCTCGTTCTTTTCTGCGCCAGGTCATCGACGCCAGCTGGCACGAGAACCAGAAGGCCTGGCGCAAGCCAACCACGAAGAAGGCTCTGGTCGAGCAGACCGGGCTCTTGATGACCCGAGAGAACCTGCCCCGGCTGGACATCATCCCGCGAAAGTACATCGTGAGCCTGCGGATGCTGGTCGAGGACTTTCTCCTCGAGTCGTTCCAGTTCATGTGGGTGTCGGAGTAAGCGAACGGGCGCGTGACGACAAGCCGACCCTGAGATAGTACTAAGAGAAGGATGAACAAGCGCAGGCCACTATCCGCGCGCCTCGTCAACGTCGACGTCGAAGGCGATGCAGTCACGCTGCTGGAGTCGCTGCTCATTCTGATGCGCGTGCAGGCGAAGAAGCTCGACAAGGTCCCGGCCACCCGTGATGAGGTGGTCGGGGCCATCATCGCCTCCTATTGCTTTAGCCATCAGTCTGACATCATGGAGGCCCTCACCGATGAAGCGCAGCGCCAGGCCTTCGACATCGCCATTCGACGCCACATCGTCCGCTCCCAACTTCCTAGGTCCCATCACGCCGCCCCTCGCAGACCAGACCCCCGCCTTCCCGAAGTTTCCGACGGTGGACCAGCTGCTGGCGCACCAGGAGGGGACAGCTCCGCACCCGCTGCTGCAGCTGACCGCGACGCCGCCGCCAAGTAGGCCCTCGTCCCTGTTCCAGGGGCTGCTGGGCGGCCAGCTCGACGTGCTGGTGCAGGACGCCGCAGACCACCCCGAGCGCTACGACGACGCCACGCGCTCGGCACTGGCCGCTCTGGGCGCAGGCAACCGCGAGCTCACCCCGGCCGACCACAAGCTGCTCGACAACGCCACGATGGACTACGCCGCCTTTCGCCCCCCGAAGGCCCCGCCCCGGGCGCCAGACGCGCCGAAGCCGCCGCCAAGAAGACCAAGGCTTCTCGACGACGGCGACATGCCCGATGGGCGCGAGCCGCAGGTGGAGACACCAGGAGGCGTGATGAGCGCCTACTGGTGGCTCAGCTGAGCGGCTAGAGGCCGATGCCTTCGTACTGGATCGCGTACTTGTGGGTCCCGTTGGGCGCAGCCGCGGGGGTGTACGTGCGGTTGACCGTGTCGATGGAACCGGTCGACGGCGACAGCGCGGCACCATCGACGATCTCCCTCTCCGGCAGCAGCGGCGAGGTCTGGCCAGCGCGCAGCTTGGGGCCGTACGACAGCCCGATCTTCACACCGGTGCCGACTTCCACGGTGCCCGCAGTGCCGGTGCCGCCGAGGAACTCGATGGAGACGACCTTGCTCCAGCCCTTCACGCCCGTGCCGGAACCCGAGGTGAGTGCGACGGTCTCGGTCTGCTGGTTGCCACCGGCGTCATACCCGACGATGACCGCCGAGGTCGGGCAGTTCGACGTGGTGCCGCCGCCGGTCACCACGAGGTTGCGCGCGGCAAGGGTGAAGGCCGTGTTGAGCACGGTGCCCGCGACCGCGGTGTAGGTCACCGTACCGTTGGTGCTCGCAGTGGACGCCAGGACCGCGGCGGCAGAAGCAGCCGGCGGCGCATCCCACTCCTCGATGAAGATGGCCTTCAGCCCAGCGAGGGAAGCCTCGAGAGACGTAGCCAGCTCCTGCACTTCTGCCGCCAGGCCGCCCGGCCCAACGAGCAGATGATGCTTCAGAGTCATGTACTTGCTGAAGATGCCTGAACCCTGCATGACATATCTCCTCTTACCCTGGGATCAACCCAGGGGTGTGCCGACTTGTGGCTGGCCATACTGGTTGACGCCGTAAGGCAACTGGTAACCCATGCCTCGAACCTGACCGCCGTAGACGGCCGGACCCTGTGGTGTGCGGGCGAGCTCGCGCGTGCCCGCGTTGATGGCCTTGCTGCCGAGGTACGCTGCGCCGAGACCTGCCGCACCAACGGCCAGGTTCGTCTTCAACCCGAAGCGCCCCAGCATCTTGCCGGAGGCCTTCGGCTCGGCCGCCCCGAGCCCCTTGAGCGCACCGACCGCCTTGGTGCCCAGGGCCTTAGCCGAAGCGACGAAGTCCCCGATGCCAGCCTCCTTGATGGCCATGTCGGCGCCCGCGCCGGCGGCCACGGACGCCAGGCGGGTCATCTCGGCTCCCGAAGCCTCCCCCTTGAGGGGGGCGGTAGCCTGGCGCATCTTCGCGAGCTCGAGCTCGCGCACGGCTTCGTAGAACGCGTCGTTGTCCTGCAGCTGCTTGCGCAGCGCGTGCTCGTTGCTATCCGCCATCCCCAGGTTGAGCAGCCCCACCGTCAGCTGCGCAAGCAGAGACCCGCCGTCGGCCGTCTTCGACAGGAAGACGTCCTCGGTGGAGTAGTGCTTCATCAGCAGGGGGACGGGGGTGTTCATCTGGGAAACGGTGTTCTCTTTCGTACCAGAGAAAGGGCGAAATCAGAAGCGCGCTTGGTTGTTTCAACCTGCACGCGGCGCAGAGACTGGATGGCCTCCTGCACGGCCGGGTCGACGATGCCAGGGTTGGTGGGCTCGTCCTCGACGAGGTCTTCGTCCTCGGCAGCGGTCGGAGGAACAACGGCGGGCGGCGTCACTTGAGCATCCCTTCGAGACGCCCCAGTGTTCTTGCCATCTCTTTCCATTGGTCCTCCTGCGCCTTGGTGAAGGTCGTGAACACGTCGTTACGGACGTAGCGTCCGCCGCGTTCCTTGAGCTTCTCGATGTCCATCCGCAGCTGACGCAGATCCCCGTGCAGCGCCTCGAGCGGGTCGGGGCGGCTGGCGCGGTCCTCCTTGAGGGCCTCCGCGAGGTCGCGCTGATGCTTGATCTCCGACTCGAAGGCCGACTTGAGCCCGTTGAACTCGAGCCTCCAGCCGCCGGCCAGCGATTCGTAGTGGCCCTTGATGTCGCTCACGGCCGCACGCAGCTTCGGCAGCTCGGTCAGCACGCGCTTGAGCGACTCCTCGGTCTCCTTGAGCCGCTGCTTGAAGCGGAAGAAGGCTCCGAGGAAAGAAGCGCCACCCGTTACCAGAGCTGTCACTCCACTCTGAATGATCTCTTGCGTCTCCAAGGCTCCTCCCGCCGGACATCATCCGAGCACCCGAACACGCAGCTGACAGGACGTGGTGTACTCGATGCTGCACGAGGTGACACCCTCCGCCGGCGTCGGGTTGAACCACACGAGTAGCCCGCCAGGGGAGATCTCGAGCGCCTGGTTGCCCCCGTTGATGGTGACGAGAACCGGCGCTGCACCCGTCTGGCCCGGGGCGTAGCTGATGAGCAGCCCGATGGCGCCCGGGGCGATGATGGTGCCGAACGACACGGACTCGGTGCCCAACCCAGATAGGTTGAGCAGCGAGTCCTGCAGCTGAACGTACTGCCCCGTGAAGTTGTACGGGATCGGGTCAGCCGGCAGCGACTGGTCGGCCGTGAGCGACAGAGCTCCCGCGAACGATACGGGCTGAGGTGTGGCCGACATCGGTCACCTCTCAGGACCCAGGGATGTTGGGGAACGTCGCGTTGGCCCCACCCGCGTTGGACGAGGTGGTGTTGTCGATGAGGGTGAGGGCCGCGACGGCGACGGGCACCGCGCGCTCGAACTGCACCGCCGTCGACTCCTGAATGAGCACGCCTTGCGCGTCGGTCGACCAGGAGTGGTTGGGCAGGTAGCAGGCCTCGAAGTACACCGCGGCGAGCGTGTCCAGGTTGATGTCCCGGATGTACATCAGGATGCCGATGGGCTGCGCGAACAGGTCCGACGCCAGGTTGACGTAGATGTTCTCGTAGCCCGGCGGGATGATGACGTCGTGCGGGTTGGACATCGACGCCGCGCCCGCGTTCGGGAACATCGCGGGCACGATGGTCGGAGGGATGAGGTCCTGGTAGTAGGCGTACAGGATGCGCAGCAGAGACGCACCGTGGTAGTACACGCGGCCCAGGCCCATCTGGCCGACCGTGCGTCCCGCGATGAAGTAGCTGCGCTCCGAGCCGATCTCGAAGATGCGAGAGAACTGCCTCGTGTGGGAGAGGTTGAAGTTCTGGACGATGCCGATGGGGTAGACGACCTGGTTGGCCGCCTGACCGTTGCCGGACACCGCGCCAGCGATGGCCGCTGCACCGCCGATGTTCGCCAGACGCGGGGGGCCCGCCGCCAGCATCGTGAAGCCCGCGTTCGCGTAGCGCCCGTCGACCAGCCCGGCCTGGACGTAGTTCGAATACGGCGCCCAGTCTGAGAAATTGCCAGCCATCGTCTTACTCCCTCACCTTGGAAGAGTAGCTTCCGCCGAGGTCTTCGTACACGTTCAGGGTCTTGTTGGCGCTGATGGTCGCTGCGACGCGAAGAAGCTCGGGGTCAGCGCTGGCCATCTTCGCCAGCAAGATCGCGTCGAGCGCGGAAACGCGCGGCGGGCCGAACCGCTCCTCGAGAGCGGCACGGCCGACGATGTCAGCTGCCAAGGAGCGGAGGTCGGCGGTCATCAGGCAGTGCCTCCCGCATGCGACGACGATACTCCAAGAGCAGCGCACGCACATCCACGGGCAACTTTTGCTGCAACAGAACCTGCAGCGCGGTCGCAGGGTCGAACTCGTGCCCAGGCGGATGCGCCTCGCTGCCGTTCTTGGCGCGCCCGTCGAGCAGCTCCAAGTTCTCCCAGCAGTTGTTGCCCCTGACGCCGTCCTTGTGGTGAACGATCTCCCACTCCTCGAGGAAGCGCCCAAGCGAGAGTTCCATCACAAGACGATGCTCCAAGATGGAACCATCCTGTCGTGCATGCGGGTGTCCTGGTGGCGCTTGCACGAGGACGTAGCCATCGCGCCCCACCCAGCGTTCCTTCTTGCGCGGTCGCTTGAAAGGAACAGGGTCCCGCAGCTTGCTCCCCTGCGCATCGATTAGCCCAGCGCGACGCTTCTGTGCGTGCGACGCGCACATGCCCTTGCTGCGAGCAGGTGCCGGGCACTCCGGCAGTAGACATGCTGTGAAGGACCCGGGAGCAAGCTGCTTGTAGCTGCGTACACGCAGCAGTGGGCGCAGCTCCGCACCGGTCTCCCAATCCAGGCGACCACGACGCGCAGCCCTGTAGTGCGTGGAACAGAAGCCCTTGCTTCCGCCCTCTATTGTCGCACTGCATCCAATCACCTTGCACGGGGGCCACGGTCCTTCTCGTTTCGGTCGTCCTGGGTGTCGCGTGTTCATCGGGGAGAGTACCTCCCCAGTTACCTATGACACTAGATCGTGAGGGTCAAGCGAATGTAGTTGCAGGGGTAGGGCACGTCGAGCGTGACGTCGACGAGGACGGTGTCAGGCTCCGCGGTGTCCTGCACCAGGTTGTTCAGGTTGGCGCCGATGATGACGCCGGAGTCCGTGAGGAATCCGAGCAGACCCTGGATGACATGGCCCAGGGAGTCGAGGAAGCCCTGGGTGATGTTGAAGCGCCCGATGTAGTTCTTGAGGCCCTGCCTCATGAACTTCGCCACGAAGTCGACGACCTTCGTGATCGAGTCGGTGCGCGTCTCGATGGACGTCATGTCCGTCGTCAGCGCCATGCGGCTGATGAGCGGAGCACCCGGGGTGTCCTGGACGATGATGTAGTTGCCGCCCGCAGCCATCACGTTGTACTGGCTGTTGCTGAAGCCCTTCACCGTTCCGTTGACGCCGGTGAAGCCGGTCATCGGGAAGTTGGTGAAGGACTGCTGCGGGGGCTGCTGAGCGATCATCCCCACGATGGCTGCGTTCAGGTAGAACGCGTCGATGAGCTCCTGGTTGCCGTTGATGGTGGCCGAACAAGTATCGGGGAACGTCGTCCACACGCGGCGGTCGGCGTAGCCCTGTGCGGTCTGCTGAACGGCGAGCGCGATGGCGTTGAGGTCCGGCGTCACGCCGTCGCTCAGCACCAGCTCTGCTCCGCGGATGCGGATGGCGAAGGGCTCGCTGATGAGGGGCAGCTCGAGCGGCGGAGCGGGGAATGTGCCGGAGTAGTAGAAGCCGTCGTCGTTCTGGCCGGGCAGGAAGCCAGTGGTCTGCAGGTACACGACCGTGCCGACTACGTTGACCGCCGAGTAGTGGTTGCCGTCGCCGATGTCGAGGAAGATGCCGTCCGAGACCGTGTAGGGGCCCGTGCCCGACAGCCCAGCCGCGAGGATGAGCGCGTCGAGGCCATGGATGCCCGTGTCGAACTGGTTGGTCGTCTGGGTCGAGTTGCCGTTGGTGCCCGAGGCGACCAGTGTGTCGAGCGCAGTGGTCGGAATGCTCGGGTTGATGACGACGATGCGCTCGCCCTTGTTGTCCGCCTCGCTCATCGTGTCGACGTGCGACTGGAAGACCTGGAAGACCGCAGGGTCGTGGGTCAGCGGCGCGATGGCGTAGACCTCGTAGCCCTCGAGGAACGTCGCAGCGCGGGTGAACGCGTCCACCGTGCCGAACGGCGAGCCACTGCTCACCGCGTCGACGCCGATGCCGACGACCGTGGTGCTCGGCGCGTTGATGAGCGCGAAGTACATGCCCAGGCCGAGGGGGTTGTCCGAGTCGATGGGACCCAGCTGCGAGAGCAGCGTGGTCGTGTCGCTGAAGGACAGCAGGCCGGGGCTCGCGGCCGCAGGCGACACGTCGAGGCGCAGTGCGCTGTACTGCACGTACAGCTGCGCCATGGCCGGGTAGACCGGGGTGCCCTGGATGTTGCGCAGCACCTCGGGCTTGACCACGAAGTTGCCCGTCGAGGGGTTGACGACGAGGTTGGGGTACGGGCGGGTCACGCCCGAGTTCGCGTTCAGCGCGTTGAGCTTCTTCGCGATGATGTACCAGGCCGTCCCGACATTGCTCGAGACCGGGACCTGGGTGTTGATCTTCAGCTGGTTGGTGTTACCGCCCGGCGCGACCTGCACGATGGTCGCGTAGTCGACGCCATCGATCCAGATCTCGTCACCGGGCAGCGGAGCGAAAGGCGCACCGCGCACGATGCCCGTAAGGGTGGAGAGACCAAGGGCGGTGAGCGCCGTGCCGCCGACGATGTTGAGCAGCGAGGTCACCCCGAGGGTGGTGTTCTGCAGCTTGAGGTTGCCCCCGGAGAGCGACGCCAGCGTCAGGCCGCCAGCGGCCGCACCGAAGAGAGCGTTGATCTGGGAGAGGATCAGGGTGGGGGTAGTCGCGCTTTCGAAGGTGAGGGTCTGCTGACCGGTGCCGTCGTCGAGGATGAGGGTGAGCCCGTCGGCCACGCTCGTCAGCGCCGTGGTACCCACGACCGTCGCCTGCCCAGGCGCCGCGGAGAAGTTGGCGCCCGTGAACTGCAGCAAGGTGGTGACCGCCTGGCCGTTGCCCGCATTGATTGCAGCGACGCCAGCAGCGCCGGAGACAGTACCCGTCGTGAGACCGAGCGCGGTGTTCGCCGTGCCCGCGCCCGTGACGATGCTGGCGCCGGCACCGACCAGAGAGGTCGTGATCGACAGATAGTTCGTCGAGGCCGCCTCGATGGCGGTAGCGGCGGTGCCGATGACGGCGTTGATCTGGGCCAACGTGTTGGTGACGTTCGAAGCGGGCGCGAAGGTCACCGTGAGGGGGGACGAAGCGCCGTTGAAGGTCTCGATGAGCGTGAGCCCATCGAGCGTGCCTGCCGTGCCGCTGTAGGTCCCCGTGAGACCGAGCGCCGTGGAGGCCGGCGTCGTGGTGACCACGATGGAGCTGCTCGCACCGAGCACAGAGTCGGTGAGCTGGAGGTAGGTGGTGTTGAGCGAGGCCGTGAGCGTGGGCCACTGCGCCTCGATGGCCGCGAAGAGGGTCGACTCGCTGGCCGCGTTGCCCGTGCCGGACAGGACGAGCGAGGTCGCACCCGCACCGTTCACGTTCAGGGTCAGCGAGGTCCCGTTGAGGGTGCCGCCGCTGCCGTAGAGCGCCCCGGAAGTAACGTTGGTGCTGCCCACGGCGGTGGCCGCAGTCGCGAAGGTGAGCCCCGCAAGCGATACGTTGCCCGTCTGGACAGCCGCCGTGCCGATGCCGTTCTGGAGGAAGCACTCGGTCTGCAGGAGCTCGAGCAGCGCGGTGCTCGAGTTGGCGCCGAGGTAGAGGAACGCGCGGACCGTGGACGGGTCGACGGAGAGGTAGTCGATGTTGTTGTTCGGGTCGGGAAAGCTCGCCGTGGTGATGGCAAGACTGTCCTGCGTGTAGCCAGCCGCGCCCGTGTACGTGCGGCCAGCACCGAAGCCGAAGGCCGTGAGGACCGCCTGGCTCGAGTCAGCGAGCACCTGGATGGACTGGTACTGGTTGCCGGCGAGCGAGCGAATGCGCCAGGCGTCGCCACTCTCCACCGTCTCGGCAACGTAGTCGACCTCGCCCGCGGCGCTGAACGCAGCCTGAACGGTCGCCACGACCTGCGCCGGCGACAGCGGCGAGCCCGCGAACACGACATCGAGCTCGGGGCCGTTGTTCAACGACAGCGCCAGCGTCAGACCGGTGAGCCCGGAATAAACGGGCGGGGTGCCCTCGGCAGCCGTGGCGAGCAGAATCGCATCGACAGGAACGAGCGCCTGAGGGTTGATCGCCTGCGACCCCGTCGCAGTGGTCGTCAGTACGTCGATGACCTGCCAGCAAGCCCCCACGACGCACGGCACGAGCGTCGGCGTGATGACGGTCGGCGTGACGGTCTGGAAGACCTGGATGACTTCTACCCCGGGGCGGGGAAGCTCTGCGGCCATGCTCAGCTGCTCCTTCTCTCAGACCTTGATGACTGTGCTGTTGCCGGCGACATGCGTATCCATCGGGCTACCGCATGATTGTTCCACGGCCGGTTGGGCAATGGGAATAGCTCGACCTCCCATTCCTGGTGGGCGCACCGCTGGACTGTTCGGCCGCGACGAGCGAATGGTGACCCGCTGCGCGGGATTGAGCGGATGCGGTACTGTTCTCAGAACAGGTGCAGGACTTCCAGCGTCAGGTGTTCCACCGTACGCGTCACTCGCCGCAGGTGCGAACGCTGGGGGGCGATGTCCCTGCACCAGGTAAGGAGAACCCGGCGCAGGTGAATCGATGGGGCCCTGCTGCTGGTTGACGCGAGTCAGTCTCTCGCGGATAGCGATACTGACGTCCTTCACGATCCGCTTGCCCAGAGGACTGAACTGCGATGTGCGGTAGAACTGGAAGGGGCACGTGACCGCGGTGAGATACCACTCGTCCCCGCTGTCGCCGGCGATGATGGAGCCCGCGGGCGAGGGCGAGCCGATAGCCGGCTGCCGGCCGATCTCGAAGAAGCCCGCCTGCATCAGCATCTCGCGGTGCAGCCACAGCTGCTCGGCGCAGATCCACGCAATGCGCTCACACTCGAGTGGCACCCGCGAGCAGCAGTTGATGACCATCGTGCCGGGCACCAGTACGGACTTCTTCTTGGTGCCTGTGCGGAAGTCGTAGTCCAGCATGTCGTCGAGGCCGAGCGTGTAGAACTGGATGGGCCCCCGCGTGCAGGCAATGGAAGGACGCTGGCCGATGGTCTCGGCCTTCATCACGTTCTCGTCGGAGATGTAGATCTCCGAGTTCTCGTCGTACTGGTCCCAGTGGTAGGCGCCGTTGGGGGCCGCGCTGAACAGCCCCTGGAAGAACCCGACGAAGAGCGTGCGAACGTGCTCGAGCGGCGAGTACTTGAAGCTGTCCTCGGGGAACGCTCCGTTAGCGTTTGTGGTCGGGATCTTCGGAGGCACGGCGTAGCTGCTCCATCTGGTGGGCTTGAGCGAGATTGTACGCTAGGCCGAGCCCACCCCCAATGACGGGAGCTGCATACATGAGCGCCGAGTGCGGGATGCCTGTGTTGCCCGGGGGGCCGAACTTCTTGTAGCCCTCGTTCGCCAGATGCGCAGCGCCCGCGCCCGCGAGCGTACCAGCGCCCATGCCGAGCACGCCTGCGAGCATGGGCTTGAGCGGATGAGGCTTCGGCTGTTGAGGCTTCGGCTGCGCCTCGTCCTCCGCCAGCTTGCAGAGGGCGGCCGCTTCTTCTCTCGGCAAGTAGGAGAACAAGGTGGGAGCGTTCACTTGTTTGGGTCCGAGTAGGTGGTGGGGTAGAGGCTGTAGATGCCGGGGATCTCGTTGTCCATGAACGACTCGAGGTTCTGCGGGTTGGAGTAGTTCCTCGAGGGGTTGAGCCAGAGGTCCGACAGCGCCTCCTGCAAGTTGAGGGGAATGGCGAACTCGATGTCCTTGGGCGGCACCTCGTGCAGCTGCACCTCCTGGTGCACAGCCGCGCGGCCTTGCTCGGTCTGGTTGACCTGCACCACGCGCCAGCGCCGGTTCTCCGGCTCGACGAGAACATCGCGTGGCTTGAGCGGGGGATAGTACGCCAGCCGCGCTGTTGTATTGACCTGCTGCTGGGCACCTACGTTGGTGTTCTGCTCGCTCTTGGCTGAGGGGTCCATCTGCACCCAGGACTCGATGGGCGACAAGTACCCGCGCACGAAGCCGGTGTCGTAGCAGAGCTGGCAGCCCGACCGCGTGCGTGACCGCAGCTTGGGGTTCCAGCAGCTGCACCGCTGACCGAACGTGCGCGCGGGCAAGACCCAGCAGCGCCGGCCCGCGAACTCTCGGAAGAGCAGCTGCATGTGCCTGCGTAGCTCGAGCGCGATGAGGTCGGGGTCGGGGTCCTTGGCGACAGGTAGGCCGTCCGCGCCCCCGAAGACCTGCTGGCTGCCCGTCGGCAGGTTGGTGACGAGCAGCTGGTAGAAGTACTTCCGCCAGCGGTGACCAGACCGCAGCGTGTTGTCGATGTACGAGTACTTGTCCTGGAAGGGCGCCGAGAGGTTGTCGAACGGACCGCTCGGTGACTCGCTGCGCTGAACCTGGAAGTTGTAGTCGAGGACGTCCTCGCTCGTGTCCGCGAGCTCCCACGTCAGCTCATTGAAGTCGATGTCCAACGAGCGGACGCGAAACTCCTGAATGGCGATCTGGACGCCCACGACCTTAGCCGGCCATCGCGTTCAGCCCGCGCTGGGCCGCATCACCCGCACGCTGAACCACACCCGACATCGGGGTGCCCACGCTGCCCGGGAGCCTGCTCGCCAGCATGTTGCCCCCACGCGTGACGGCATTGACCCCGGCGTGCGCCGTGTTCTTGGCCGCCTGCCCCAGCCCTTGCCCGGCGACCATGCGCCCGCCGACACCGCTGGCCGCGCCGCCCAGGGCAGCCCCACCGAGAGCTCCGCCCGCCGCGCCCGAGAGGCGGTGACCTGGGCCGCCGGCAAGCGCCCCACCCGCCGCGCCGAGGCCTGCGCCGGCAACGGCGCCCGCGGTGCCCGGGTTCTTCATCGCCCAGCCGCCGACCGTCTTGGCCAGCCCGCCCCAGTTGAGGGCGACCTTGGCCATGACCGCGCCCGCCGCGCGCCCGGTCTCCTCGAGCGACTGCGCGTGTGCCGCCTTCTCGAGATCTTGGCGGGCGAGGTCGCGGCCGAGTCCATCGGCGAAGGCCAGCAGGGCCTCGGCCGAGAGCATCTCACCGAGCGACGCCTTCTTGTGCAGCACCTCTTGAACGCGCCGGTCACCCAGCGCTTTCTCGGCCGTGCGGTTCGCTGTGTCAGCGAGCTGCGCAACACGACCGGTCGGCCCGCGGTGCCTTGCCAGAGTGCGCCCCATCTCGTTCTGGAAGTCGCGTACGCGGTCTTCACCGGCACCATTGCGAACGGCTGCACCCACCCGCCGCTTCACCCAGCTATGGCTAACAGCCGTCTTCGCAACACCCCCACCCAGCCCCTGCGAGTCATCTTGCACGCCCTCGGCGGGGACAGGCCCGGGAGCGCCAGCACCCTGCGCGGGCTCGCCCAGAGGGGCGGCGGGAGCACCACCGGACTCCTGCTTGGCCAGCGTGAGCTCGAGCAAGCGCTTCTTCAGGCGGAGCTTGTCGCGCATCTGCCACACGTCGCCCTCGGCGCGGCGCTCCTCGGCGCGGCGCTCCTCGTCGCGCTGCTGCTGCAGCATGTCGAGCTGCAGCTCCTCCTGCTCGAGGGCCATGGCCTGGTCGAACAGGGGCGTGCCCTTGAAGTGATCGAGGAAGGAGAACTCGCCAGCCTTCACCGCACCAGGAGCGGGCGCCTCCGCACCCCACGCGCGCTTGTAAAGCTCCGCAGCGGGCGTGCCGTCGGCAAGCTTGCGCAGCTCGGCGGCAGGCAGCTTCGCAAGCATCCCTTCGAGCCCAGAGTTCGCCTGCTTCGTCAGCTCCTGCTCGTAGGCCACCTTGAGGAATGTATCGAGCATCACGCAGCTCCCTTGTTCTTACCGAGGATCGTTTTGATGTCCCGCCACGCACCTGGCGCATGCGACGCCTGGCGCTTCACCGACGCCACGAACTCAGGCCCCGTGGACAGGCCGGTCATGGCGCCCGTAAGCGCGCCCGCGCCCGCAGCAACACCGGGGTGTTCCTTGGCGAAGTCCGCAAGCAGAAGTCTTCCCTTGGACTGCGCCAGGTTGAGCGTGGCACCCAGGCCGCGATTGGGCTCGGCTTCGAGCTTCTCGACCTTCTGACGCAGCGGCTCGTTGCTGCCACGCGATTCGACGTAACCGAGCCCCGCACCGATGCCCGCGCCGACGGCAGCATGGGGGAGCCGCGGCAGGAGCCTGCCGACCTGCGTGTCGACCATGTCGCGGAGGGTGGCTACTTTTGCCACCGCGCTGCTTTTGGGAGGTAGTGCGACAAGACCTCCTTCGGGGAGTTGATGGACTTGCTGTCGCCGGTCGGCTCCTGCTGCTCCATCTTCGTGGTGGGCGCGGCGCCGCCGAACATGGGCTCGTTGCTGCTGGCCGGCGTCGAGACGGTGTCGTCACCCGTCGGCGCCATGCCCGCCGGTGGAACACCAGGGTTGGGCGCGCCGCCTGCGGGGCCGTTGGTGGGTGAAGGGGCGCTGCTTGCACCCGCTGCCTGACTGGCCGCGGCATTGGCTGCGTCGGTGGCCGGGGTGGGGGTGAGCGGGGGGGGCTCGGCCGAGGCGGCCTCGAGAAGCGTGCCACGCAGCTGCTGGAAGGCCATGCGCATCGCGGCCGCGGTCTGCTGCTGTTGAAGCACCTGATCCTGCGCAGCCATCGCCTTCGCCGTCGAGTCGGCGACCGTTGCCTGGATCTGCTGCATCTGCTGGTCGTGCATCGCCTGCGCCTGCTCGAGCTGCGCAGTCTGCTCCTCCTTCGCCTGCAGCTCGGCCTGCGCCTCCTGCAGCTTCTGGCGCAAGAACGCGGCCTGGTTCTCCTGCCCCGCGGCCTCCGCAGCTTCCTCCTGAGCAAGGTACTCCTGCATCGCGGGGTCGATGGCCGGCTCGATGGGCTGGCCCGGCTTAGGTGCAGGGGCGGCGTTCGAAGGGGCAGGCTCCTGCTGCTCCATGGAGCTCGAGAGCCCGCCGTCGAGCAGGGCGAGCTTGAAGGCGGCAGCGGCCTTCTCGTGCGCGTGCCGGTCGAGAGCAGCACCGGCACCGCGACCAGCCTTGCCCCCCATGTGCTGGCCGAGGGCGACGCCGCCGAGCGTGGCCATCGGGTTGCCCTTGCCGTAGCGGTGCATTGCAGCGCCACCCGCAAGCGCACCGAGGGTGCGTCCCACGGCGTCACCCGTGCGCTCCTTACCGTGCGCCTTGTCCTTCTCGAACTCTGCGCTGATGGAGGCCTTCGCGCGCTCCTTGCCCGTGTCCTCGGGGCTCTTGTACGAGGCCGCCATCTTCGCGCCCGTCTGCATCCCCTGCGCAGTGGGAGGCAGGGGTGGGGGCGGAGTGGCTTGCATGTTCTGACCACGGCCCGTGGGAGGCAACATGCCGGGAGAGGGGGGCATGGCGCCACCGGCGCCCATCGCGACCTTGAGCGCGGTACGGTCGTCCTCGGTCAGGTCGGCGAACGCCGCCTCGAGGTCGGCGACCGTGGCCGCCTTGTCCTTGCCGCGCACGCGGAGGAAGAAGTCCGCAGCCTCTTCGAGCGGGATGCCGTTGAGCAGACTGGTCTCGAAGTCCATCCCTCACTCCCAGGTGTATACGTTGTGCATGTTGTCGTTACCCGAGTACGCCCAGGTCCAGCAGGGCGCCGTGGCGCTGACGACCGCCGGCTTGTAGATCTTGCCGACCATGGCGTTGTTGTCGTCGAGACCGAGCAGCGAGTTGGCCGTGCCCGCCGCAGAGATGGTCACACCCGACGCAGGGGTGGCCTCGATGAAGAGCAGGTTCTGCTCGGGGGTGAGCAGCACCTTCACCGCGGGGATGGCTGCTTCCACCTGCGCCGCGATGTCCTTGTAGAACAACGTGTAGGGGTCGGGGTTGGTACCCGGCGGCACCGCAGTGCCGGAGCCGATGTTAGACTTCACGAAGGTGACAGTCACCGCTGAGGGGCTGGTGAAGATGAGCGTCGTGCCGACGAGGCCTGCGATGCCCACCATGTTGCCCGCAGGCACGCTGCCCCCGGAGGTGCCCTTGTTGATCGAGCCGCCGACGACACCGCCGTTGAGGAAGTTCAGGGCGTCCTCGATGCGACGGAACTTGTAGAGCTTGTTGGCAGACATCTTGATCTCGCTCGGGGGCTAAAAAAGTAGACTGGGGCTCGCGGCCCCAGTCTACCAGCTCAGTGCTGGCTGGCAGAAGCCAGCGGCACCGGAATGACGTTGTGTGATCCACAATCGGCGCACTGAAGTGCTGCGCCCTTGCCGTGATTGCCGCGACGCAGCTGCAAGTTCGAGATGTCGTTGTTCTGACGGTCCTTGTCGTTCACGTGGTGGACGGTCTCGTCCTCGGTGAGAAGACGCCCGAGATGCTTGGCCGTCACGAGGCGGTGCTCGAGGCAGTAGCGCGCGTCGGTCGTCTTGATCTGCGCCATCGGATAGAACGGGTCGTCGGGGCGCACAAGGACGAGGACGTAGCCACCGTCAGTGACGACGCGGCCGCCCTTCCAGGCATAGTGCTCTTCGCCCTGCTGGAAGCCCTTCGGTCTGAGCGTAACACCATGCTCTTTCAGGAACCGCCGGATCGTCGAAGAACTCACGCCGAACTCCGCAGCCAGCGGCTCTGTCGCAGTGCCTTTCAGGTACCGGTGGATGATGTGGTCTCGCTGCGCATCCGACGGCGTGAAGATAAAGTGGCTGCCGTCTCGTCGCCCCCTCTTCATGGGGATGCCGTGCCGGCGCAGCGCCTGCCTCACCATCCACGGCGACACACCACCAAGAGTCTGCGCGATCTGTCCGGCGTTCATGGAAGTAGTCCGGTACAGGTCGACAGCACGTTGTTCCTTCTCCTCAGTCCAACCAGTCTTCAGCATGTAGTCCTCCTCGAGCGCCTTATGCCGCTAGGAGGAATATAGTACTACGTATGCATCTTTCAATAGCTAGCGTAGGTCGAGTTCACGGCCCAGAGCTCGCTGTGTATCCCGCTGTTCGACGGGCCCAGGATGCCCTGGATGTTGATGGCCACCTTGACCCTCTGCTTCATCTGCTCAGTGAACGACTTGTAGTACTGCAGCCAGTTCATGAGCAACGGCGTCTTGTCGTTCACCCCGACGTTGATGCCGCCGTTGGAGTAGTTGATGTGGTTGCGCGTCTGCAACAGGCCAACGGACTCGATGAGCGAGATGGTCGTCATGCGCAGTATCAGGGCGTGCTGGTTGAGCTGCAGCAGGTCCTCGAGCGACAGCGACGTGAAGTGGGGCGTGCCGTTGAAGTCACTGAGTGCGTCGTAGACGGCCCAGGCCACCTGCCTGTCGCTCGACTCCTCTCCGGCCACGATGCGATTGAGCTCGGGGAAGTCCCGGTGGTAGAGCCGGACCATCTGGACGAAGTCCTTGAAGCACCGGCTCATGTGAGGGATGCCCTGCAGCATGGCTCACCCTCCTGCGACCCGCGGGGCCTTGGCCTTCGCCACGACGTAGGACGCCGGTGGCTGCTCCCCGACGGCGAGCGCGCCGAGCGTGACGAGCTCCTGGATGCCCTTGCGCATGCGTTCCATGCGATCTGGGTTCACCACGACGCTCGTGCCGGGGGCAACGAGGTGCTTGCCCAGCACGAACGTGTGACGAACCAGACCGCGCTGCCTGAGCGCGGCTGTTTCCACATCCGTGAGGTTGAAGACCTTCATCGACGGCTCTTCTTGCTGCCCTTCCCAGAGGATGCCGCCTCGGGTGCGACAGGAGCAGGGGGCTCGTCGTCGGCAGCCGCATCGGCCATGGCCGCGTCGACCGCAGCGTCCACGTCCACGACAGGCGCGGCGTCCACCACAGCCTCTGCAGCGGCAGCAGCCGCCGCGTGACCGGCGTCGTAGGCGCGCTCGTTGAGCAGCGCGGGCTTCTGACCAGGGGGCAGGACCTGCGGCATCGCCTCGTCGTCGCCGACGTAGGGCGGGATGTACTGACCCGTGGGGGTGTCGTACTTCACCGAATCGAGGCGCTTGTTGATGAGGGGGACCTTCGGCGCCATGGGTCCGGGCTCCATGGTCATCAGGTCGACGACGCGCCCGTCAGGGGTGCGAACCTCGAGCACCTTGTCGGCAGACTTCTGACGCAGCTCAAGCAGGTTGCGCGTCACGAAGGTCTCGTCGACGAGCAGGCGCGCGCCGGGCACCAGCCTGGCCTGCGCATTGCCGACGTACTGCTTGCGCTTGAGCGCCGCCGGCAGAGTCGCACGGTGCGTGCGGTGGTGGACACTGCGGACAACGCTGTGGATTACGTACTGGGTCATCGCGGGCCTCCAAACGCCATGGGCGCCGGCACCAGACCGGCACCGACGCCCATGTACTCTCGCAGACGCGAGAGCGGGTGACTAGAACTGCGTGATCTGCGGGAACTGCAGGCCGTTGTCGACCTGGTTGTTCGGCTGACCCAGCGAATCCTCGGAGAGGGCCACGAAGTTCGCGATGAGCCCGTCGGCGTTCGTCGTCGGGTTCGCGTCGGCCGAGTAGAGCTCGAGCTTGCGCACCGCCGCGATGTTGATGACCGCCATCGCGATGTCCTCCCAGGCCTGGAAGGTGATGACGTTGGCGATCTTGTCGATGTAGAACTTGGTGTTGTTCAGGACGTAGAACTTCCCGAAGAACTCCGGCTTCGTGAAGACGTAGACGTTCCCCGGGCGCAGGATGTCCGTCTTCACCGTGCGGATGTACGAACGCCCGAAGAGGGTGTTGTACTTGTACCCGTCGACCGCCGTCTCGCTCTGGAGACGATCGCCGAAGTCCTCGAGAGTCCACTGAAGGATGTCGTCCCAGTCGACCTCCGTCATCAGCAGGCGCTCCGAACGCAGGCGGTTGCCGTCCAGGAGCTTTAACAGGTTGATGACGTCCGGGCGCTGGATGGGGCGCACGGTCGCATCGTTGGTCGTCGCGGTGCGCGCGAGCTCGCCCTTGCGGACGGCGAACTCGACGACGCCGGTGCCCTGGATCTGGCTCGCGTTCAGCGGGGTCGCGGTGCCGCCGTTGGCCTGCAGCTGCAGGGCCTGGACGGCCGCCTCGACGTTGACCGTGAACTCGCGGTCCTCGACCTCCTGGATGTCCTTCACCGAGTTCTCCTCGATGATCTTCGTGATGGGCATCTCGTAGGCGAGGAGCTCCTGCTCCGTCTTCTGGAAGATCTCCGAGCTGACGGTGTAGAAGCCGACTTCTGCCTTGGGGCCGCGGATGAAGCGGGCCGTGGGGCTGCCGCGGAACGTCATGGTGAGCGCGCGGGACTGCGGCTCGACGTCCACGATCTTGACCAGGGTGTCGTGGTTGACCGAGCGCTGGCAATCGCTGCGGGTCACCTGCTCGGGGGGGATCACCTTGCGCGCGTAGGAAACCTCGCGCAGGCGGTCGCGGATGTACGAGCCACCGTACTCCGCCATCTTCTCTTTGCCCTCGGACGACCCGAGCTTCTGCGTGAACAGCTCGTTGAGGACGCGTGCCGGAACGGACATGGGATTCTCCTCTCTTCCTTTCGTTCCGGTTACGAGCGCCAGCCCGAGATGAACCGGAGCTGACCGCCGTTATTGGCGGGCAGACGTGTGACGTACCCGACGATGGGGTCGGTGTCGCCCGAGGTCAGAAGACCATGGCCGACCAGACCCGTGAAGTTGCGCCCGCCGAAGGTGATGGTTGCAACCTTGAGCGGCTGCATCACCGCGGTGATGGCTGCACCGCCGCCCGCGCCGACCGTGGCCGAAGCGTCGAAGATGCGGGTGTCGAACTCGTAGTCACCGCGCCACAGGAGCGGGACCTTGTGCCCCGAGAGGGACTGCACGTCGTAGCGGCCGCGCTCTGCAAAGAGCGGGAAGCTGCGAGGGGGGAAGGGCGCACCGACCGGCGCGACGGCGCCGACCGTGGTGATGTCCGTGGCGCGAATCGTCTGGTAGCTTGAGTTGAGCGTCAGCCACTCGCCGTCGATCACGCAGATGGCGTTGAGCGGCTGGATCAGGGTGGGATCCGCCATGGCGAAGTCGCGGCGCTGCACCGGCAGGATGTCCGAGACAGGCGTGAAGTTGATCTTCTGCAGAGTAGACATGACTCAGATTCTCCTCGTAGGTCGTTGGTCGGAGCGGCTAGCCCACGCCCCCGACGATGTACCGCTCCAGGTCCGTCGACCCCCCGGAGCCCATCTCCGGGTTGTCGTTGGTCAGTTGTGCCAGCTTCGTGCCCATGTCGGGACCGACGAGGTCCACGGCATGTTCGACCGCGTCGAGCTTGCCCGCCTCGGCGGCCTTCTCGAGACGGTCGGCGAGAGCGTCGACGGTGGTGTCGAGCTCGAGGCCCTTGCGGTGCATCTCCGACGCGAGCTTCTCGACCCGGTCACGGCGCTCCCTCGACGCCAGCTTGTCCTGCAGATCGTTGATGGTCGCCTGCTGTGCGCGCAGGGTCGCAGAAGCGTCGGTGAGAACCTCCGCGATCTGCGCGTTGCTGATCTTGTTCATCATCCGCTCCTTCACGCCCCGGCCGCGGCGGCCGCAGACTCTTTGCCCTCGGCGGCCTCGGCGAGCTTCGACAGAAGCACGCGGGCCGCAGCGGTCTTGACGCTCTCCGCGGGGGCCGCAGCGGAGGCGAACTTCGTCCCGGCCTTGCCCGTGTGATCGAACGCGACCTGCAGCACGCGGTCGTGCTCGGCGCTGAGGGCCGGCTCGTTGAAGTACTTCTTGAGCTCCTCACGGCGCGGGCCGTGGGTCTCGCTCTTCTTGGCGTCGATGGCCGCCTGGTTGGACTGCACGTGGGAGGTGGGACCCCGGGGAGGGCCACCGGCGGGGTTGCCACCGGGCTGCCCGGCCATGCTGGTCTCCGGGGGCACCGCGGGGCCGGCCGAGATGCGGGCCGGGTTGATGGCGTCCTCGGCCACCTTGGTGCGCGCGAGCAGGTAGTCCGCGAGCGACGAGGGGGCAGAGCCCTCCTTGTTCTCGGGCTCGGACTTGTGGGCCGCCTCCGCCTTGTCGAGGCCCTTCTTGGCCTCCTCCATGCCCTCGGTCTCCTTCTTCTCGTGCTCGTCGGCAGCGAGCTTCGAGCGGATGAGCGAGACCACGCCGGCGCTGGCGTGCTTGCCGTTTACGATGTTCGGCGGCATCTTGCCCGCCACGCCTGCGGCCTGGGTGTTCTCCATCTGAGTCGCACCGTTCTCGGTGCTCAGGCCCTTCTGCTGGCTCGGGTGCATTGGCACGACGTTCACGCCCTGGCCCTTGTGGTCGGGCAGCGACTTTGAGGCGGTCGCGTGCGACACGCCCGGAGCGCTCGTCTGCAGGTGCTCGGTCAGGCCGTAGGGGCCGGCCATGCTCGCGGCTTGCTTGAGCAGCTCGGCGCAGAAGTCGCACGCGCTGGCCAGCTTCTCGACATGCTCACTCTCGGGAGCCGACGCCATCTTGTCGCCGCACGCGCACTTCTCCTTACCGCACTTCTTGCACATCTTCCCCTCGGCGACCTTCTCGCTCTGGAGGTAGGCCTCCTCCGTGATGCGCACCCGCGCCGCGGAATCCACCATCGCGGCCTTCAACAGGTCCTGCAGCATCGGACGTCCAGCCATCTTTCCCATGAGATTCTCTCCTGCAACGGAAGCGCGTTTGGGCAGCATCTCAGCGCCCCGAGGGGCCATCGACTTCTGATCGGCGGACCCCGCATCGGCCTGCAGAGGAGCGCCCGTGTTCACTCGCGCGTAGTTGGTCCTGCCGGCCATACCTCTCGGCCCCCGTAGACCCGGCGCCATGGCCGGCTCGATACTGGGGGCTGGGAGCGGGGCAGCCGCGGTCGCACCCGTGGAAGAGGACAGCGGGGTCTCCGCTGCCGACTTCGAGAACAGGTGCGTGCTCACGACTGCCCATCTCCCTTCACCGTCCTACTGGGCCCACTGGACCGGGTAGCCCACGCGCTCGAGCAACTCGAGGGCGCGGATCTCCACGGCCGTACCGACGTCGGGGGCCGACGCCACCTTGGTGCTCTCCTCGACGAGGTTGAGCGTGAAGGCCGCGGCGATCTTGTTCGCGGCCTCCTCGGCATCGAAGCCGCCGTCGGCTGCGATCTTCTGCGCGCGCTCGAACGCGAGCTCGTCGATGGCCGAAGACGCCTTCTCCTTGTTGTGGTGGTGGACCGCAGCGGCCGCACCCGCGCCCACGGCGCCGGCACCGGCGGCATGCGCCGCACCACCGATGAGCTTGGCGGTGCCCTTGTGCATCGCCTTCTCCTCGTCGTGCGTACGGCCGACCGCCTTGACGACGCCCTTGCCCGTGCGCTCGAGGTGCTTGGCGAGCGCCTCGGGCATGCCCGCGGTCTTCTCGCCCTCGGGAGCCGTCGCCTGGGCGGCGATCTTGCGCATCTCCTGGACGTAGGAGTGAGCCATGACACGGCCCAGGAAGTCGGCCTCGGCCACCTTCTCGGCAGCGGCCTTCTTCTCCTCGTGCTCCTTCTTGGCCTCCTCGTGCTTCTTCTTCTCTTCGTCCTCCTCGTCGTCCTCGGAGGCGACCTTGGTGCCGCCGCCCTCGGCAGCCGGGGCAGCAGCGGCAGCGGTCTTGGAGACCCAGCTGTCGTACAGCTCCTGCACCTTGGTGTCGGGCATCGACTTGAGGTCGATGTTCGACTCGGAGGCGAGCTTGAGGAAGAGCTCCACGGAGGCCTGCTTCTCGAGGTCCTCCTGGGGGGCAGAGGCGGTCTTGTTGGTGCCGTAGTACTCGGCGAGGAATGCGTCCATGGCCATGGTTCAGTGGTCTCCCGCGATCTTGGCCAGCGTGTTCCTCGAGGGGAATCCCCTCTCCACGACGGCGGTCTGTTCGTCCTGACCGACTTCATCCCAGAAGGCCTGCTTCAAGTAGCCGACCGACAGCGGGGTGAAGACGGATGCAGCAGGTGCCTCAGCGAGCTTGCGTAGATACTCCTCCGACGGCGCTGCCGTCGAAGCTACCAGGTCCTGCGTATGAGCGACAAGTTCCATGAGGCCACTGCGGTACGAGTTGTACGCAGCACCTATCTTACGCAGTAGCGGTGAAGGATGGGAAGAAGTCGCTGCGCGCTTTTCTTGGGGGGCTGTCGAAGCAACAAGTACTCGCTTCTCGACAGCAGGCCCGAGACCAGAACGACTAGCCAGTAGCGGCGCGAGCAGACGCGCCAGAATCGGTGAGAAGAAGTCCGGTCCCATCGGCACTGGCAACGTGTCGTCGACCTTCGGGAAGACCGTGTTCTTCGACTCAAGGTCGTCAGCAAGCGAACGCCTGCCCATCTGGATAAGGACGATCCGCTGGAACTCTCGCGGTCGTAGAACTACGCCCATCGCTGACGGTGTGGACAGCGCACTTTCTAGCGGTGCTCCCCCTAGCGCATCGAGAACATCCTTGGGCAGGTCCTTCTCGTTACGCGTGAGGACGGGCACCGCCTTGCCCACAAACTGGCTGGGCATCACATCCTTGGTGATCTCGGCGTCCTTGTCCTTGGCGAGCTTGCCGAGGAAGGCCAGCTTCAGCGCATCGACGCTGGCAGTTTTCTCCTCGGCCACACCCTCCGGGGAGAACAATGGCAGGAGCTCGTCGTCGCCGTCAGCGTAGCCGAGCTTCTCCGCGAGCTCGGCGCCGGGCAGGCTCCACACGCGGCCGTTGCCAGCGATCTTCATCATCGTCTTGGCCGTCTTGTCGGCGCCGATGAAGACGAAGCTGATGTCGAAGAACTTCGGGTAGTCGTTGTAGACGAAGACCTTCTTGCCGTTGGGCAAGATGCGGTTCATCGCCTTGCCGGCGTGCTCGCAATAGTCCTTGCGCGTTATGGACACGCCGCGAATGCCCTTGCCGTTCTTTTTGATGAGCTCCTTGTGGTAACGGAGCACAGCGTCGCCCGGCGTCTTGTCACGCCCATGGACGAACATCGCCTGGGCCTTGCGATAGGTGTCCCAGTCGAGGCAGATGCTGCAGGTGTCGTAGGGCACCTTGCAGTTGTGCACTGCCAGCCCTTCGACAAGGTAGCTCTCATCCTCCTCCACCTCGAGGTTGAACACCTCGACCTCGGCGTAGATCGAGCTGATCTCACGGATGGGCGTGATGATGGATGGACGGTCTTCTTCCCACCCAACCATCCTGGAGTTCTTCGCGCGCAGAACCGTCGACGGCCGCACCTTGGCGGAGTAGTCCGTAAAGCGCCGCGCGTGCTGCTTGCCAAGGTGCACGACCCACTCGTCCGTCTCCTTCTGTACCAGCGCGGAGGGCTTGTGGTGCAGGCGGTGCACAGAAGCCAGCAGACCGCTGCGCGCGAGAATGAGCTGGACCTGCCATGCCAGCGCTTCCGAAGAAGTCGACCAGCCCAAGCTACCGTCGTCCGACCCGCAGCCGTCGCCATTCGCGTAGGCGCCCAGGAGCTCTAGCTGAAGCTCGGGGTTCCAGAAGAGTACTTCGGCCGACAGGCGCTTCTGCGTCGAGTACACGCCGGCCAGCCGCGTGCACCACGCCGCCAGCTGCGCGTCGTGAATGTAGATCGACACGGCGCAGTCCGAGTTCTTCCTCGGAGCAAAGGCAGGAGGGTTCTTCGTGCCAAACTCCGCGCAGAGCGCCGCGATCTCCGTGTGCACTGCGTCGTCCTCGTGCGTCGTGAGCTCGATGCCGCACAAGTCCCCGGCCTGGTTGCGCAGCGGGTGCCCTTCGGCGAGGTAGTAGCCCAGTAGCCGCGCCGCAGCGCGCGAGGGTGCCTCACCCCCGATGTCGTTCGGAACGGGCGCCAGCGCGTAGTGGCTCAGGCTCAGGCATTCAGCATGGACCCAGTCGGGGGACAGCGGCAGCACTGCCCGCCACGCCATGTCCCAGCCATCATTCCGCTCCTTGACCTGGTTCTCTCTTACTACGCGGAAGGGATGCTGCCGCGTGCAGTGAATCAGCGGCGTTGCTTCCGCCTTGATCGCGTACAGCTCACCCTTGTAGGGACGTCGATGGACAGAGGCCACAAGCCGCGCGCGCCCTCGATGTGTCAAGACACGTTCGCCGACCTGCACATCCTCGATGCACTTGCGCGAGCCATCAGCCATCGTGATGCGCGAGCCGGCGATGAAGCAGCCCATGCTCACGTCCGGGTAGTCGCCTGCCTTGAGCTTGTCCCAGACACCAACGCCGCCGAAGCGCTGGCACTTGTCCTCGTCGACACGCGCGACGAGCTCAACGCGCTTCATGCGCGAGTTCCACGCTGCCAGCTCCACCTCGCCGAACGCGCGGGTCGCGTCCTTGTTGCGGTGGTGGGCGTAGGGGTGCGCGAAGTAGAACGTCGGGAAACCGTAGCCCCAGTCCGCAGCCTTCGGCTTGTCGAGCAGGGGGTTGCCCGTCCAATCATCGGGCCTGTGGATGAGCGAGGCTTCGGGAAAGGCGTCGCCGTTGATGTTCGAGCCCCAGTACTCGCTGGCGCCCATCGCGTTGAGCAGCACGTACTGCGCGTCGGGCCGCGGCCGCAGAGAGGCGATGTACCTCGACACCTCGGGCAGCAGGAGAGGCTCGGCCGTCTTCTCGAAGGCGCCATCGGCAGGGCCGAACAGCGGGATGGCGTTCAGCCCCCGCTCGTCCTCTCCCTGGAAGAAGGCGACCTTGAGCATCGCGATGTACTACTTCTTCTTTCCGCCGCCGCCACTGAACGCGGATAGAATTGGAGTCCGCATCTTGTCGCGGTAGTCGAGCGACTTCTCGACGACTCCGCCGGCATGGAGCGGGTCGGTCATCATCTGGCGCATGTAGCTGCCGGCCACGATGGGGTCCTTGGCGAACATCGGATTGAACGTGCGGAGCGTGGAGTAGGCCTGGTTGAAGAGCTTGGGCTTCTCCTGCTGCATCTCCTCAAGATCGGAGTTGTGCTCGAGCATCATGCGGAAGTCGCGCGCCTTGGTGGCAGCGTCGTAAAGCTTCTGTGCAGCAACACCGACGCCAGCTCCGATGAGGCCTGCACCGACGCCGATTGCGCCGCCGAGCGCCTTCCCACCAACGTTCATGCCGAGAGAGCGCATGTCACCGCCGGTAAGCTTCCCCTTACTGTCGATGTGCCCGCCCATGAGGCCTTCGCCGGCGCCGGTCAGGAAGTCCTTCAGCCGCCCGTCCTTCAACGCCCAGCCCTTCGGCCCAGCGGCCCTCTTCTCTGTCAGGTACTCCTCGAGGGGGTTCTTCTCACTGGCCATTCTGGATTCTCCACAGATGCTCGTTGTGGTCGCGGGTGCCTGGCACTTGCTGCAGGACCTTGTGTTTGGCCCAGCGAGCCGCGCTGGCCGCATGCCCCGGGCTGTTCTCCACATGCTGGTTCAACTCATTGCCGGCGACCAGGCCGGCGCCGACCAGGGCGGTGCGAGGGGCGGCAGCGGCGATGGTGCCGCCGACGTTACCCCCGACCGCTCGGCCTAAAGGGCGAAGGGCTTCTCCCGCCCTCCCTGCAGCGTTCCACACCCCACCGAGCGCGCCACCGTCGGCGGTCTTGAGGTAGTTGTTCAGGCTCGAGAGATGCGTGCGCACCTCGGCGCGGGCTTCGCGCAGCTCCGCGAGCTTCGACAGCGCCTCGCAGAAGTCCCCGAACTCGACGACCAGGGGGTGCTCGTGGTTGACGACGCGCGCACCCGCGGTCTTGTCGACCGACGCGGTCATCTGCTCGATGCCGTGAAAGACCCCGTCGCGTAGCAGGCGCGGGGTGATGAGCGTGAAGGCCACCTTGATGTGGTCCTCGCTCGGAGCCACCGTCTGCCAGGCCTGCATCACCTCGCCCAGTGACACACCCGTGAGGGCGGCCTGCTTGACCTGGTGGTAGACCCGGTCCGCGAGGTCAGCGTACATGACCTCGAGTCCGCTAATCTGCGACTGCAGGTGGTCAGCGGCGCCAGCGAGCTTGTCCTTCAGCTCGATGACCTCCCCGTGGGGGTTCGCGAAGGGCAGCTCCGCCGAGCCCTCCTTGGCCAGCAGCTGGAAGAGCTCCGTCTCCGCCTTGCTCGAGGAGATCTTGTGCTCCGCAGGCGGCGACTCATAGTCGCCCGTGCCGCGGTCGAAGACCGTACCACCGCCGCCGTCGTTGAGGTCCTTCAAGATCTCCGACGGGTCTGCTGGGCCGCCGGGGAAGTCGACGACGTGGTGGGTGCCGCCTTCCTTCTTGAACTCCTCGAGGTACGCTGACGTGTTGGCGAACTCGATGACGCGCTTGACCTGCTCGGGCGAGAGCTGCGCCTGCTTGACCGTCTCGGTCACAGCCGCGGTCAGAGTCTTGTGTTCGCCCGCGCTCCAGCGCGCGGCCGCCTGCTTGCCCAGCACCTCGAGGTACTCCCCGGAGTGCGCGCGGGCATTGCGCTGCTGCATGAGTCCCTGAATGGGAAGGTCGCCGCTCATCTAGTGCTCCCTTACAAGTAGGCTACGTTACTGCAAAAGACATGGGAAGACGAAGACCCGAACCTCCGCCCGGATTCCTGGACAAGTCAGCCACCGCCAAGGAGCTCGACGTATCCATCGACACGGTGACCGCGCTGGTGCGCCGAGGAGCGCTCGTACCTCACTTCTTCGGCCAGCGCCGGTACCCCTTCTTCCGCATCCCGGACCTGCACGAGCTGTCTCTCGCACGCCGCGACAGTACCAACCTACAAGCTGTACGGGCCATGGCACTTCAGGCGCTTTCCGCCGCGCGTCGCACCGAGACACGGGTGGACGAGCTGTGCGCGCAGCTCGGCATCGACCACATCATCCTTCAACGAGACGAGAGCTCCCTGCGCACCTTGCTGCAAGAAGCCCAGCAGGACTTCGAGACCGCACGCGTGCGCGATGCTGGGTGGGTGCGGTACTGGAGCAGCTGCTTCTTCGCGATGGACGAGCTCTATCTCGAGCTCGCCGAGACGGTCACCGGCGTCAAGGACGCGTGGAAGATCTACCTCGACCTGGCCAACCGGCTCGCCAAGGCACTCGTCGAGGAGCAGGACGACGGGCTTCTCCTGGTCTCGAGGTACCTAGCCAGCGCCCAGAGGCATCTGGTGCACGTGAGCTACCTGCACTGCCGCCGCATGGGCAGCGGGCGCGTGGGCAAGGTGGTCTTCGACGGCCGCGCCTCGGCGGTCGATGAGCTGTCCGCGCTTCTGTTCTAGCCCTGGTCGATGGGTCCGCGGTAGCCAGTGCGCAGGGGACCCTGTCCCGGCAGCTCGCGGATGGGGCTGATGATGTCCGGGCGGGGGACCAAGATCATCGACACGAGCAGGCAGTACAAGATGGAGTGGAACGCATCGTCGGGGCGGTCGGGGCGGTGGTTGTACTGAATCATCCGCAGCTGGTTGTTGTACTCGGCGTAGATGTTCAGCATGTCGTTGGCGTAGGGGTCCTCGAACTCCTCCCAACGCGGGAACTCGAGCTGCTTGCGCTTGATGGCGTTGAACAGGTCGCTCATCACCTCGGTGCGCACCATCTGCCAGCGGCGGAAGGCAGGGTTCCAAAGAACCTTCTTCTTGCTGCGCGCCATGTACTGGTACTTGTGGATGCGCTTGGGGCCGAACTTCCGGGTGAGGTGGTCGTTTCGGTCGAAGCCGCCGCCGTAGTCGGCGCCGATGAGCCGGACATTGAAGTACTGAAGCATCTCGTCGATCTTAGCGAGCTGCGGCTCGGGGTCGACGTCCTCGCCGGTAAAGCGGTGGATGTAGAAGACGCGGAAGCGCTGGTTCACGTAGGTCCCCAGCGTCATCACCGTGTAGGTGTTCTCTCCGGTATTGCCCAGGTAGGCGATACGGCCGTTGCGCTCCGTCACGATGAACCCAGAAGGCACCGCGCAGCAGTACACCTTGCCGTTGTAGGGCACGCGCGTGACGGAGGAGGACGGTGTGTTCAACTGGTAGTCGCGCCCTTCCGACCACAGAGCTCTCCAGCGCGTCTTGTGGTTGCCCTCGGCAGGCTTGTGCAAGCGAACGACGCAACGGAGACCGAGGCGGATACAGAGCTCCTGGAAGTCTTCGCACAGACCCTTTGACGTCGAGTAGAACGCGCCGCCCGTGCAGCCTTCGCGCGGGTCCGTGTAGCCGTCCCCTCGAACAAGGGCCTGGAACAAGATGCGCAGCTGTCGCACCGACAGCTGCAGGAACTGACGGGGGATGCGCTTGGTGTCCGATGACGTGCCGATGTTGTCGGCGTACCAGGACCAGTACTGCTTGCCGTAGATGGTCCAGTTCACGTCCCCGGTCTTCTCGTTAGGGAAGGCCGTGAAGGGGACCGCCATACGCTCCAGGCATGCCTGCATCAGCAGGTAGGTTTCGTGGTTGACCGTCTCCCGCTGCGACATCTTCACGCAGGACGGTCGGTCGCCGTCGTAGCAGACACCGGCCTCTGTGATCAGGTAGCCGAGCAGCTCCAGCCAGCTGTCCATCGTGAACGTGCGCGCATTCGAGCCGGCATAGCCAGGTCCGCGTGGAACGGCGGGCAGGCAGAAGGTTTCTACTTCCTTCCCCTGCCAGGTGACGTGCCCCACGAACTGAACGTTGCCTCCACGCGCGGCGGTTTCACCGGCAGACTCCACGACCCACTGGTCCCGCTGTGCGACGGTCACGCGCATCTTGTGCACGTCGTTGACCAGCACGTCCAGACCGCCCTTGGTCTCGAAGTGCAGTAGCGGCTTGTTCCAGTCGCGCACCGTACGCGCCAGAGGCAGGACGAAGGTCATCTCACGGGTGTCAGGGTCCCACTGCGCAACGCGATCTTCGTCGGTCAGGTCACGGAAGTACTTGAAGCCGCTCTCCGTGAGGATGCGCGTCTCCTCGTCGTGGCAACCCCAGTCGATACCGGCGAAGACGGGTTGGCTCGCCGCGAGCGCCTTGTAGGCGTCAAGCGCAGCGGGGTGCATCGTGATGTCCGGCTTGCTGCAGTCACGTACCTGAGCGCGCGTCAGCGGCCGCAGCCCCGAGTCGTACGAGATGCCGAGGACCTCGTTGTAGAATCGAGCTCGGTCGTACCGGCCGTAGTCGAGCATGATCTCGTCCCACGACCGCCAGGGCACCATCAGCTGCGGAATGCGGTAGGACTCGAAGATCCCCGCTTCCTGGAACTTCGACCACGTAGCATCTGGGTGCATCGGGTTGATGAGCTTCCCGCACTTCTCGCAAGACAACCCTGCGCGCTGGATGTTCTTCTCTCCGAGCACGTTCCACCACCGACCCGCCGCGCCAGCGGCGGCCGAGCCGCAGCGGTCGCAAGGCACCATCCATTCGCCCATGGTGCTCATGGGCTTGCCCTTGGACGTGCCGCTTCGGTAGTACTCGAGGACGTTGTCCATCCCCTTGGGGGTTCCCGCGTAGAGGAACCGGCGCCACTGCTCTGGAGCGTGGCTGAGCGACTGCTCGATGACCGGGATGTTGTCCGAGAGGATGTCCTGCAGCTCGTCGAGCGCCAGGCACCAAGCAGGAATGCCTCGGGTTCGGTCGGCATTGAGGAACGCGTAGCGCAGCGTGATCTTCGAGCGATTGATGAACTGCTTCTCGAAGACGTTCTGCTGCAGGAGCGACGTTGTGAACGCCTTCAGCACATCGCTGGTCTCGAGCGGCTCCTTGATGCGGTCAACCGAGAAGGTCTTCGTCTGCGTGGCCGAGGGGGAGACGTAGAGCGTGCGGAAGGCGGACACCATGCACGAGTAGGTGATGAGCCGGTTGCCGAGCAGCGTCGACTTCTCGACTTGACGGCCGCAGAAGAGCAAGACGCGCTTCGCCGACGTGTCGTAGATGTCCCGCATGTGCCGACGGCCTTCGAACGAGAAGTTCTCGTAGCCAAGCCCATCGGCGCGCGGCATGCGGAACGCCCACTCGGTGAACTGCGAGGGCGCTATGTTGGGCACGAACGGAGACTTCTTGTCTTTGTCCGGTGAGAAGGTGAAGTCCTCCATGCGGTCCGGCTCGGGGCACCAGGGAATCCCGCGGTCCGCGTCGTAGAGCTCCTCGTCTGTGAGCGCGCGCTCGAGCTCGTACTCGACCTCCGCCGGGGTCATCTCCGATAGTGACCGCGGCTTCTCGTGTCTGTGCTGTATGTTGAACGAGGCCAAGATGTCAGTACAACCTAACGCAAGAGTGGACGAGATGCTCAACAACCTCTTCGCGAGCGTACAGCGCGCAGGCCCCGTGTTCACCGGGCAGGCGCAGCTGCTGCCAGAAGGCGAGGGCTACAGGGTCGTCGTACCGCTGGTACCACACGCGTTCAACGACAACGACCTGGGCTCCCGCGTGCAGAAGTCCCTCGCAAACTACATCCGCGCGTTCGTGCGCGAGAGCGGCTGGCGCAGCAAAGGCGGCAGCTTCAAGCGCGGTTACTTCACGCTCGACGTCGCCGCATCGAGGGCTGCGTCGAGCTCGTCGCAGAAGCGCAACGCCATCTTGTGAGGCTCGAGCACACGGCCGAAGCCGAAGGCGCGCAGCCACCAGCTGGCCTTCTCCTCGGTGTACGCGGCCTTGAGGCGGGGGAAGTCCGCCTTGAAGTAGTTCTTCGCCGTCTGCTCGAGCACAGCAGGGAAGGTCTCGAGCCAGTAGCGCTTCGGGTCAGGCCCTGCGTTCACCTCGTCGGTGACGTAGAAGTGGTAGACCAGGTCACCTTCGGTCACCGCCACCTCGGCCGCGAACGTCGTGAGGTCCGTGACCGGCATGAAGTGGATGGGAATCGCAGGGAGGCTAGCTGTCTGCTCCCGCTCCACCGTCGCGTTGACCTGCTTGTGGCTGAGCGTCGTATTCAGGGGGGTCGTCATGGTTCAAGTCCTTGAGGGGGGCGACGTCGACAGTGTGGTTGCCGCCGGTCAGCTGGTGGACAGATGGCATCGACACTGGGTTGGTACGTAGCGCGATCGACTGCAGCTGCGCACGCATCTCGTCTTCTGGTTTCACAACCATCTGCAGCAGCTCTTCGAGTATCCGACTGCCCGTGATGTAGTTCAAGAACTTCTGGCTATCACCGGGCCCATCTTGGTGCGCAGCTTCGACCGCACGCATGACGGCGATGTCCCGCAGCTCCATCATCTTCTGGGAGAGCTCGAGCTTGCCGAGCTTCATGCCCAGGCGCATCTGCGCAAGCGTCGCCGTCGTGGGCGAGAAGGGCATGTCGGCTGCCACCTTGCGCGGGTCCTTGTAGTAGGCCGACATCAGAACCTTCTTCTTGTCCGCGAACGCCGGAACGTCGTCCACGGCGTTTTCGACGCGCATCTGCAGAAGTACCCGCCACTGCGTGCTGTCGAGCAGGTTCACGTTCCAGAAGTAGTGCTGGTAGAGCTCGAGCGCCGCGGGAGTGGTGTACACCCCGCGGTTGCGGGTGATGAAGGAAGCGATGGCCGAGAGAGGCACCTGCACGAGAAGCATCGCCTCAGCGAACTCCTTGGCGCGCGGCGTGCGCAGTAGCTCGAGGGCCATCTTCATCTCCAGCGTGCGCTGGAACATCCGCTGGATGCGTTCCTGGATGACGAACTTCAGCGACGGCAGGTGCCCTTCTTCCTCGGGGTAGAAGGGCGTAGGGGGTCGCAGGTCCGCTCGCAGGTCCGCGATGTATTCGGCCGAGATGAAGTCGAGGCCCTCTCTCAGGAGGCGCTTCTTGATGGCGGCCGTGTCGTACTTGTCGGGGTGAACCAGCAGGTACTTGATGTAGTACTCGGCCGGGCTGCGAAGGTACATCTCACTGCTTCTGGAAGGCGAGGACCTTGAGGCCCTCCAGCACGTCCTCCGTGGAACGGATGGCCTTCTCGAGTGCGGGGGTGGGGACCTCGCGCAGCCCGAGGCGGGCGGCGAGAAGGAGCTCGCACATCTTCATCTGGGCGTCGTCGATGACCGGCATCGCCGAGATGAAGGTGCCGAGGTTCTCGGGGTTGAGGAAGCCTAGCGAGAGCACCGTGTCGACGGCGACGGGGTCGGGGATGACCGCCGCCTCCTTCCACAGGTCCACGCGCAAGTCGGGCGCGTTCTCGAGGACACGGACGGCAGCAGCCCCCGCCTCGTCGAGCGCGGCGGCGGCGATCTTGATGTGCCGCGCGACGCGCACGTTGACGGGAGTGCTCCAGGCGGCCGCCTCACCCAGCTTCTTCTGGATGTAGTCGGTCCCGGCGCCGAGTCCCGACAGAAGGAACACGGTGTCGTCGAGCGACAGGAAGTGCGTCTCCTCGCTGGCGAGCTTGTCGACCGGGAAGCCGTCAACGGAAAAGCTGTCGGCCCCCCCGTAGCGCAAGGTCACGGCAGCGAGCGCCTGGGCTGCCTTCTTCTCCTGCCCCATGCCCTCGGGGTCACCGACGAGCGCCGTCTCCTCCGCCTCGTCGAGGGGGAGCCAAGAGAAAGTGTCGGGAACGAGCAGCAGCCCGCTCTCGGGCTCGGGCGTAATGTTCTCGAGGTTGGGCTGAACGACGACCTGCACCTCGCGCCCATCGTAGGTCTCGGCGTGCAGGGTGACGCCGCCCTGCTCAGGCGAGTCCATGGTGGCCTTGATCGTCATCGGCACGGTCGCCTCGGCATGGCCATTGGGCAGAGTGCGGTAGAAGGCGCCCTTGCCACGAGGCGGCCCTTCAATCAGGTTGGCGCCCTCGCTGACCAGGACGCCCACGATGTCCCCCTGCACGGCCATCTGGCTGCCGTTGGTGAATAGAGCGATGGGCAGTGCGGTGCCGTCGGCGTCAATGAGGTTCGGGAAGACGTAGCCGATGAGCTCACGGCCCTGCTCGTCCTGCACCTTGTAGATGCCGAACTGGCTGACGAGCTCCGGCTTCTCCGCCTCGGGACTCTCGGCCTCCTCCACTCCCTCGCCGAGCGCCATCGTTGCCGAGCCTGTGGTGTCGGCCGCGAGCACGACCTTGGCGCCGAGCAAACGCACGGCCTCGCCGCGGTCGAGGTGCCTCTCCTCGGGCAGCCAGCAAACGTGGCTGGCGGTCTTGAGCGTGTAGCCCTCGGCCTCCTTGCGCAGCTGTACGACCGTCGGCTTGATGTTTTGCAGCACGGAGCTGGCGAGCTTGCGCGTCGAGCTGGGCTCGTACTCGACGAGCATCTTGAGCGCGTCTCCCGCGGCCGCGCCATTGGCCACGTAAGCTGCCCAGAGTCCACGATCATGGGCAAGCTTGTTGGCGAAGGCGGTGTAGTCGGCCGAGCGAATAGTCGGCAGCACGCGGGCAAGCACAGAGCCAGTCTTGTGCATGCGGTTGAAACGCAGCCAGGCCTCCTCAGGCTCGCAGAGGTCAACGTCTGCGACGGAGCCGATCTTGTTGGCGGCGTAGGTGGCAACCGTCTGCAGCTTCTTGCCGAGCGGAGTGCCGACGTTGCGCGCGGCCGCGCTCTGCGTGAGGCGGGAGACGCGAGCCAGCCGCGCCGGGTCGGTGACCTTGCTAACGCCGGCGAGGCCCTTGGCCATCTCCGGCCCGAGGGCCTCCTTGACGCTGCCCTCTTTGCCCATGCCAACATTCATCGTCGCGCCACCGCCGCCGAACCCGTAGTTCTGACGGTACGGCGGGTAGAGCTGCCCAATCATGGACATGTCGCCGGGGCCGCGGCCGGTGATGTCGAAGGCCTGCGGGCGGAAGATGGTCTGGCGCAGACGGGCCTCGGTCAGGGGCAGCACCTTCGAGTCGTCGGTGACCAGCAGGTCGAGCGGCTGCAGCTTGCGGTCCTTGATGACGACGGGGATGCGCGCGCTCTTGATGCCCGCGGAGGCCATCGCGTCGGGGTCCGCACCGTGCTGGATCTCGGTCTTGTTCTGCACCTCGATGTGCCCGAAGCCGAAGCCACGCTCGGCGTCGACGCGGTCCATCGTGACGTGCGGCTCGAAGTCCGCGATGTAGGGAACCTGCTTGAACAGCTCCTGCATCAACTCGTTCGGCCACGAGTTGGCGTCCTCGGGAAGCATGACCTCACTTCCGAGTTTCTCAAAGACAACATCCGGCTCGAAGAACAGGGGCTGGGCCATGGGATTCCCTCTCAGGACGTCAACAGGATAGCCGACAGGGAGGCAGAAGCCGAAGGGGACTTGGTGAGGATCATGACGCCGTAGACCTGGTCGGTGGGGTAGATGGCCGTCGGCGAGCCGATGGGGCCCGTTGTCAGGGCCTGGTAGTCGAAGCCCGAGTCCTCGAGCGTGGTGAACGAGTCGTAGCCGACAGCAAGAAGAACGAAGGGCCCGGCCGTGAGCGCTTCTTGTAGTTCCGCGAGCAGGTTGATGGCTGGCAGCTTCACCGCGAGCGCGGCCTCGATGAGCAAGCCCACACCGCTCACGTTCAGCGACAACCCAGCGCTGATCGACAGCGACGCCGAGAGCGTAGCTGCGAGCTGGGCGGCGATGTTGGGCAAGCCCAGTGTGAGGATGAGGCTGACCTGCGCCTGGATCTGCACGAAGGCGGCAATGAGGGCCTCGAGGGCCGCGAAGGGGTCAGAGATCTGCAGGGTGACCTGCGCCTGCACACCGATGGCCGCACTAAGCTGCGCCGAGAGGTCCGCTGCGAGGGCGCCCAGACCGAAAGAACCCGTCAGCATCAAGTCGAACTGAGCGAGCAGGGGGACCAGAAGACCGATCTGCGCAGTAAGCCCGACGTTGATGGCCCCGAGCGGGAACTCTCCGATGTACGCGACGCTCATGCCAGCACCGCAGGATTACCCGTGAGGATGCTCCCGTAGATGGGGCCCGTCGTCAGAACCGCCGGGTTGGGGCCTGCGGACGGCGGGTTGGTGAAGGTGACGACACAAGGCACTGCCGCCGCCTGCACGCTCACCAAGTCAGACAGACGAGCCACGCCCGACTGGCCCGCGCCGAGGCGTACGACGCTGCCCTTGACGTGGGTGTATGCGCCGCCGTCGATGTCGAAGCCGTTCTTCGCGGTCATCGACGCCGTGTCGTTCGCCTCGAGGGCGAAAGGCTGCGTGAGCTTGAACGTGAGCTGCTTGGCGACCTGAATCATCAGGTTGCCTTCTGTGCGCAGCAGCGTGTTGCCCTGCCGGTCGAAGGTGAACTTCAGCACCGAGTCCTGCACCGTGGCCGTTGCGTCGGCAAGGTCTCCGCTCTGGGCGACGAAGCCCTTCGGGCTGACGGTCACCTCGAAGATGATCGGGTTGCTGCCCTGCCCATCATCGCCCTGCGCCACCCCGGCCTCGACTAGAGTCACACCTCCGTCGGGTTCTGGCACCGGGCTGTAGACCTTGCCGCACGCGAGCTTGATGTCGGCGTACTGGTCGGCCGTGAAGATGCGGAAGGTCTGCATGTACTGGCTGGCGATCTGCGTCTGCGAGGGGCCCGTCTGCAAGCCCCAGACTATGGAGCCGTTGGAGTTGTGGTGCTCGTAGTTCTCGCTGATGTCCGTGACGAGGTTGTTCAGCGGGATGAAGATGCGCTGCGCGAGCTCGGTAGCGCCGATCTGAAGGACGCCGCCGCGGTGCAGGATGACGAAGTTGTCGTCGCGCGTGCGCATCCAGATGTCACCCGGCACTGGCTGCGGGCGGCCACCAGCGAACGAAGCGTCAGTGGGGTTGGGTGTCTGCTGACCGTGCGAAGTCGTGCCCGCGGGCGCATCGTCGGCCGAGTCGTTGACTGTCTCTACGGCCATGACGAAGGCAATCACGAAGGGCGGCGAGCTGTCCGACGGCAGGCAGACCATGGCGGTGGCACCTACCTCGGGAAAGACGGAGATCCCCTCGCCGTTGGAGTGGTGCAAGTAGGGTGAGGACACCTGGATGTTGAAGTACCTCTTGCGGTCGTACTGCGCGATGATGTCGACCGTCCACTTCGTGAGGTTGATGTTCACGATGCTGCCCTGCACGATGCGCGCAGCCACATGCCCCTCTTTCGAGGTCATGGAGGTACGGAACTTCGTGGAGTTGAACTGTCTCTCGGAGGAGTCCATCGCTCAGTAGTGGTGTGCGGGCACGTCCTTGAGGTGCTCCATCCCGGGCTTGAGCGAGTCCTTCGAGGTGAGACCGAACTCCGCACCGTAGGCCAACGCAGGCACGGGGTGGGTGCCGTGCAGGTGTGAGACACTGTTCGTCGCCGCAGCTTCTGCCAGCGTCTCACGGAGCTTCTCGTGCTGCAGCTTCGCCATCCAGTCTTCTTGTAGCTCAAGAGGCATGACCTGGATACCCCTGAGGACCGGCTTGTGTTCGATGGGCTTCTTGCCCTCTCGCACGAGCTCCTGGTTCATCTTGTGGATGACGTTGAGCGGGCGGTAGTCGCCGCGCAGTACGTCCGGGTGGTCCCCGGGATCGACGATCTCCGTGAGGTTGCCCATGGCGCGCACCACCGTCTCGATGGCGCGGCGCTTTACCCCCTCCCCCTCGTACAGGTTGTAGATCTCCTTGGCGAGGTGGTTCTGAACCTCCTCCATGGAGCCCGTGGCCCTGTACAGATGGTGTGGGTTCACGAAGGTGCGGTTGGGGTCGGACAGGTTCTCGCCGGCCTTGACGTGCTGACCGACAGTAGGTGGCGACCAGGGGATGTAGTCCGCAGCCAGGGCTGCGTGCGGCAGGCTCTGGTGTAGCGGAGCTCCACTCGGGTCCTTGCCGACGTGGTGCGCCACCCCGTCGATGAAGATGTCTACCCCCGTGGCCGTGGGCTGGATCTTCTCGACCTTGCCACTCTTCATCGCCAGCGTGGCCTCGTCAGCAATCTTCCTGGGCAGGTCGGTCAGCTGCTCGACCCGCTTGAAGGAGTTCAGCGCCTTGGACCCCTCACCCGCACCGCCGGTGTGGAAGCTCTTCATCGCCAGCTGCACCGAGCGCTCCCCCACAGTCTGCGCCGCCATGACGCCGAGGTTGGTACCGAGCTCGTACTCACGCCCGCTCGAGCTCAGGCCGGCGCACTTCTGACAGATGCCCTTCTCGCTCTCGCACTTGAGTGGAGAGCGCACGACGATGCGTGCGTCCTTCTTCGCTGCCTTGATCTGACGCACGACGTCGGGCGACAGCAGCGTGCCCGGGGGGAAGTCGAGATGGCCCTGCTTGAAGCCCTGTTGCAAGTAGCGGTCGTGGACGTCCTTCTCGTTGATGTCGAGCACGATGCCCTTGGAAGTGCCGCAGTCGGGCTCGTTCACCAGGATGTTCATCGTGTTGTTCATCAAGAGCTTGGTCATGTACCCAGGCCCGCTGACCTCCTGCACCTTCATGACCGTGCCGCGGCGGGCGCCGTGTAGCTGCGTCCAGTAGCCGCCCACGTCGAGCCCTTCCGAGTAGCTCTTGGTCACAGGCGTCGGGATGGGGCGATCGGCCGAGTCCTTGTAGATCATCGGCGCCAGCACCATCTGCTTGTACTGGTCCCACTCCGGCTTCACACCTGCCTTGTACATCGTGAAGAGGTTGTTCGGGTGCTTCTCCTGCTCCTTCTCGTGCAGCGCCTGCATCTCCTTCTCGGCCTGGCGGTAGACCGCGACTGACTGCCGGTCCTTCTCAGCCAGTGTTCCCTTGCCGCCGTGGATGTTGTCGACCTTCTGGTGTGCGACGCCCAGTACGTGCGAGCGCACGCGGGTGTCCGGCGTGAAGTCGCTGAGCGATAGCGTGTGAGCTCCGACCGGGATGTCGATGGTCTTCTTCGGGTCGGTGGCCGCCACGGGACTGCTGCCCATGGAGTGGAACGACAGGATGTGCCCTGCCGCGTTGGGGCGCGGCACGGTGACGATGCCGAACGCAGCGCCGTTGCCGAGGTCCTTCATCCGGTTGACGATCTCACCGTACTTCGACGAGTGAACCGGGTCCTTGCCGATCTGCGTGAGCAGCGCGCTCAGGCCTTTCTTGTCGATGCGGTAGTCGAGGTCGTGCAGCGTCTTGGCAGCCATGTCCTCGGGTAGCGCGCTGGCCAATAGAACGCGCCCTGCCGTGGTCTTCTTGCCGTCCATGTGGACGATGTCGGTGGCGTGGATGTCGCCCTTGTTCACCGCCTCGAGCACTGCGCCGGGGTGAGCGAACGTCTTGTGACTGTCCTTGCCGACGAGCGAGAGCTTGTAGAGACCGAGCGCGCTCTCGAGAGTGGGCTGGTACATCACCTTGCCCGTCGCCTCACTGAAGAGGTTGTTCGAGGGCATCATCTTGCGCGCCTCGGCCACCGCCTCGCGCGTGATGGGAACGAAGGCGCTCATCGTGTCGCCGTCGAAGTCGGCGTTGAAGCCGCCCACGACGAGCGGGTGGATCTTGATGGCGTTGCCCTCGACGACCCTGGGCTTGAAGCCCTGTACGCCGTACTTGTGCAAGACAGGGTCGCGCTTGAGCAGCAGCGGGTGCTCGTCCATCGCCTTGTCGAGCGCGCGCCACACCGCCGGCGTCTTCTTCATCAGCGCGTCGGGTCCACCGAGCGCGTTCTTGATGACGCCCATGTCGACCAGCTTTCGGATGACGAACGGGCGGTAGAGGTCGAGCGCGGCGTGCTTGGGGATACCCACCTCGTCCAGTCCGAGAGCCGGCTCAGGGACGATGGTCGAGCGCATAGTCAGGTCCTGTCGTCGCTCGGTGAGCCTGTCCTGGAAGAAGCCGTTCTTCGGGGAGTTGCCGGAGATCTGATGCAAGAGGCCTTTGTGCTCGGCGCTCTCGTAGCTCTTGCCGAAGCCGATGATGGCCTTCACGCCGTCGTAGTAGTCGCGACGAAGGTCCTTCTTGTCGTCGTCGGTGAGGTTCTTGGCAAGCACCGGGTCCTTGAGCTTGTCGTTGAACTTCGCGAAGTCGGAGTAGAGCGTGTTGACGTCGGCGAACTTGATGCTGCCATCGGGCAGCTGAGAGACCGGGCGCATCACCGGCGGGATGACCGGCAGGTTATGCAGAATGTACGCCTCGCTCGGCTTGAGCTTCAGCTGGTCGAGCGCGCGCAGGTACTTCACCTTCTTGAGGACGCGGTCTACCTCGCTGCCCTTCACCGTGCGGAGACGCGCCTCCGCCTTCGGCAGCTCCTTGCTGACGTCGATACGGTCGAGCAGCATCTTGATGCCCGCACCCCCGGTCACCCCGGCACCGGCGTCGGTGATGTTGCCGCTGGCCGTGACGCCCTTCTGTCCCTGCACGACAGCGAGGAAGTCCTTTCCCGTAAGACCAGTGAGGCTCTTGATGGGCGACTCGAACAGGGGGTTGGGCACCGGCTCCGCAAGACCGATGCGCGTCCACTGCTTGCCCCCGTGACCTCCAGTCCTCGCCTCGTCGAACAGTCCGCCCGGGCGCGGCTTGAGGTCTCCGTTCTTGTCGACCTTGGACTCGACGAGGTCTGCCGGATTGGGCAGCTCCTTCTTCGCCAGCTGAAGGATCTGGGCATCCGTCATCGGCGTGAGCATGATCTCGTGGCCCTTCTTGTCCACGTTCACACCCGCACCTCGCAGCATGTCGGTGAACTTCTGGAAGGCAAAGGTGGGCTTGGGCGTGGGGTAGGGAGCGCCCGTCTGCATCGCAGCCCAGATGCGGTCGTGGTCCGAGGGCCATCGCTTCGCTGGGTTGGTCTGCGGGTCAGGACCCTCCGACTTGTACGTCTGCATCTCGCGGATGTTGGCCTTGGCGCCGTGCGCGAGTAGCGCGTACATCCCGAGGGTGCCCATCGACTGGCCACCCGTGCCAGAGCCGCTCGAGGGCTGCAGGTTCAGGTCCCAGCCCTGCTGCGGAGCGCCCATGATGTTCATCCCGCTGCGCACCGAGAGCTTCTTCTCGACCTGATGGACGAGCTTCAGGTGGTGCTGCGGACCGACCATCACCTGCCCGAGCGACTTCTTGGTGGCAGGGTCGAACAGCTCCTCGGTGTCCGACAGCCCATGCTCCTTGAGCTCTGAGCGTACGCGAGCGAGGGCGTCAGTGTTCGGTTCGAAGTTGCGAACGACGTAGGTCTTGCCTGTCTTCTCGGCGATCTTGCCCGCGGCCGTCTCGAGCAGCTGGCCCATGTTCATGCGCCCCGGCACACCGCTCGGATTGAGCGCGACCTCGATGTGCTTGCCGTCCTTGGTGTGCGGCATCTCGGCATCTGGAAGGATCATCGTGACGATGCCCTTGTTGCCGTACCGACCGGACATCTTGTCGCCCACCTGCATCGGCTCGACGGTGCGCACGTGCACGTCCAGGCCGTTCTTGTTCTTGTGGACAGCGACGACTTCACCCTCGAAGTCGCTGTCCCAGCGCAAGCTCTTGTCGGTGTGCGAGCCGCTCATATTCTTGCGGATGGCCGCGAGCCCAGAACGGTCCTTGATGTTGTACGGCTTCATCGCCGCGATGAGCGGGTCGCCTGGCTGCACCCGCTGGCCCACGCGAATGATGCCGTTGTCGTCGAGCTTCGCGTACTGCTCCTTGCTGTAGAGCCCGGGCTGCTTGAGGTGGAACTGCTTCTTGTCGAGGACGGTGGCCTCGTCCTTCGGCAGCGTGTTCTTGGTGAGGTGCTCGCTCGACAGCTTGTCGGCCGCGCTCTGCGAGATGACGATGCCGTCCTCGAAGTTGTAGCCCTTGAAGGGGATGTACGCGGTGCGCAGGTTGGTGCCGAGTGCCAGCGTCCCGTTCTTCGAGTAGTTCGTGTCGGCGATGACCTGCCCGGTCTTCACCGCGTCCCCGACCTTCACGAGGGGCGTCGAGTGCAAGACACCCTTGGCGTCGTTGAGCGGGTAGTTGTGGTACAGCTGCACCTCATGGCGCTTGCCGCCATGGTCCTCGAGGATGATGGCGTCCTTCTTGACGTCGACGACCTTGCCATCCACCGTGGCCTGATGCGACGCCTGCCGTCCAACGAGCTCCTCAAACGTGGGCGTAGTCGACATGCCCGTGCCGACCTGCACCAACGCGGGTGTGCGATGCACGAGGGAGATGGCCTGCTCGATGTGACGGCTGGCCATCGAAGCGCGTCCGCCGCTGGTGTTGGCCAGGAAGGGCACGAGGTTTGAGGTCATGTTGAAGAGCTGCCACGCGTGAGGCAGCACGTACTGCGCGTCGGAGAACTTGCCGTCGCGGACGTCGTTCTTGCCCGCGGTGGTCATACGCACGACGCCATGAAGTGGCTTGGGCTTGCCGCGGTCCCAGCGCACCTGGTCGGGTAGAACAACATTGGCGTGCAGGAACTGGCCTGCGCCGACGTCCTCCATCTGACCCGTGGCGATGTTGTGCAGGCGGATCTTCGCTTCGTTGCCGACCTTGCGTACGCCGACAGGCAACCGGAGCGTGACGCCTGTCTTGTTGCCCTCGGGGGTGTTGATGGGATCGAGGAACCCGAGGTGCGTCGGGTTGATGAACTTCGCCTCGTCCGTGATCGAGCGCTCGCTCTTGATGCCGCCCGTGCCCATCACGGTCGTCTGCATCGCCGCCGAGACCATCTCCACGGGGTTGATCTGCGAGGCCACGCGCGCTGCGCTGTTCTTGGTGAAGGCCTCACGCAGCGGTCTGTTGAAGACATCGAAGCGGACAATCTCGCGGATGTCCGACTTGTGAAGCTGCCGCACGATCTTCGGCTTGATGGTCTTCGACCCTGCGTTACGGATGGTGTCGTGTGCGAAGTCTCCCACCGTCACGAGGTCCTTGAAGACGAGCGAGTCTCGGTCGTCTTCGGGATGCCCGCCCTGCACCTTCAACATCTTCTCGGTGGCCAGCCGCAGAGCCTCGCCCGTGACGTTGGAGAACGGCTTGCCCACCGTGATCGCCGTCGCTTCGGGGCGCAGCGGTGAGGCCGTCATCATCTCGTGGAAGTACGCGGCCGCGGTCTCCCTATCGGGAGGGGCCACCTTCTTGTTCAGCTTGTAGAACTGGTCGAGGACACCGCTGGACTTGCGAGCGTCGCGGTTGGCCGCGAAGATCTCGTGCCCCCACGCCTTCTCGAGCTCGTGGTCCTCGACTCCCATCGTCTTGAGCAGCGGGTAGAGCGGCATGCTCGCCTTGCTCCCGCCGTAGTGCATGGAGAAGGTCTTCTTCGTCGGGTCGAGCATCAGGTCGAAGGCGCGCGTACCCTTGCTGGCGACGTTGAAGTGCGCCTCGACCTCACCCGTAGCGTCACGCCGCGTGTAAATGTTGGGCTTGAGGCGCCACTGGTTGTCGACCTGGTACTCCTGACCGTCGACGATGTACGAGTAACGCCCGGTCGTCTTGGGGATCTCCGCGACACGCACGCGGCGCTGGTCCACGATAGCGCCCGTTGTGTTGTCCTTGAGGGTCAGATGGGCGAACACTGGTACGGCCCAGGTGTCCCCCGTGACCTTCGCGTGATGCTGCCCGCGGATGTCATCCGTGTGCAGGGTGTCCTTCACCTCGAGCTTGTCGAGGTGCAGCGTCTGGGACCGGCCCTTGACGGGGAACTGTCCCTGGATGCCGTCCAGGACGCGCCCCTTCAGGTGCTCGAACGCTTCTTTGGGGTCGAGGTAAGCCACCGTTCACATCCTGACCAACTGCCCGCAGCGTACCGCGCACGAAAGAACGCGCGCAAGGCAGGGATAAGAACCTGGAGACGATTCTGCTCTCTTAGAAGGAGACTCTCACGGCATGGACCCGAAAAAGCCGGACAACAAGGGCGCGCAGCTCGAGAAGAACATCGACGAGCTGTTCGACATGGACAACCGCGAAGACGCGGAAGAAGAGGATGCAGACGACGAGAACGAGTGAGCGTGCGCAAGACGTTCTTCTGGTTCTTCGTGGCCGGCTTCCTCAACGGGGTGCTGATCTGGATTCGTGAGCAGGTGAAGGAGAGACATGCTGATCAACGTGTACCGGGAGCGCCCGGCGGTCATCCCTGGGACACGTCTTCTTGAGACGACCCTCGGCATAGTCGGGATGAGAATCCCAGACCCGCAGAACATGCGGCGGGTCTGGGATGTCCAGGGCGTGTACTTGCCCCTGCCGGGGCGCGCACTGGGTGGAGTTCGCACGAAGCTTGTCGACCAGAAGGGCTTCGTGACCTTCTGCAACCAACGCGACCTAGAAGTGATGCTGGGCCTCGCCGCTCCGGGGGACTACTGCCCCTGGAGCGGCGGGGAGTACGCGGGACCGGACTACGAAGAGTGGATCGGCTTCTGCGCCGACGAAGACGACCTGCTCGACGACCTGTTCGAGCGTGAGCTGTACCTGAGGGCCCATACGCAGAGCGGCGTGCTGTCCGGCGCGTACGACATCGAGCGGCGTGTGCACCTCGGTAAGAACAACGACTGCGAGGACGTCTTCGTTCTGGTGGGTGACTACGACTTCGATACGGGACTGTTCCCCGACGTTCGGTTCGAGACTGTGGAACGGAGGTGGTCGAGAGCTGAAAGGAGACGAGTTCGATGGGAACAGAGCTGACGACTGAGTACCTCGAGTTGTATCCGACTGGGCACGTCTGTGCGGATTGTGGTGACCAGATCAAGTACGCCGAGGAAGGATGGCTGCTACAGATCGTACAGCCGCAGCGGCTGAACGGGGTCACGTACCTGCACAACGTCATAGACGAAAACGACCCTGACGGCGACTTCTTGTACGACCCCTACTTCTTCTGCTTCGAGTGCATGGAGACTCTGCTCTCCGACCTACGAGATGAGATTGCCGACGAACCCCCGGTCAAGGACCTGCCGGGGCACAGCGGCTTCGAGTGCTTCTGCTGCAGCAGCGAGATTCGCAAGTGGGAGTACACCGGGAGCCTCAGCCTCGGCGAGTTCCGCGTATCGAAGCGTGCTCCCAACGGCGTGCGGGGGCCACACTTCGTACCCAACTGCGAGCCCGAGCTCGTCTGCATCTACTGCCTGGTGCTTCTAAACGAGGGATGGATCGACATGTGGGAGAACCTCTCTCACACGGGCGAGTGCAACGACTGCATCCAGCTGCGCTGCTGGCGCTACGGTGGTTCGTGCTCCTGCGCGTGCCACAACGGCACGGTGACTGAAGTAACACAAGATGGAGAACAGAATGTCTGACACAATGACGGCGACTCTTTCGACCGGCAGCCTCGAGAAGCTCCTGAGCATCGCGATGCTCGCGCCGATGGACGACCCGCACTCGCCGAGGTGCAGGTGGGGCGCGCCCATCCTCTTCTGGGGCCCGCCGGGCATCGGCAAGTCTGGCCGCGTCGAGCAGGCCGGCGCGAACGTCGGGCTGCCGGTAGAGACGTTGTACTTGTCGACCTTGCAGCCCGAGGACCTCTCGGGCATCCCGATGCAGGACCCGCAAACGGGCGGCGCTCGTCGCGTCTGCGATCTGCCGCAGATCCTCAACCTCATCGAGGCCAAGAAGGGCATCCTCTTCCTCGACGAGCTGACCACGGCCAGGCCCGCGGTTCAGGGCGCTGGCCTCGGCGTCGTCTACAACCGCAAGGTCGCAGGCAAGTCGCTGCCGGGCCGCGTGCGCGTCGTCGGCGCCGCGAACCCGCCCGAGGAAGCCGCAGGTGGGTGGAACCTCGCTCCCCCCATGGCCAACCGCCTGCTGCACTTCTCGGTCGGCGTTCCTGACGTCGAGGAGTGGACGGCGTGGCTACTGGGCAACTCGAACGAGGAAGTCATTCCCGTCGAGCAGGGCGAAGAGGTCGTCACCTCTTCGTGGAACGAGCACTGGTCGAAGGTCTGCGGTCTCAGCGCAGGCTTCATGCGGCGCAACCCGCGTCTGCTCTACAACATGCCCAAGCAGGGCCACAAGGACCGCGGCCGCGCGTGGTGCTCACCGCGCTCGTGGGAGGTTGCCCTGCGCTGCATCGCCACGGCCAACGCGCTCGGCCTGAGTGAGTACGGCACGGACCTGCTGACCGCTTCGTGCGGTGAAGGACCGGCGAAGGAGTGGGTGGAGTGGCTGGCCTACGCCAACCTGCCCGACCCCAAGGACATGCTCGAGAAGGGATGGCGCGCGGACAAGCGCCGTCTGGACGTCGCGTACGCGGCGTACTCCGCGGCTATCGGCTACACGCTCGGCAAGAAGGACAAGGACGAGCAGAAAAAGTACGCCATCATGGCGTGGACGCTTCTCCGTGTGGCGGTCGAGGACAACCTCGCCGACCTGGCTCTCGCTCCGGCAGCGTCGCTGATGCACGCCGGGTACACGACAAAGGCCGGCCCTGAGATGCAAGCCGTCTGCAGGTCCGTCATCGCACGCTTCGGCGAAACGGGCCTGGCCAACTTCTCGAGGAAGAACACGTGAACGCGGTCGACAACAGGTTCGACCCTGGTGAAGAGAAGATGGCCGTGGCACGTGCCGCGGCCATCCACAAGGCTCCTTACTTCGCCAGCGTCATCTACGGCTTCGTGTTCACCCCCCTCGAGGGGATCGGTACGATGCTCTGCACGCCGAGGCTCATCCTCGGCTATGACCCCGCATGGGCGGCCGCCGCCCCTGTAGAGGTACTGGCTGCGGACATCGCGCACGAGGTGCACCACTACATCCGCAAGCACTTCGAACGCGCCGTCAGTATCGACGACCCGGCCTTGTTCAACATTGCCGGCGACCTCGCCATCAACCCCCAGCTCATTGCCGAAGGTTGGAAGCTGGCCGCGGAAGCCATCTTCCCCAAGAACTTCGGCCTGCCTGACGGGCTGACGACCGAGGAGTACTACCAGCTGCTGCGCCAACAGAAGCAGAAGGGCGGCGGCGGGAAGGACGAAGAAGAGAAGCCCGGTCAGGGTGGCGCGCAAGGACAGGGACAAGGGGAACCCAACAGCTCGCAGGCACCACCGCAAAACCCCGGCTCCGGCAAGCCGTCACCGGGTCAGGAACAGGGGCAACAACCTAACCAGGGACAGGGACAGCAGCCCGGCTCTGGGAAACAGTCTGACCAAGGACCTCCTGGTAGTGGCGGAGGCCAACAAGGACAAGGCAAGGGCGTCTGCCAGGGGCACTGCGGTGGCCTTGGTGGCACCTCCGAGCACAAGAGCCTGGAAAAGCAGCTCGATGGAACTGCGGACCTCGGGCGCACTACGGCCGAGATCAAGACCATCGAGGTGCGTCTCGCCAACGACATCAAGAAGCACATCGAGCAGCACGGGCGCGGGTCCGTGCCTGCCGGTCTGCAGGACTGGGCATCCGCCATCGAGGAGGAGTCGCACATCCGCTGGCAGGACGAGCTCGCACATGTTCTTCGCGACACCACCGGCCGCGTACAGGCTGGTGGTGACGACTTCTCGCTGCGCCGCCCCTCTCGGCGCTCGCTGCTGCGCGGGTTCTTGCGCCCGGGCATGATCGAGAACCTGCCCGAGGTGGCCATCATCCGCGACACCTCTGGTTCCATGGGCCAGAAGCAGCTCACCGACGCCTGCAAGGAGTCCTACGCCATCATGCAGGCGCTCGGAATCGATGAGGTGTGGTTCGCCGACGCAGACACGCAGATCGCCACTCCGTGGAAGCGCGTCGGGCCGCAGTTCTTCGTGGAGCTAAAAGAAGCACACGGCCGCGGAGGCACTGACTTCCGCAGCGGCATCGAGACGGCGCGGAGGCTCAATCCGCGGCCCGACCTCATTGTGTACGTGACCGACGGCGACGGTACGACCACGAAGATGCCGCCGCCGGACGTGGCGGTCGTCTGGGCCATCGTGCCCAGCTACTACAACAAGGCCCCTGCGAAGTGGGGCCACTGCGTCATCATCTCCGACGACCCCAAGGTCAAGAAGAAGGGGACGGTCTTCGGCGCGGACAACGAGTACGACACTGGCGAAGATGACAACGGAGAGGAGCTCGACGCATGACAACGCCCGTTGTCGATCCTGACTTCGAGGGCTACGTCGACCTGCGGGCGCACTTCAAGAGAGCGCAGATCAACGTACTGGCAGCAGCTCACCGGGTTCTTGAGCAGTACAAAGACCCGGAGAGGTTCGTGACCGAGATACTGAATCAGCGCGTGGCGAACGCGGTACATCGAGCCCTGGGCTTTAGGTCTTTCGACGAGTTAGAGGCAGACAGTCCGCTAGGAAGAGCACTACTTCCGCGCATGCAGCCCATCGCAGAAAAATGGGTGGCGAAGATGTTCGAGAAACCCCTGCCGCCGAAGTTCCTTGCGTCCATGCAGGCTGCGTTCATGCGGGGCTTCGATCGCCATTTGGACAAGCTCTGCTACAGGCTCGGAGAAGAGCTCGCGCAAAAGTACCAAGAACATATCCGCTACGAACTGCTCGGCGGCATGGACTTCGTCGAGCAAACAGAAAAGAAGATGACCCGTTAGGGTAGGGGCCCCTTCGGGGGCCCCTTCGGGGGCCCCGCACTTCTTCTAGCCCCTAGACTCCGGGGTTCGCACGTCGCGCAGGGCGCTGCTCTGGCAGCGCGCGCATGTCGACCGCGTTCGCTGTGGTTTTCTCGCCACCCTCTCCGGGCCCCTGCATGGAGGCGAGCATCTGACGCACCAGGTCTCCTAGCTCGGGACTCTGCAGGTCTAGGTTCTGCAGGGCAACCTCCTGCATCTTCTCCGGCAGCAGCTTGATGGTGCGCGCCTGCGCCATCGCCAGAGTCGGCAGGTCGACGTTGCTCTGCCCCTCCTGCGCGCGCTGCTTGCCCGTCAGCTGGCTCGATACGCCAGAAAGGAAGTCCTGAGGCGACGCCGCAGCACCGCCTGCAGGAGCTGCTGCAGGCTGAGGCTGTCCAGGTGCCTGCGCGGCCGCGTTCGGATCCTGCGCCTGCAGCTGGTCGGGCACCGACGTGCCAGGTGCTGCTGCGTCAGACCCCGGGGCTCCGCCCTGACCCTGCATCTCGGGGCCGCCTGGCTCACCCGGGGCATTAGGTGCGGCCTGCGCCACCATCATTGTCTCCTGCCCCTTGGCCTGGAACTTCATCATGATGAGCTGCGACTCGCCCTGAATCTCCGCCATGGCGAGCTGCTGCTTCTTCGTAGCCGCGAGGCGCTTGTCGGTCTCGCGAATCATGATCTCGTTCTCCTCGTCCTGCGACAGGTCGCTGTCCGCCAGAAGCGTGGTGTCCGAGACCTTGTTGGCCTGGTTCAGCTGGAACATGTAGGCCTTGCGCTGAAGATCGTCGGCCATCTTGAACGGCTTGAAGCGGATGGTCGCCTCTGGCCAGCCGAGGTACGCGGCCACCTGCTTCATCATGAAGCGCGCGAGCGCCTTGTGACGCAAGATGTAGCCGAGGAACATGTTCTCCATCATCCGCATGGAGACGTTGGTGCCGGCGTAGCTCATGCCGCCGCGGATGAACTCCGTGGGTACGCCCATGCCGTTGAGGATCTGGTCCGACCACGCCTGAATTTCCTGCGTAAGCAGAAGCGCGCGTCCGTCACCGCCAATGGTCTGGTTGCCCAGCGGTAGGGGCATGATGGGGATGTAGTTGTTGTCCATGCGCCAGCGGGCGATCTCCGCGGCGATCTGATCACGCCAGTCGACCAGGTTGATGGTCGTGTATGGATCGCTTGAGCCGGAGCCCGCCTGAGGGAAAAGAATGCGCAACGGCACGATGTGCTCTAGTAGGATGGCCTCCTGCGCCTTCTTCATGACCTGCAGGTAGAACGTGTCCTTCAGGACAGGCAGAAGAATGGGCGTTCCCCAGCCGCGGTCCTGCGTCGCCAGCGTAGGGCGGCGCATGTGGAAGAAGTTGTCCTTCGAGAAGATGACGCCCTTCTGCTCGCGCATGGCCTGGATGAAGACCTGCGGCACTCCTTCGACGATGTCCTTGCGCCCGATGACGATGTCGTTCCGAACGACGGCGGGGATTGTGTAGAAGTAGGTGTAGTCCCCGGTGATGTCGTTGTACGTGATCTCGATGTCTTCGGGGTTCCAGCGGATAGTTTTGATGCCGCTCGCATTCTTGTAGTAGAAGTCCTGCGCCATCGCGTCGCCCACGAAACGGCACTTCGGGCACGTCAGGCGGAACTGGAAGCTCGTGAAGATCCAGTTGACCCTGATCTTCGCGGCCTCGTCGCGGAAGCCGCACTGACGGCAGTAGAGGTACTTCTTGAACGGGAAGCCCAAGCTGATGCAGGCGTTGCCGTAGCAGTGGTAGTCGAGCCCCGCCTCGATCTGGAACGCCCGTATGCGCAGGTGGTCCTGGAAGTACTCGGTCCAGCGCCTCTTCACCTCGGGCGACTCGTGGTCGATGATGATGTCGGTGACCGGGTACTCGCTCAGCTTGAAGATGGTCGCGTTGATGAGCGGATTGGTCAGGAAGTAGTAGCGACACCACTTGAAGAGCGCCTTGACCGTGACCGGCAGGTACGTGTGCGCGACGTCGAAGAACGGTGAGGGGTAGTTGACCCCCTGCACGTTGCTGCCGCCGATACGTCCACGCGTCTGAGCGAACCGAAGGCCCGATGCAGGCCCGGTCGCGACTCCCATTCCTCCGCCGCCGATGAACATGTTCTACAGTCCAATGTCTGCTTGCTGGCCGGCCGCTGCCGGGCTCGTGACACGCTCCGTCGGAATGTGCTGACCCGTCTCGGTAGGCTCGAGGTTCGCAGGGCCCGCTCCTGGCTTGCCACTGAGCCCGCGCAGCTTGTCGATGCCACGGCCGGCAAGGCGACCTGCGCGGCCAAGGGTGCCGCCGACGATGCTCTGCCCGACGAGGGGCATCACGCCCCCAGCGATACCGCCCACCGCGCGCCCGGCGTCCTCTCCAGCACGCTCGAACTTGCCGCGGCCCTGGTCATCTGGCGCGTCGCTACCAGCGACCGTCTTGGCGAGGCCAACGGCCGGCAGGCCGATCATCGCAGCAGCCATGGCCGGGTGCATGTTCGACACCTGCTCCTTCAGCCCGGTACCGAGTACTTTACCCACGCCGTGCTGCCGTACCGCGCGCACGTAGCCAGGAATGCTGGTGAGGTTCATGGAAGGGTCGACGCGTCCGGTAGCGGCCGCGCTAGCGTCGAAGGCCTTCTGCGCTGACTCTACAGCGCGACGCGCGCCCGCAGCCTGCGAAAGCGGAGCACGGTCGAGCGCCTCCGTGGCCGCGGTCAGTCCCTTGCGCGCGTCGTATGCCCCACCGCGAATGCTCTCGAGCCCGCGGGGAGTGAGCATGCCCGTCAGTGCGTGCACCTGGCGCTGACCGGAGCGGGCGAAGGCCCCCACGGGCCCACGGGCGGCCGTAAGCCCGGAGAGATCTCTGCCCACGGCCGAAGCACCAGCGCCGCCAGCAGCACCCGCAAGGCCCCCGATGAGGGCCCCCTTGCCGGCGCCACCAAGCGCACCGCTGAGACCCCCGAGCGCCGCGTCCCCCATGCCAGCTCCTTGCTGACGCGCCTGCCTGTAGCTGTGCACCGCCCCGGCACCCGCGCCCACCAGCCCGCCGGCTAGCGCACCTACCCCACCGAGCGCGCCCACGTTCTTCAGCGCAGGAGTCGCGCGTGACACGAGCCCCCCGAGGTCGAGCGCCTCCTTATGGAGCTCGTCGCGGAACGCGAGAATGGTGGCCTCGGGAAGTCTAGGCATTGAGGTGTAGCTGGTGCTGCAGCCGCGAGCGGCTGTCCTCGAGGAACTGGTAGGTATCGAGCAGACGGCGCAGCTGCTCTTCCACGGGGCTGTTGCCGCTGGGAGCGCGACCCGTGGCGCGGACGGCAGGCCAGCGCTCAGCGAGCGTCTTCGCGTCGAGCTCGGGGGGAAGCTCGGGGGTGACGAAGTCCGCCGGCGGCAAGGGCAAGAAGATGCCATCGTGCTGGTAGACCGTCGACACGTAGGCCTTCATCTCGCTCGACCACTCGACGTCAGAGCGGATGCGTTCGGCGATGTCGCAGGCCACGAGGCACTGTGCCACAGTCGGCGCCGGCATCACCTGGAAGTCGGGGAACTCGCCGTTGAAGGGACCGAGGCAGGCGACGAAGACCTCCCACCGCTCCCAGAAGGTGTCGACCAGGTGCAGCGTCTTGCAGGCCTGCAGCTTCGCGATGTTGAGCTCCGAGACCGAGGGGGTATGGAAGTCCTCGGGGATGAGCACGCGCCAGGTCTCGGCCTCCCAGCCCAGCCAGTCGGGCCCGTAGCGACGCAGCATGAAGAGGTCGAGCGCGAGGGGGTGCGCATCAGGGTGACGCCAGATGTTGGTCGGCGAGACGGTCATCGGGGGCGCGGGTTCTGTGGCTGTATGCTGCTCCGCACGCTCGTCACCGACCGTCTCGATCTCGGCCGTCGTGTCTGCGTCCTGGGGCACGGCAGGCACGCCGGCCCCGTACTTCTTCATGCCCACGCTCTGGAGCGCGTCGAGAAACGCGAGCTCGTTGTCCGACGCACTCATAGCGGACCTCCTAGTAGTAGGTCCGCTCTTGTCCAGGCCCTGTGCCGTTGGCCATGCGCATGACCATCTTCTTCTGGGCCAGCGGCAGGCTCTTGAAGATGCCGACGGGGTCCTTCAAGAACTCCTCCTGAAAGTCGGCGCCGAAGGTGGTCTTGACGGTGAAGGCCGCGATGCGCACCAGCCGGCGCAGGTCCGCCTCGGTCACGGTCTCGTTGCCGATGACCTCACTGAACTCGGGGTCGTCCGCAGAGGCGCTCTTGTCGAACCCGTAGATCGAGAAGTACGGGTCGGGGATGGTGCGGTCGTAGTGGTGGTCGAGCCCCGCAACCTTGTCGAACTCCGCGAGCAGGTCGACGACCTCCGCAGCAGACAGCACCTGGGGCGTCTCGGCGCTCGCCTCCTTCCACATGCGGAAGCGCGCCACCTTCTCGACGGCCCCAAGCAGCTTCAAGGCATCCGCGTCGTTCTGGACCTCGAGGCGCCGCACATCGAACGCCGCCTTGATCTCCGCCTCGGGAGCGAAGTCCTCGGCGCCGTACTTGCGCGCGTTGTCGCTCACGGCGACCGCCAGAGCACTGGCGCGCTTCACCAGGTTCACCGCGTACTCGTGACGCGTCGGGGGTGCCATGTGCTTGGAGTACGTGTCGAAGTACCCGCTCGCCGCCTTCACCTGGGTGTAGCTGTCGAGCGGGTACTTCTTCTGCTCGGGCAGGGCGAAGTGCTCAGCCTTCTTCTCGACCATGTACTTCGGCGGCTGCTTGTCCGACACGTCGACCGTGGGGTGCATCTGACGAGCCTGAGGAAGCGCCGAGGGTTGCTCCTTGTGCTCGGTCGCGAGGTTGTCCGCCGGCGGGACGCCCTGGTCCCCCTTCGAGGAGGCGACGAGATGACCGACGCGTGCGGTCTTCTGGATGACGGTCTTCGAGCCCTTGAGCCCCGCACTCGGGTCGCCCGGGCCCTGGTTGGGCGCCAGCACGGTGCCACTCACCTCGGCCGTCTTGCGACCCAGCGCCGCGTCACGCGCAGCGGGCGTGACGATGTTGCCGGCGCCGCCGCCGAGCGCGCGGGTGGCCGCGAGATTCTCGCTGATGGCCTGGTGCGTGCCCTTGATGACGGGCACGGCCGTCAGCGCGGTCATCACCCCGAGCGCGACCTTCTCGAGCTCCTCTGGCGCCTGCAGGTCGTACCAGGCGCAGGCCGCCTTGAGGTTCTCGGCGGCGACCTTCTGAGCCTCGAGCGGCAGCTTGTGGGCGTTCTTGAGGAAGTACTGGACCGACAGGACGGTGTTGCCTTCGTCGATGCACGCGTACTTGCGCAGCGTCTCGCCGTTGTTGACGAGGACCAGGGCGAAGACGTCGTCAGGAAGCTGCTCTCGCTCTTCTGCCGTCACAACGTGCGCTACTTTTACCTGCTCCGGGATGTCGTCGAAGCTCGGAAAGAGCTCGCGAAGGACGCCGCCGCCGAAGTCGTCGTACACGTCCAGAACAAGGCCACTCGTCTGCATCGCTGACTCCTCGCTGTGAACGTACTAGGCATGCCGCCGTTCCCGCAAGTATCGCAGGGGGGCAGGCATAAGGGAATTGGAAGGCCAAGTAGGCCTGGAGGTCACCAATGAACGTGCCGGTCACCATGACCACGCCCCAGAAGGAAGAGCTGCCATCTTGCTTCGCCAAGGAGTGGGACAAGAACGCGCCAGAATGCGCGGGAGGTCCTGACCCGAACTACGTCCACCCGATCACCCAGCTCCACGTCCACGAGCAGTGCAGCGTCTTCTCTTCCTGTGGAGCACGCCAGCAGGCCATCCGCCAGTCGCAGCTCATTCCACAGCAGCAGTTGATTCGTCCGCCGAGCGTCCCCTGGCAGCAGCCGGCGCCGATGCCCGCACCGGCACAAGCACCACAACCCGCAAACTCGTTCGCCGAGTTCCTTGCGAGGCAGCGCGCGCAGCAGGTCGAAGCGCAGCGTCAGCAGGCGATGAGTGCACCGCGCCCCATGACGGCAGCCCCGCAGCCTACCCAGGCCATGCCCGCACCGGTCATCCAGCCGACGTACGCGCACTACCCGGCCCCGGTGTACCAGCTGAACTACCAGATGCCCGGGTATCTTTCGACGCCGGAAGAACGCGCCGATGGTGAAGGGCTCTGGCCGGTGCTACTTCGAGAAGTCATCCGGTCGCTGTTCAAGGCGTCAGGCCACGCAGTCGCTCACTTCTTCGACGTGAGAACGATGAAGGGGAAGTAGCCGACACCAGGAGGAAGAAGCTTGGAGCTAGTCATACGTCGGCCGGACACGGGGTACTTGGAAGCCAACCTCTGGGTCCCCAAGTCCGCGATCAACGCGGAGGGGACCAAGAGGGCGCTCACGTTTCAGACCTTCGACCAGCAGAAGGTCATCCTTCTGACCCTCTACAAGGAGACAGAGCACCACCTGCTGGTGCCGCGCGAGTTCTGGGACCCGAAGGACTTCTCCTTCCCGGTGGTGGACTGCCGCCCCAGGCGGTACGAGCGCGTCGACATCAGCAGTCGCGTGCGCCTCGACCACCGCTTCGAGGGAGGAGCTCTCATCCCCACGGGAGACACGGCCCAGGAGGACGCAATGCGCGCCCTCCTGGTCTCACACGGGGGCGTGCTGCAGCTCGCTTGTGGGAAAGGCAAGACCGTCGTGGCGCTCGACTACATCGCGCGCCGCGGCGTTCCCGCCATCATCATCCTCGACACTACGCAGCTGATGATGCAGTGGCGCGAGGAGATCGAGCAGCACCTTGACGTGCCCGGAGGGGTGGGGCTCATTCAAGGCGAGACGCGCGACTGGAAGAAGGCGGTGGTACTGGCGACGTACCACTCGCTCTCGGCTTGGGCGCCGACGATGCCCGAAGAAGTACGTCGCTGGTTCGGCACCGCGGTTTGGGACGAGGCCCACCACGTCGCAGCCCCGGTGTTCTCACGCAGCGCCGATCTTTTTTACGGTGTGCGGCTCGGTCTGACCGCAACGCCCGAGCGCGATGACGGGATGCACGTCGTCTACAACTTCCACCTCGGGCCGGTCGTCTACAAGAACCTGCTGCAAGACCTCAAGCCTCGCATCTACTTCGTCTGGACGGGCACGGGGCTCGACAAGAACGACCCACACGTCCAAGCCGCGGTCAACGACTGCAACGGTGACCTCCACATCGGCAAGGTCGCTGGCTTTCTTGGCAGACAGCAATCGCGCCTGAACTTCGTCATCGACCAGGTGAAGCAGGCGGTCGCCAACGACCGCAAGGTCATCGTCCTGTCCAAGAGCGTCGACGCACTCGTGAACATGTGGGCCACCTGGAACCAGCAGAAAGACCTCATCACGGACATCTCGTTCCCTACAGCAGCTGACGTCGGCGAGACGGTGCCGCCCTTCGAGCTCACCGACAAGGAGATCGCCAAGCTCACGAAGAAGCTGCACATGACCATCGGGCACATCGCCAAGCAGCCTGCCAACCTGCAGGCAGAGCTGCAGACAAAGGCGCAGATCGAGCACACGCTCGAGGCGCACCGGGTCTACAAGAAGTGCGAGTCCTTGTGGAACAAGAAGCGTGCGGAGTACCTCAAGCTGCTCATTGCGCAGCCCAGCACCGCCGGACTGATGATCTACAAGGTCGACCCCGAGACGCGCACAAGGATGCTGCGCGAGAAGCAGGTGACCTTCGCCATCGCAAAGTACGGCCGCGAAGGACTCAACGAACGCAGCCTCGACACCATCATCGTCAACGAGCCACTCTCCAGCCGCAACGCGCTCCAGCAGCTGCTAGGACGTGTGCTTCGCGAGAAGAGGGGAAAGAAGGAACCGGTCGCCGTCTTCCTTGAGGACGACATCGGTCCCTTCATCGCCATGTGCAAGAAGCTCCGGCGGCATCTGACCGAGTGGCCGCACGATGAAGGCGGCCCCTTCCAGTACGAAAACCTCGGCTACGGAAACAACACCAGGAGAACACCCCCATCATGGAAAACCGCGACAAGCAGCACGTTCATGGCAAAAACCGGCACGGGGGCACCTGGGTCCTGATCACGGCAGGTGCGGCACGTGTACTAGGACTCGTTGATTCCTTGCTTCGCGCCGCCAGCACCCCCGAAGAAGTCCAGGCAGGGGACGTGAAGCGCTACGTCACGCGGGAGACCGTGGACGGCACCACGAAGATCGCCGTGGAGGCAGCCCCTGTCTACGCGGTCATGCTCGCGCACATCGTGACGCTCAACCCCTGCCTGGACTTCTTCGCACCGCTGCGCACTAGCGTGAAGAGGGACGCGCAAGGACGCCCGGTTCCTGGCCCCGACGGGCAGCCCATCATGGTCATGAGCCGCGACCCGATCGTCACCACGCGTGACTTCTCGCTCAAGCCCTACCCTGTCCACATCCGCATCGGCCCGGGCGTACAGTTCGACTTCCTCAGCCAGATGCACGAGGACGATCAGGACACGTACAACGGGTTCATCACCGCGGCCTTGGGCCAGGCCAAAGAGGAGAGCGTGGCCGGTAGCGGTCTTGTTCTCCCCTCCACGAACGAAACTGCGGCCATCAGCCGTCAGCACGGCCGTGGCTGACATCGCTGCGGTGAGGCCCGACGCGCGTAAGACGCTCGGCGAGCTACAGCAGGAGTGGTCCAGCTGCGTCAGGTGCAACCTCGGCAGGAGGCGTATCGAGGCCGAGGGTAAGTTCATCTTCGGCCGCGGCACCCCGGGCGGTGTGATGCTCATCGGTGAAGGTCCTGGCAGCGTGGAAGAGAAAGAGGGGGTGCCCTTCGCCGGCAGAAGCGGCCGCATCTTGCACAGCGTTCTCGCACTACTCGGGCTGGACGAGTACTACGAAACAAACCTCGTCGCCTGCCGCTCCTGCTCGCAGCAGTTCAACGGACAGGGCCAGCCCCTGATGCGGACGAACTGGTCTACGCGCCAGCCGGAGCTCGTCTACAAGGACGAGCCTCCTACGCCCCCGCAGTACAACGCGTGCCTGCCGAGGCTGTACGAGGAAATCTACCTAGTCGACCCCACCGTCATCATCGGGCTGGGAGGCAAGGTGTCCGAAGCCCTGATGGGTCACTCGATCACCATAACGCGTGACCGTGGCGAACCCGTGCAGATCTCCATACCCGGAGCCGGCTACCGGCCCGTACTCACCGAGAAGCGTAAGGAATGGCTGCACCGCACGCCGGAGGGCTTTCGCACGATCAGCGAACAGAACGAGGTGCGGTACTACTTCATGCCGACGCTGCACCCGTCGTACGTGGAGCGCAAGCTGAAGGACATGGGCCACGACAGCCCCTTCCGCCAGCTCGTGATCGACATCAAGAAGGCCATCCGCGCGCACGAGGTGTACCGCGAGATGGTCTTCGGTTTGCTGCCGACGAGCAACCAGGATTCTGACGACGAGACCATGCACCGCCACATTCAGGCGACAGAGGAACCGGAGGACTAGATGGAAAAGCGTAAGGCCAAGAAGGTCGAAGCGGAGGCAGTACCCGAGGTAGTCGAGTTCCTCGACACGCAGAGAGCGCTCGAGGACTTCAAGGAGGAACATGCCGCGATCTTCGAGCAGCTGCACGAGCTGACGGACCGCTACAACGCAGCGTTCGAGGCTGCGGAGAAGGCCTGCCGCAGCAAGGAAATGAGCTGCGGTCCTTTCGACCTCTACCAGTTCACGACGAAGTACGACCCCGAAGCGCTGTACAACGCCGTCGGACGCGACAAGTTCCTGCAGCTCGGTGGGTCCATCGGAACCTCGACGGTCTACACGCTGGACAAGGCCCGCTTCGAGATCTGCGTGAGCCAGAACAAAGTGCCCGAGGACGTCGTGCTGCAGGTCCGCAAGGAGACGCCCAACTTCCACAAGCCCGAGAAGCTGGTCATCCCGTGATGGCCCGGCTGGAGGTGGAGACCGCGGAAGGGAGGCGCACGCTGAAGGAGGAGCAGTCCCCGCCTCTCGCTTCGATCTGGAGCCCTGGGCCTCACCCGCACTCCCGGGTGGGGCTCAACGTAGGGACCCAGCACAACTTCGGGCAGGTCAAGATCGCCGCCTATGTCGAGTACGAGTGCGACCAGACCGAGGCCAAGGTCAACGAGGCCGGTCTGCTATCGTTCCTCAAAGCGCTCGAGTTCGTGAAGGACGGGATGCAGCTCATGCTGTCCGAGGAGAAGAAGACGTGATTCGCGGCAATGCCAAGTTCGACAGCATCTCGGTGGGCGAGTTCTCCGGCAGCTTCCTGGGGTCGACGCTGGCCTTCGAGGCAAAAGCGGCCTTCGTGAACTCCAAGACTGGGGACACCCACGGCTGGACGAAGAACGGACAGTGGTCGCCGCCGGTCATCGAGAAGCTGAAGGAGCTGCGAGCCCTCATGGAGATAGACCTGGGCCGGCTGCATCTCGAGGGCGGCGGCGAAGTCCTTGTCTCCACCTCCGCAGGCCTTCCCCGCGCCAGCGGTGGTGGCCTCGGGGAGCACTTCAGCGGTGACAGCGGGGGCTCAACCGAGCAGGTCTGACCACCCCTACATCTTGGGGGTGTTGAGCCGAAACTACTAGAGCTGGCGCCTCGCGCAGGACGTGTTGACGGACCCCCTCCCGGGGAGTCATGTTGACTGCCCTGCGCGAGGAGCTGGTCGCAACTTCCTTAGCCCCTACGGGTATAAGGCGGCTGCCGTACCAGCACGTCTCTCTGGAGGAAGAATGTCTCATCAGCTGGCCTTGTGTGCCCGTGTCGTTCGTACCGGGGACATCTCGGTGCCTCTCAAGTTCGGCATCACCGTCGATGACTTCACCGCGGCAGAAGCAAAGAACTTCTGGACCTTGCTTCTGAACTACTACACCCAGCAGGAAAGCCGCGGCTCGGTACTCGGAGAGGGAACGCTCCACACCTGGTTCAAGCAGCTCAAGCTACAGGACGACATGCCGGGGTCGACCTTCGAGACCCTCTGCTACGAAGTCCGTCGCGCACGCATCGTGACCGAGGCCAACAACGCGGTCGTGCGCTTCTCAGAGGCCGTCAACATCCCAGCATGCAACCCGACCGCAGACATGGCTGCGCTGGTCGCCAAGGTGAACAACCTCATCTCGTTGGGCACGACGGCCAATACGGACGTCTCGCTCAGAACGGGACTCGACAACATCAAGCGCAAGCTCGACCTGGCCAAGCAAGGTGTGCGGACCGCGAAGCTGGACTGGCCATGGAAACCGCTGCAGGACGCCACCTTCGGCATTCAACCCGACGACTACATCGTCTTCTATGGCCGCCCCAAGTCGATGAAGACGTGGGTGCTCTGCTACCTGTTGTCGTGGGCCTTCGAGAACGAGAAGAAGCTCGTCGTCTACACGAAGGAGATGACCCCGGACAACGTGTACATGCGCACCCTCGCGTGCATCCTGCGGTTCTCCTACGAGGAGCTGCGCGCGGCGTCGAGCGACACCGAAAGACCACTAAGCCCCGCGAACGAAGAGCAGTTCTACCAGCTCATCGCGTACATCCAGACCTGGGGACTGGACAGTCTGATCACGGTGCTGAGCGGCAAGGACGTCCCTGCCGGTGGCGACACCGTCGCGTGGCTGGGCAGCAAGATCGAGCAGTACAAGCCAGACCTTTGTTTCATCGACGGGCTGTACCTGCTGAGCGACCCGCACAAGGAGGACCACGCCCGCGTCAGGAGCATCTCGCGCGATGTGCGTCAAATGAACCTGGCCACGGGGGTCCCCGTCATTGCCACGCTGCAGGCCAATCGCAAGGCCGCGGGCCATAGTGACGCCAATCTGGACGAGATCGCGTACTCGGACGCCATCGGGCAGGACGCCACCATCGCAGCCCGCGTCATCAACGACAAGACATCGCCCACCATCAGCATCGTCCTGGCGGGCAGTCGGGAGTTCAAGCTGCACGGCCTACGCATCAACGCCATCCCGGCCAAGGACTTCACGTTCCACTCGGAGCTGACGGAGAAGGACATCCAGAAGGCGAAAGAAGCCGACCAGACCGATGTCGAGAAGAAGGACGAACTGCGGTCTTCCGAGGGCAAGAAGAACAAGAGCCAGAAGACCATCGAGGCCGGCACGGATACTGACCACGTCAGGGCGATGGTCTCTGTCGCGAGGGAGATAGCGGAGGGCACGCTTCCGTGAGCGACGAGATCAAGCAGATTGCGCAGACCTACCTGCGCAAGGTGAAGCCATCCGGCAACGAAGACGTGATGGCCATCTGCCCGTTCCACTCGAAGTCGGACGGCACGGAGGAAAGGAACCCCTCCTTCGCGATGAACGTCTACAGCGGGCTCTGGTACTGCCACTCGTGCCACGCCCGCGGCAACCTGTACTCCTTCCTGCGCAACGTCGGGCTGCCCAGGGCGGACATCGAGTTCTACTACAAGGGGGTACTCGAGGAGGCGGCACAGTACGCGCCGAAACCACCGAACCCGCTCGACCCAGTCCAGGCCACCAAGGAACCGCTCGAGGAGTCCCTTCTAGGACTGTTCGACTTCTGCCCCAAGCTACTGCTCGACGAGGGCTACCCGGAGGAACTGCTGCGGCAGTTCGACGTGGGCTACGATGAGAAGCACCAGCGCATCACCTTCCCTCTACGCAACATTGAGGGAGCGCTGGTGGGCTTGAGCGGGCGCACGGTGACCGGCGCATTCCCTCGGTACAAGATCTACGACAAGGAGTACCTCGACTTCGGTCTGCCGGAGCGTAAGACCGAGAAGCGCGCGCTACTCTGGAACGCGCACCGAGTCCTCGTGCAGCACACTTTCCACCCCGACCCCGACGAGCAGTACGTGGTCATCACGGAGGGCTTCAAGGCGGTCATGCGGGTCGCGCAGGCCGGCATCAACAACGTCGTCGGGCTTCTAGGCTCTTACATGTCCCAGGAGCAGCAGTGGGTCATCGAGCGCCTCATGGACGGACCCATCTTCATGATGCTCGACAACAACGATGCCGGGCGTCTCGGTCAGCTTGACGCCACCAAGCGCCTGATGAAAACAGTACCGAACGTCTGGGTCGTAGACTACGATGCTGCGCAGCCCAGCGAGCTATCTACTACGGCCATTCAAGAAGCACTTCTCGCAGCAAAGCCAGCGCTCACCTGGCTCACACATCAAGCAGCCGCCGCATACTGAAAGGTACAGCCACCATGGCCTATGGAAAGAATCCCGCAGCACTCGGTCTCGTCGCCTCCTTCCGCCAGATGAGCGGAGAAGCCACCCGCAACGGCGGGGGCAAGCGCGTCAAGGGGAACATCCCCTACTTCGTCGACATGTACCAGCCTAGTCTCGGCGAGATCGACACGGTCCGTCTGATCCCCGGCAACTACCTGCAGGACCAGCTCGTCGGTGAGGGCGACGCCGTGCAATCCATTGCAGTGGAACGCCCCTTCATCAAGTTCGTCGAGCACTTCCACGGCGGCAAGCAGCGCGGGTGCATCTGCAGCGCCGGCGCGTTCGCGAACTTCAAGGACAAACGCGGCGCCTGCCACGGATGCGACATCTTCTGGGAAACCGTGATCCGCACACCAGAAGGCAAGCTGCAGTCGCCCATCATCAGCCGCCAGAACAAGTACGCGTTCTCGGTCTTCGACTACGGCGTCTACCACAAGATGGAGCAGATCGACCGCCAGACGGGGCAGGTGAGGACCAGCTCCGTCACCAAGGAGGCCTACTTCAACTGGACGAAGTGCCTCGGACAGGGCTGCGACGCCTGCCGCGCCGGCAAGGAGTCGAAGACCGGCGACATGCGCCACTGGCCGATGAACTACACCCAGTTCCAAGTGCTGCGCGACACCGAGATCCACATCGGCAAGTCCTGCGCCACCTGCAGCACCGAGAACTCCATCGTCAGTCTCGGCTGGATGTGCCAGCACTGCGGTGAGTGCGCCATCGACATGGGCTCGACGGCGCTCAAGAACGACGAGCTGCTGCAGATCACCGACAACCGCTACCTCTGCGCTTCCTGCGGCGAGAGCGGGTTTCTGACGGAGGTCTACGAGTGCCACTCGTGCGCCCCGCGTGGGCAGACGGGTGTTCGTGCCTCTCTCTTCGACGTCGACCTGCGCGTGAAGCTCATCGTCGCCGGGGGAAACAACAACAAGTCACTGCAGGTGATGGGCTGGTCTGCGCCGCATCCCATCAATCCCGCTCTCGCCGAAGTCGCCAAGCCGGTCGACCTCGTCGCTCGCTACGCCCCCGACTTCCTCGAGTCGCAGGCCTCCAAGTTCGGCATCACCACGGGCGGCCCCCAGCGCAGCCCCGTTACGAGCACCAGCCAGCCGGCTGCTGCTACGGCCTATTCGAACCCGTACGGGCCGAAGACGGCGTAGTCTCGTCAGAACAAAGCCCCGCCCTCTCATAGAGGGCGGGGCTTTCTTTCGTGGAGGAACTGATGGGTTGGAACATCCGTCTGCCGGATGCTGATTGGTACACGCCCAAGGACCCGCGACTCGCAAACCTCGTCGAGGAAGTGCGCGATCAGGACGTCGTCGCCATCGATACCGAAACCACAGGCCTGAAGGTCTGGAAAGACACTGTTCTGTTCTGGTCCATGGCCTGGGGAGACCACCGACGCGTCTGCATGCCGGCCAGCACGCTGCGCTACTTCCACGAGTCCTTCGCTGACTCCACCAAGCGCTGGGTGATGACCAACGCGAAGTTCGACATGCACATGCTGGCGAACATGGGCATCGAGCTCGCGGGTGACTGCATCGACGTCGCGGTGATGCACTCGCTGCTCTACGAGAACGAGAGCCACGCCCTCAAGGACATGGCAAACAAGGTCCTCGGCTGGCGCTGGACGGACTTCTTCGACACGTTCAAGCCCCTCATGGTGCCCGACAACACCAAGGCGCCAAAGCTGCTCAAGAGTGGCGTCTTCAACCAGCCTACGCGCAGGGAGACCATCCAGGAGATGCTCATGCGCTGCTACCGCGAAGACCTGCCGAAGCTGGTCGACTACACCTCGAACGACGCATACGGGACTCTGCGCATCTACGAGAAGCTCAAGAAGGAGCTCGAGGACAACGTCACCCACTCGCTCTACCCGCAGTGGCTGCCGACGATGGCGCACCTGTTCTTCCTGACGGAGGCGCCGTTCACCAAGGTCCTCTGGAAGTGCGAGCGCAACGGCGTCTTTGTGAACCGCAAGTACCTGCAAGACCTGCGGGTGCCCATGTGGGAAGAAGTCGAGCAGCTCCGTCGCCAGGAGGTTCAGATCACCGGCAACGCAGGCTTCAACTCCAACTCGCCCCCGCAGCTACGCGCCTACTTCATCGACAAGCTAGGTCTGCGCCCCTTGATGTACACCTCGGGCGGCAAGAGCGGAGTGAAGGAGCCCTCCATCGACAAGGGGTTCCTCGAGCACTACGAGGACGAAGTCCCGCTCTGCAGCGTCATTCTGCGCAAGCGTAAGCTCGAGAAGCTCATCGGCACGTACATCGACGGCGCGGACGAGCACCTCGACAGCGGCGGTCGCATCCACACGCGGTTCAACCAAGACGTGGCGCGCACCGGGCGCCTATCCTCGAGCGACCCGAACCTGCAGAACATCCCCACCCCCGAGAAGGACAAGTTCCAGTTGCGTGGCGCCTTCCAGGCCACGAAGGGCAATGTCCTCATCGTCGGTGACTACGCGCAACTCGAGATGCGTCTACTCGCGTGCGCGACCGTGACACCCGAGAACCCCGAGGGCGCCAAGGAGATGATTCAGATCTTCCTGGACGGCAAGGACATCCACATGGGCAACGCCGCGATGGTGTATGGGCCCATCATCAAGCGCCAGCACGGCTGGGACCTCACCTACGAGTTCCTCAAGGAGGCGAAGAAGATCGACAGCCAGGTGAAGGAAGGCAAGCTGCCCGCCTCAGCACGCACCGAGCGCGTTGCCCTCGCCCTGGAGAAGCGCAACCACATCAAGTCAGTCGGCTTCGGCCTGAACTACGGGATGAAGGAGAACAAGCTCGCTCGGCAGCTGGGCATCTCCAAGGAGGAGGCCAAGGCCATCATCGAGGCCTACCTCGGCACGTACCCGGCGGTCTCCGCGTTCTACGAGTCAGCCATCACCGAGACACAGCAGACAGGCTACTCCTTCACGCTTCTCGGCCGCCGGCGCTTCCATCCGGGCATCGCGAGCCCCAACCCCCTCGACCGCTGGGGCGAGGAGCGCAAGGCCGTGAACAACCAGATTCAGGGCACAGCTGCCGACGCCGTACGCCTGGCCATGATCAACTGCGACAAGGCCAACCTCGAGGCGAAGTACGGCTGCAAGATGCTCCTGCAGATCCACGACGAGCTGATGTTCGAGTGCCCGGCGGAAACCGCCGAGGCTGCGAAGGCAGAGATTGAACAGATCATGCGGCACCCGTTTCCTACAGACCTCATCGTCCCGCTGGACGTGAGCATCGGCATCGGGTCCGCCTGGAACACGGCGAAGTGAACAAGGAGCTCGGACTCAGGTGACCGCGATCATCGTCAAGGCGCGGCTGGACCGGCAAGTCGCGGAGCTTCTCGGGAAGAAGCCACGCGAGGTCTCTGCCATCACCGCGACCTTCTTACACGAAACCATCCGCGCACTGGTATCAGGCGGGCGCGTACAGCTCGACAATCTCGGTGAGCTGTACGTCACCGTGCGCAGCGGCGTGCTTCACAGAACGACCTTCCGTGGAAAGAAGTCCGTGCAGGCTGTTCCGGCGAAGTACTATGTGAGCTTCAAGAAGGCGGCGAAGCTCCGCGAGGAGCTCAGGCTGCGCTTCCACAAGGAGAACATCATGGAGAAGTACGGAGTCGACGAGGGCACAGATCAGGAGAACCTCGAGAAGAAGGCCGCGGCGGGCTGCCCGGTGTGCGGCAAGAAGCCCGTTCGCCACGGGGGCATCCTGATGTGCCCCGACCATGGAAGCGAGCCATTCGAGCAGAAGAAGTAGTCCAACCACAGGAGTCACAGCATGCCGCGGATGCCCGTCACCGAGATCAGCAAGAAGATGGCCGCCCTCGAGGCCAAGCTGAACAAGAAGCCCGAAACGAAGGGAGGTCGTGTCATGGCAGACATCGACCACTCTCCGAACACCTACTTCCTGCGCAGGCCTAGCGGCATCATGTCGCTCGACGTGCACACCGGTGGCGGGCTACCCGCGGGTGGCCTGACGTACCTGTCGGGGCCCGACGGCGCCGGCAAGACGTTCCTGCTCTACAAGTACTTCGCGATGAACCAGCGCCTGTACGGCCCCAAGTCGTGCATCGCGCTGGGCGCTACAGAAGCCGCGCCCGACCACTTCTTCATGCGCAAGTGCGGCATGCAGATCGCCATCCCCGAGGAGATGATCGACGAGCGCGTGCAGGAGCTGAAGATTCGTGGCTTGCCCCCGTACACCAAGGAGCAGCTGAAGGACTTCCGCTCGGCCACGATGGGCCACGTGAAAGTCGTGCTCGGGGGCACAGGCGAGGAGGTCCTCGACGGCCTGCTCGATTGCTTCCAGAGCAAGGCGTTCGACATCATTGGCCTCGACTCGGTCTCGGCGTGCTTGCCGGCAGCGGACAAGCAGAAGGACCTCGACGAGAACGCCAAGCGTGCCGCGGCCGCGGGTCTGCTCACGAAGTTCTTCCAGCACTACCTCAATGGCACGACGGGCTACTACGGCAACAACCCGACGACGGTCATCTTCACGTCGCAGGTACGTGCCAATCCCGATAAGAACAAGCCGGGACCTGCCGCCATGTGGGCGCGTGAGTACGCCGCCGTCGGCGCGTGGGCGGCCAAGCACGGCAAGCTGATCGACATCCTCGTCATGCCGGGCAAGAAGGACAAGGAAACCCTCGCCACGGGAACCATGAGTGACGACGAGATCGAGAAGGAACGCAAGCGTCGCATCCAGGTCGGCAAGACCATCCGCTACGAGGTGACCAAAGGCAAAGCGGGCATCCACGAGGGCATTACTGGGGAGTTCGAGTTTCACTTCCCCATCGGAGCCTCGATGAACGACCCCAGCCACCGTCTCACTGACGACCAGCGCGAGACTCTGGTCGTGGCCTTCCAGAACGGCATCCTCGAGGAGAAGGACGGCTTTTTGACCCTGCACGGGGTCGACGGCAAGCCCATCCCGAGCCTCACGAAAATCGCAGGCTACGAGCGCTTCGCAGACATGATGCGCGCTGACCTGGCGCTCGAGATGATGGTGCGCCGTCTGGTGCTCTCTTCTGTGGGGATCGTGTGCGCGTATCCCTGAGCGCCGAAGCGCAGCTCGGTGTCTGTTCCAAATGCGGTGCCGGGTCACACGGCCTGGGCCGCACGATGGTCATCCCCTTCATGGTCATCGTCGACGGCCATGCCGGGGAGACCGAGGCGCTCTGCCAGGGCTGCCTCTTCTACCCCGGGGGCGTGAAGGTCGAAGTGCCGATGGAGAACCTGGCACCGGGGCCCGCCCCTCGCCGAGGCGCTCTTCGCCGTGCGAAGCAGACCTCCCGCCGCCTCGAGGCCGACCTGGCCGAGGACCTGAACGAAGCACTGGGAGAAGGCGTTGTGGTCACCCAGCCCGGCTCTGGCAACCAGCCCGGGGCCAAGGGAGACCTACGAGGCAGGAACATCGTGCGCGTCGAGGAGAAGCACACCAAGGCAGCCTCGTTCAGCCTAAAGCTCGACGAGCTGCAGAAGATCGCCAGCGAGTGCACCGGCCGCGAGCGCCCTGTCTTCGTCGTCGACTACCTCGACCCGAGCACGAGCAAGCTGCAGGACCGGTTCGCCGTCATCCCCATCCAAGACCTGAAGGAGCTACTTTATGCCGCTGGCCAGCATCGCTGACCTCAATCGTCCGCTCGAGGAGATAGCGCCGTTCATCGACCAGGCCAAAGAGCTGTCGTCGATCTACGACGACTTCGTCGTCCTCGAGCAGGACGGCCAAGACCGCCTTCCGGGCATCCACGCCTCTGAGCTCTACCCGTGCCTGCGCAAGCCGGTGTACTCGCTCATGGGCACGCCCCGGCGGCCAAACGTCTCGAAGTTCTGGAAGCAGCGCTTCAAGATGGGCACGGCCATCCACCAGATGCTGCAGGCCGACTTCCACGCTGTCGCGAAGCGCTCGAAGAAGGGCCTGGCGATGCGCGTCGCCCAGGCCCAGGCCGAGAAGATGGACTGCTACGTGGAGTTCGAGGACGAGCTCAAGGTCGCTCCTGAGCTGCAGGCCATCGCGAAGTACTACCAGCTGCAGTCGCATGCCGACGGCGTCTTCACCTTCAAGCGCAAGACGGACGACACGGTCGTGCTTCGCGTGGGCCTCGAGATCAAGAGCGAAGCTCCCGACGGCTACAGCAAGCTCACGGAACCCAAGTCCGAGCACGTGCGCCAGGGGCACATCTACATGGCGTGCCTCGACCTGCCCCTCATGTGGTTCCTCTACATGAACAAGGGCAACCAGAACAACACGCCCTCGACAGCGCCCTGGCTCGTGACCTGGCAGCCGCGCGTCTGGGCCGAGCTCGAGGACCGCTTCAAGGTCATCCACGAATATGCCGCTAAGGGCTCACTGCCCGAGCGCACCGAGACCATCATGTGCGAGTTCTGCCCCTGGGCCTACGACTGCCAGCCGCAGAACATGATGAAGAACTTCCAGAAGCCGTCCAACCGCCGCGAGACCATCCGCGGTCCGGGCAAGTGACAGGAGCCTGACCATGCGTGAACCCAGCACTGGTAATGGACTACGCCTACCGCGGGACGTCGGCATCCCGGAGAGCGTCGCTCAGACCATCGAAAGCCGGTGGAACACCATCAGCGTCGTGGACGCCCGGCTCAAGGCCGTCGGCTTCCACGACAACGACATGCCGAACATCGAGTGCCCGGTCGTCACGACCGAGATGCTCGTCACCCCCGACGTGAAGGAGTACACGACCGTCTTCTCTGCTCAGCTGCGCTGGTACAACTACGTGACCCGGCTGCTGGCCGACGTGCGCGCGGTCATCTTGCAGCTGAAGAACGAGATGGACGACATCTCGGCGTCCAAGCGCTCGGGCTTCAGAGCGCTCAACGAGCACAAGGCGAAGGCCGACAAGATCAGCCCGACGGAGATGGAAGACCTCATCCTGCAGGACCCCCACTACCAAGAGCTGCGCCTGCAGCACCAACAGCTCGAGCAGCAGCGCATCAAGCTCGACGCATGGGCCGACTCGCTCGACCGCAACCTCAAGACGGTCTCGCGGCAGATCGAGAACCGGCGCACCGAGAACCTGGGTAGCACCCGCGAGGGCAACATGGCGGGGGACTCGAGCCGCAGGGGTAGCTGGGAGCCCAGGAGACCGGGCTGATGATTCGCCTTGAGCTACCCTGGCTCCCTCCGACCTCCAACCACGCGTACACGAACGGAGGCTTTGGCGGCAGAGTCTTGTCCACGGCGGGCAGGAAGTTCAAGAACACGACCAAGGCGCACCTCGCGCAGCACTACCCGCGAGAGCTGATGCTCTTCAAGCCGAACAAGCCCTACCTCGTACTCATGCGCTTTCACTTCGAGAAGATCGAGAACTCCGGGTACGCTGAAGGAAAGGCGAAAGCACGGTATAAGGTCTTCGACGGTGGCAATCGCACCAAGCTGCTGGAAGACGCGCTGAAAGAAGCGGGCGGCATCGACGACTCGCAGACCCTTACGTCCATCTGGCAAAAGGTGCCGGCCAAAAACAGCAACGAGCGAACCCTCATCTGGGCCTGGTCGCTCGAAGAAGAGAGCACCCCCTTCGATGAACCCCTCCGACTTCTCATCTGAGCTGCGCACCCTGTTCGAGCGCTGCAATCATACGGAGCTGTATCAGATTGCGCGTAGGAACGGGCATGTTGTATTCCCCAGCCTCTCGCGAGACGCGCTCATCACCATCATCCTAGACGAACAGCCAGCCCCAGCCATCGAACACGACATCGACGAGTGGAGGCGCGCCATCATGCGCTTCATCATCGACCACCGACGTGTCCTCGAGACACAGGTCAGCTGCCCCGCCAAGTCGTTCAAAGAAGACGCCTGCTTCGGCTGCATCGACATGCAGGTCATCCACTGCCTCACCAGCAACGGCACCGAGAACTACAAGCTCATCGAGCTGCGCAAGAAGAAGACCACCCCGTAGGAGAGACCATGTCCGAATCCGCTCTGAATCCGCACACCGCGCCCCGCGACATCGCAGCGCTGATCAAGGAGACCCCCTTCAAGCTTCGCCTACTCGTTCAGGCCCTGGGCGGCCTTAGCAACGAGCAGGAGAAGATGGCCTGGCACAACATGCAGACGCCCGAGGCCCGTGCTCAGCACGTCCTCATGCTGCTGCAGATCTGGGACAAGGCCAACCCGGGTGCCGCCTCGCCGCCCCCGCCCGCTGCGCACACCAACGGGGCCACCGCTCCTGCGGTCGCAGCACCTGCGCCTGCTGCCGTGTCCCCCGCCCAGGCCCTCACCGGCTTCGCCGCCCCGGGTCTGCAGCCCATGGCGGCCATCCCTGCGGGGATGATGGGCGCGGCTCCCCAGGTGGCTGCCGTCGCATCGGGGGCGGCCGCTGCCGTCGCCGAAGCTGCGGGTGAGTCGAAGAGCAGGCGCAACCCGCGCACTTCGACGTCGAACGGAACGCCTGCCCCTGCTCCCGCGGGCGGCGATGCGGCGCTCGGTGCGGAAGTCGTCGGTCTGCTCAACCGCGTGGTGCAGACCCTCGAGAAGAACGACGAGCTGCACAAGAACGCGCTCGCGAAGGTCGTCAGCGTCGTCGAAGAGGCCTCCGAGTCGAAGTCGAGCCGTGTGACGGAGCTCGAGAAGAAGTACAGCGAGCTCCAGGGCAACCTCAGCTCGCTGTACCAGATGCAGAAGATCACGCTCATGGCGTTCCTGACGTTCATGGAGGGCAGCATGGGCGCGTCCATGACCGACCTCCTCGGCGCGGCCATCAGCGACAGCGCCTCCTTCGACCAGTTGGTCGCCAAGGCCACGGGAAAAGGCTAGGCGCCGTACTCGAAGACCCGTGGCCGGGGTGTTCACGTCCAGACCGTGTGGACACCCTGGCGCTCGGGGAGATCGATCTGGACTCCCTGAGCGACGGGTCGGTCATCGAGCTCGCCCACCGAGTCGGGGTCCTGGTGGAAGAAGAACGCCAGTTCCCCGACCTGGTGCGAGTACGGCTGAAGCGAAACTACTACGAGGTGTGACCATGACCTGGACGAATGCGACCATCCTGAGCCTGTCCACCCTCGCACTCCTCGGTCTAGGCGCGGGTATGACGCTCGCCTGCGAAGACCGGCCGGTGGTCGGAGAGCCCGTCCCTGTCGAAGCGGCTGCCGTGCCCGAGCCGCTGCCGAAGTGGGAGTACAAGACCCTACTTCTCGAGGCGCCCACGCACGAAAAGGACGGGCCCAACGCCAGCGCCTCGAACGAGATCTTGGTGCAAGATTCGGAGCTCAACCTGCTCGGCCGCGACGGCTGGGAGCTCACGACCTCCTGGCTCGAGACCGAGACTGCGTTTCCACACGCAGCCTGGTCGAACGTGCGGCCGATGCGCGCGGTGCTGCTGTTCAAGCGCCGCCTGAAGTAGACGACCGGCTCCGCCTTCGGGCGGGGCCGTTCTTCTTAGCCCTTCTTCGGTCCGCGGATGACCGGTCCAGGACGATGACCACTGGCCTGAGGGTTGTAGTGGGTCGCTGCCGGGGGAGTTGTCGCGGGCGGCCTCGTTCCAGTCGTGATGGTCGGTCCACTGTTGCTCACCGAAGAAGCCCTGAACGACGGACCGGGCACGTTGAGCAGCGTGACGGTCGGTACGACCACCTTGGGGCGGTAGAACGACTGCACGAAGTCGATGGGCGTCGGGATGGTCTCGGCGATGACCCGGTCGAGAACCAGCGAGCGCACCAAGGCGTCGAGGGGTGCGGCAATCGACTCCTGAACGGAGCGCGCGATGCTCACCACGCGGCGCAACATGTCCATGGGGCTGCCGACGGCTTCTGCCACCGAGCGCGCCGCGCCGGCCGCCTCCAGGACGCTGTCTGAGGGAGTGGGGATGGAGTCGTAGACCCCTCGAGCGAAGACGCCGTGGCGAGCCACCAGGTCGCTCGGCAGGGCCATGGCCTCGCTGATCGAGCGCAGGCCCACTGTTATGCGGGCCACCGAGTCGGAGGGGGAGGTCAGGGACTCCGTCAGAATGCGAGCGGCCGCCATCTGCCTGGTGGGCAGGTCCGAGGGGGAGCTGATGGCCTCGCTGAGCGAGCGGGCAGCAGTAGCGCGCCGCGTCACAACGTCCGAGGGGGTCGGCGCAGCCTCCGCGATGGAGCGCGCACCCGTGGCAGCAACGGACACTGCATCCGAGGGGGTCGCGATAGACTCTGTGCGCGTACGGTAGGCCCCCAGGATGGCCGAGATCGCGTCGGTGGGGCTCGACACCGACTCGGTGAGGGAGGCTGCCCAGGTCCCACGGCGGCTCACGGCGTCAGACGGGGTGACCACGGACTCGCTGACACCCCGCGTTCCCACGAAGGCCCTGACCAGTGCGTCAGAGGGGGTTGCGACCGACTCGCTGACCGCCTTGCTGGCCACGAGCAGGCGCGTCACTGCATCGGTGGGACTCGAGGTGCTCTCGGAGACCGAACGGTAAGCAGCCAGTATGCGTGCCAGGCTGTCCGAGGGGGTGGCGATGCTTTCGCTGATGAAGACGGCCGGGTTGGTGGTCACAACGTCCGAGGGGGTCGGAATAGACTCGCCAGCAGACCGGTAGGCCACGTAGAGCCTGGTCACGGCGTCAGACGGGGAGGAGACAGCCTCCGAGATGAAGCGCCCGCCCGAGGCCACGTAGTCCGTCGGAGTGGGAATCGACTCGCTGACGGAGCGCGCGTACGTAGCTAGGCGAGCGAGGGCATCGCTGGGTGTGGTGATGGCCTCGCTGATGGCTCGGTACGCTGCGTAGAGCCTCGACACCGCGTCGCCGGGCGTTGTGACCGTCTCCGCGACGGCTCGAAGAAGTACCTGCACGCGGGCCACCGAATCGGTGGGTGTCGAGACGCTCTCCCCGACGGGGCGCGTTTGGACGCCTCCGTGGGAGATCGAGTCGGTCGGCGTGGGCACGTTCTCGCTGATGGCCCTGGCCCCAACGAACGCGCGGGCCACCGAATCACTCGGGGTGGTCACGCTCTCCGAGACAGCGCGGCCGGCTACTTCCAAGCGAGAGACCGCGTCCGATGGCGCGGCCGCGGATTCACCGATGAAGCGTGCGGCAGTGTACATCCTGGACACGGAGTCGGTGGGTCCCGCGACGGATTCACTGATGGAGCGCGTAAGAACCGAGGACCGCGCAGCTGCGTCCGAAGGAGTCGACACCGACTCCGACAGCGCTCTGTAGGCAGCGTAAATTCTGGCTACCGCGTCGCTGGGCGTAGCCACCGACTCCCCAATGGAACGCACTGCGGGGACCACGCGCGACACCGAGTCAGTCGGGGTAGTGATGGACTCAGCCACTGACCTGTGTGCAGCGTACTGACGGGATACTGAGTCGCTCGGTGTAGTGACGCTCTCGGCAACAGCCCTGATCAATACAAGCGCGCGAGCCACCGAGTCAGTAGGCGTGGCCACGCTCTCGGACACAGCGCGGTAGAAGGCGACAGTCCTCGCAACCGAATCAGAGGGTGCTGCGACACTCTCCGAGACAGCCCTCGCCAGAACGAGCGCGCGGGCCACAGCGTCAGTCGGGCTCGAGACAGACTCGCTCAAGGCACGAGCCATTACACTCGTACGCTGCACGCTGTCGGTAGGGGTAGTGACGGACTCAGACGCGGAACGAGCTACGCCGGTCGATCTGGACAGAGAGTCGGAGGGCGCGGCGATGGACTCGTTGAGCGCGCGGGCGTAGACCAGCGCGCGGGCAGCCGAGTCAGTCGGGGTAGTGATGCTCTCCGCGATGGCCACCAAGTAGGCTACGGCCCTGGTCACGCCATCGGTCGGGGTGGCCACGCTCTCGCCGATGAGGCGCCCAGTGCCGGAGAGAACCGCGACCGAATCGCTCGGCGTACTGACGGACTCGGAAAGCGCGCGATACGCAGCGTAGACCCGCGCTACCGCGTCCGAGGGCGACGCAACAGACTCGGAAACGGTGCGGTAGCCAGAGAAGGCCCTAAAGATCACGTCTGACGGCGTCGACACTGACTCCGAGGTGGCGCGGGCTGCTCCGCGCACTCTAGCCACTGAGTCGCTAGGTGCGGTGATGGACTCCGAAAGCGACCTGGTTCCAACGAACGCACGCGACACCGAGTCAGTGGGCGTCGAGACACTCTCCGAGACTGACACGTAGAACGACAGCGCGCGCGACACGCTGTCGCTCGGCGCAGAGACAGACTCGCTCAGAGCTCTGTACCCAGCGAACGCGCGAGCAATGGCATCGCTCGGTGTAGTGACCGCCTCACTTATGGAAACAAGAAGACCAATGGAACGAGAGACGGAATCGGTCGGCGTCGAGATGGACTCGCTGAGCGCCCTTGCCTCTACGAGCAGGCGCGTCACTGCATCGGTGGGCGTTGTGACAGCCTCAGAAACGGAACGATGCGCTGCCACCGCGCGTGCAACAGAATCAGTGGCGGCCGCGACGGACTCGCTGATGGCGCGTGCTTCGCCGAGCGCTCTGGTTACGCCGTCAGTAGGTGCGGAGATGCTCTCCGACAAGGCGCGGTAGTAGCTGGCCGCCCTGGCCGCGCTGTCGCTCGGTGTGGCGACACTTTCGCTGAACGACCGGACGGCTGCAACGGCGCGAGCAACAGCATCACTAGGAGTAGTGACCGTTTCGCTAACGGCTCGGTAGGTGCCTTGCTGCCTCGAGACGGCGTCGCTCGGGTTGATGACGCTCTCGGCGGTGGAACGTGCCAGAACCTGCGCGCGTGAAACGGCATCGCTAGGAGCAGTGATGGACTCGGCGATGGACCTAGACCCCACGAAGTACCGGATCAACGCATCCGTCGGACCAGCTACGCTATCAGCGATAGCCCGAGCCCCAGCGAAGATGCGAGAGACCGCATCCGTCGGACCAGCTACGGTCTCGGCCACCGCGCGTTCGCCGGTGAACTGCCTGGACGCGGCATCGCTCGGAGTGGTGACTGACTCCGCGACAGCACGAGCAACAACCTCCCGCCGCGTGACCGAGTCCGAAGGTGTGGTGACCGACTCCGATACGGACCTTGTGTAAGGGGTTCCTCCGCCACCCGTGTTGGTCTGCGATACCGAGTCGGACGGAGTAGTGACGCTCTCGCTAATGGCGCGGTTGTACTTAGCTTGCCTGGCGATTCCGCCTCCGGCGCTAAGAAACGCAGCGGCAACGATGCCCCAGTTCTGGGTGCCAGTAGGAAGGGCTGTGGTCGCCATGTTTGGGCCAGAAGAGGAGAGCTTGTACTCAAGCGTGTCGTCGAACGTACTGGTCTGCGTGATGAGAGTGAAACCAGTACCCACGCCCGCGCTGTACGTCTGGCAGAGATCTGCCGCAAAGATGATTCCTGCGCCAGATGTGGTGAACGAGCCCGTACTGGCGGTAGTAGCAGAAGAAGAAGTAGCAGAAGCCGCTGCTCCGTTATCGTAGCCAGAAACCCCGCTTATCTCGAAGGCGTAGAGGCAGATGTACTCAGCCGACGCCCCAGGCGAGAAAGAGCACGAGATTGTAACGCTGCCGCCTGCAATGCTCGAGGCGTAGAAAGCAGTCATCGACGTCGTGCCGTCGTTCACGGTGGTATTAGCGCAAGCGTGGTACGTGTTTGTCCCGTCAGACGGAGTACTGAAAGAGGGCACCGTGCCCGGATTCTGCGCTCCGCAGATGACTAGTATTGTGTTTCCTGCCGTAGTTCCTGAGAGCGTGACTGTTTGAGGAGACGAGGGGGTGGTGGTGAACTCAGCAGAGGCATACTGCACGTAGGCCGCGGTAGTGCTGCCGCTATCTATCGGTGTGCTGATGGACTCCGAGATGGACCTTGTCTGGTTGTGGCTGTTGGATTGAGAGATGGAATCGGTGGGAGTGGAGATCGAGTCCGAGATAGCGCGGTACGCAGAGACGGTGCGTGACACGTTACTGGTGAGCGGCGTCTTGAAGGCAGCCGCCATCATGAGCCAGGTCTGCGCACCTCCGGTCAGGGTGCACGTCGGAGACTGAGAACCGCTACCGCCGACCTTGTACTCAAGCAGCGCCTGGGCGGCTGAAGACGTGATCTGCGTGTAGCCGCTGGACACGGCCGCGGTGCCTCCTCGAACGCAGACTGCCAGCTGCAGCTCATTCGATGCCTGCGCCAGCGTGAACGTCCCCGCATCCGCGGGGCCAGAAGAGTAGTTGGCGTCACCGCCGCCAGTATCGTAGGCCGAGATGTTATTCACCTCGAAGGCGTAGGCGTAGACGTCGGCGGTAGACCCCCCGGTGAATGCGCACGAGATTGAGACGCTGCCACCGGCGATGGACAGAGCAAGGTAAGTACTACACGTACCGTCTGCCCCGTCTGCGACTGAAGATGCAGGGCAATTCGTATAGGTGTTCGTACCATCAGAGGGCGTCGAAAAGACAAAGCTAGAACCACCTACAGAGAACAGCATGACCACGATTGCGTTCCCTGCCGTTGTACTGGGCAGGGAGATCGTGAGAGGCGACGTCGGGTTATAGCCACCTTCGTTGTAGCCTGACTGGACTACCGAGGGCGTGGCGTACAGCGAGACGTCAGTCGGAGTGGGGATGGACTCGTTGAGCGCCCGCACATTCAGGTGCGTTCCGGCAACCGAGTCGCTCGGAGTAGAGAACGACTCCGAGATGCTCTTGTGAAGAGCGAGTGCATGCACCACCGAGTCGCCGCCGATGGAGAGCGACTCGGAGATGGATACGGCAATACCCGGGGTAGCTAGGACTGAGTCCGACGGGGTTGTGACGGACTCAGTGATGCCCCGCAGGCCTACGTAGTACCTCGCGGGCGAGTCCGAGAAAGCCGAAATGGCTTCCGCCACAGTACGGAAGGCTGTGATTGCACGACTGACCGAATCGCTCGGGGTGGAGATCGATTCGGAGATGCTGCCGAAGTACTGATACCCCGTACCCGCGAGGGCCGAAATAGGCGCTTCGGAGATGGCACCTAGCCCGAGGGGCATAGGTCACCACCAGACGACGATGATGAGCCCTGGACCCCCGCTACCGCCCTTTGCACCAGTCACGCCTGCACCGCCACCGCCGCCACCGCTGCCGACTCCCGTGGCGCTACCTCCGGCCCCTCCTGCGCCTGCAGTAGCTGAGGAACCGCCACCACTGGCTCCGGTCGACATGAGGGGGTAGAACGGCGGCGGAACGTTAGCGGGCCCCTGGGACGACAGGCCGTTGTTGCCGGGGTTACCGGGACCGCCAGCGACACCTGTTCCACCAGCCACGAGCGTGGTCTGGGTGCCCCACCAGCTGGCGCCCACTTGCGTGATTGAGCCGCCGCTGCCGACAGCGTTGGCCGCGCTCGAGGAGCCACCTCCGCCACCCGAGCTCCAGAGAATGTTCGCCGCGCCGAAACCGATGGAGCCCCCGTTGGCACCAAGCGCACCGCCGGCACCGCCTCCCTGACCAGACGTCGTTACGACCAGCCCCAGGGACGAGTAGGGAACCTGAGAGAGGGCAGCAGCACCTGCTCCAGAGCCGCCGGCCTGCCCGCCTGCTGCCGTTCCTGCGGCACCGCCGCCCGCAGCCGTACTGTCCGAGATGGAGAGGTAGAAGCCGGTGTTGAGATTCGGATAGTCGACGATCAACGACCTCGAACCCGCGCTGCCAGCGCTGCCGCTGCCTGTACCGCCAGCGCCTCCCGCTCCCGTGTAGAGGTAGACAGTGGGAGGAATGACACCGGCAGGGTACAGGGCACGGCAGGAACCAGCGGCGCCTCCTCCTCCACCACCACCCTTGGCTGACCCGGTGGCTGCGGTGAAGCCGCCGCCGCCTCCCCCCCCTCCACCGATGGTCATGAACATGACCATCGAGGCGTTCTTGGGCTTCACCCAGGGAAAGTAGAGCTCCGCGGTCGGTAGCTGCACGCCGTAGAAGAACTGCTGCTGTGCGTCCTTCGGCATGAACTTGCCGTCGCCGAATACTCCCTTGGGTCTTTCGAACGACGGCAGCTCCTTGAAGAGGTCAGGCCACAGCCACGCAAGCAGGAAGGGGTCGAGTGGCTGAGGAGCAACTCGAGGGCCCCGACGCTGCATATGCCGCAGGTCGGACCGGCTGGGGTTTCTCCTCAGCCTGGAGCGCATCAGTAGTCTCCAGCCCCGATAGGCACTGCGCGGATCGAGGTGCTCGCCGCCGGACCAGAGTGGGTAGAAGCCAGCAAAGCGTAGCCAGCAGGGATGCGGAAGCCCACCGGGATGTCCTGCCCCACGACGTTGCTCGTGCTTGAGTCGGCGGTCGTCGACGGCAAGAAGCACTCGCCGATGAGCGCGCACGTAGTGGTGCTCGTAGTGCCCGACGTCACGGACGCGAGGTAGAGCCTGCAGGTCGTTGCTGTCGTTGTGGTGTTCGCCGCGCTAGCCACTGGAATGAAGCGCACAGCCTCGACGAAGGAGCCGTTCGTTGCGTCGGCGTTGAACACCGTGAAGATGTTGGTGCCGATGGTGCCGCTGCTTCCATCGCTGGTCGTGAGGGCAGCAGTGATGAGCGCGCCAATGCTGGCCGTCGCCTGACGAATGAACTGCGGAAGCGCGTTACCCGACATGATGGTCTCCTAGAAGTTCACGCGCCGCATCGCGAAGGCTGCCGTCAATCCGATGTCGGCGATGCTCTGCGCAGGCATGTCGCAGAAGACCGTGGTTGTTCCGGTCAGGTTGATGGCTGCGTTGCTGTTCGAGCTCGCGTAGATGTTGTCCCTCGAGAGCGTTGTGCTCGACACGGTGTAGGTACCGTCGCCCACTTCCCAGTCCGTGCCGTTACCGGAGAGAAGACAGTAGCGCACCCGCGAGGTGTTCGGGGCAGCAAACGCGGAGGAGAACGCCTGAAAGCCACTGACGGCACCGGCCAGGGTCACTGTGCCGGTGCCGGTAGTGGCTGTCGTCTCTTTGACTCGGTCCGCGTACGAGGACCCCATCGGGTCCTCAGATCGTGATCGTGACCGTGTTCTGGAGCGTGTCGCCGGAGACCAACGTCGGAGGCGACGGCTCCGCCGACTCGAACGGCATCACGCCGCCGGCCGTGGTGGTGGCCGCACCGAACTGGGCCTCGTTGTTGATGGTCTCGGTTCCGGTAGCCGTCCAGAGGTGGACCAGCGCGTAGGTCGAAGCCGCGGCGGTATGCGAGTAGGTACCGACGGCGCGAGCAAAGCCGTTGGTCGTGAGCTCGCCGGCGAGGGTGGTGTCCGAGGTGGCCGGGGTGAACGTGTTCGCCGTGACGGCCATCCACGAGGCCGGGTTCTGCCCGGGCAGGATGATGTACGGGGCGGTTGAAGCCGGGGTGGTACCCGCGGCGCCGGAGGTGCTGGTTGCCGAGTACCACTGGTCGACCGTGAGGACAGTCGCAGTGTTGGACGTGATGACTCCGTAGACCATGACGGTCGTGGAGATCCAGCAGCAGACGATGCTGCCTGCGAGGCCCTGGCCCGAGGTCGGGAAGGACGCGCTGGAGTTGGTCAGCGAGGTGGCCGAGGAGGCGGTGGCCGCACCCGTCGCGGTCGCGAAGGTGAACGACGGGCCCTGGCCCATCGCCTTGGCGAGCCAGTCGTAGGCATTGGTGTAGCCCGACGCCGTGGTGGTCGTCAGGTTCTTGCGCCAGGGGCCCTTCTGCGGCTTCGCCTTCGGACCGTGCGCGCGTCCAGGGTGGACGATCGTCTGCCAGATGGACTTGCACAGGATGGGCGTCTCGCGCGCCGCGGCGCGCGCAGCCTCGCGGACCGTGCGCATCTTGCGGGGACCGGCAGAGCCGCCATGGGAGTGGCCGCCCGTGCGACGAGCCGAGGAACGGGTGACGGCCGCCAGAGCGGCGCTCTTCAGATGGGTTCTCACGACTTCACCGCCTTGACCTTGAAGAACGTGTGCAGGTGGGCGAGGAGGTCTTCCTTACTGGACTCCTCGGAGTAGGCCGCGAGGTGCGCCGCGTGCTCTTCCGCGGGAATGTTCGCGCGCTCGCTCGGGTCGTCGATGGAGGGCATGTGACCGCAGCTGGCGCAGCGGGCGGGCGCGCCCGTGACCTCGCTCTTCACGTCGTGCTTGCCCGCGCTCTGGCAAGCCTGCACGCGGCTCGCCTCGGAGACGGCGTGCGGCTTGAGCATCGCCGCCAGCAGCTCGGGCTCGGGACCGTCGTCGTCGACCTCGATCTTCGTGATCCACTCGCGCTTGGCGTGGATGGGCAGGTGGTTCTCGCCCACGTAGAAGGCTATGGCCTGGTTGCGGGTGAGGACACGACCGCCCTCGGGACGGGTCTTCTCGTGGATGATCTTCGCGCAGATCTGCGCCTCCGAGAGGTGGACCGTCATGTACGTCGGGGCCTTCTTGGTCACGCGCATGCGGTAGCCACCGTTGGCGGCAGGACGGACGCGCTCCGCAGCGATGTCTGCGGGGGTGACCTTCACGTCATCCGGGACTGGAACCCAGTCGTAGAACTTGGAGAGGTAGGCAACGACGTGCATGGGAGAGGCGCTCCTTTTTTGCCGGGCGTACCTGCAGCCTATCAGGGCGGCCGCGGAGAAGGGAACGAGTGGACTGTCCCATGGTAGCAGTCCGCCAGGGGCTAAAAGAAGGGCCCCTCCCCTCACGGGGCCCCGGTACTTCTACTGCGCGGTCGTCGAGGCCTTGTGGAGTTCTTCCTCGAGCTGATCCATGGCCTTCGTGAGCTTCGCCTTGGACTCCACATCGAGCTGTCCGAATGCGCGCGCGATGATGTGCGCCGCAGAACGGAAGCCCTCGGCATAGCGCTTGTCACCAGCCTCTTGAACCATCTGCTGGACGAGCGCCTTCATCCGGTCGAATGGGTCCCTGCTGGGTGGCGTCGGCGGCGGTTTCGCCTCCACAACAGCGGGGGGAGGTGCGGACGCGGGAAGTGCCGGGCCAGCGTGTCCATTCGACTTGGTCTTCTGCATGTCCTACTCCTTCGACTCTTGCATCCACGGGTAGCAGTTGAACAAGTTCGGCCAGCGTGCGACGCACAAGCGCTTCCAGGCGCGGGCGAAGCGCTGAATCTCGAGGTCGGCGAGAGGATTGTCGCGCTCACGCACGAACTTCGCGATGGCCGCCGGGTTGGTGGTCCAGATGAAGCTCGTCTCGGCCTGGTGCGGCAGGAAGCTCGAGGCGGCCTCGTAGATGCGCTTGCGGTCCATGCTGGTCGGCTGCTTGCCGAACTGCTTCGCATGCTCGTGCGTCTCTTCCTGCACCGCGGTCATGTAGTTTTCGTAGGCGGCCTGCATCGACTGCTCGAAGTGCGCCTGCATGCCCGGGTCGTCCTTGTAGCGGGGCGGCTCGATGAAAAAACCGTAGTGATGGGTGAAGCGCGTCGATTCCTGCGACGGGCTACCCTCCTCGCTGCGGTCGGCGCCCACGTAGTTGCGGATGATCTCGTGGCTCACGCGGCGGCTGATGCCGGCCACGAAGAAGCTCATCTTCGCGTGGTACATGATGCTCGCGTGCGGGACTTCTCCCGCCTGCGTGCTCTCGATGTACTCCTTGTTGCTCTTGCGCCCGGCCTTGGCACCGAAGCTGTCGTAGCACTTACGCCCCGCGAGCTCTACGAGCAGCTCGTTGGCGGTGAGCTCACGGCCGGTGTTCTCATCGAGGCCCTTGTGGGGGAAGAGGTCATCCCAGCGAGCCGGGTTGCCCTCGGCCACATCTGGCAAGCACGCGGGGCGATGAAGCTTCACCCACTCGATCATGTCCTCGACGCCCAGCGTGATGAGCTGCATCTCGGCCACCGGGACGATGGTCGGTTCGCCGCGCAGAATCGTGACTTTATTGGTCATCATGTCCTCCATGCGCGTACGAGCGCGCATGGGCCTTATCCCGTGTTGCGCGAGGACTTTTCACGGTAGCCCCCGCACCAGTGAAAGAGAAGGGCGCTACTACGGGTGGAACGCCGCGTAGCTGGTCATCACATAGACTGTGCTTGTTCCGTCGGAGTGCACGCAGGTGAGCTCCCAGACATGGTGGCCCCCGCTAGTGAAGGTGCCGTCGGTCACGCTCGGGTTTACGGGCAGCAGGTTCGCACCCGTGACGCTGCCGAACGAGTCCGCGTTGTAAACGGTGATGGTCTTACCACCGCCGCTACGCGTGGCGCAATTAGGGATACCCCCCGTGAAGCTGAGTATTCCGCCTGTGCCGAAGGGCTCACTGCCGATGAGCACGAACTTCATCCCAACCGCGACATTGAAAGGCAGTCGGATCTGACCTACCGTGAAGGAAGTCACACCCGACGCGACGACGAAGCCCGCGGTGCCCCAGCGCGGAACACTTGTCGCGAGCGTGACGCCTGCGTCAGCCTCGTTGGAGAAGTCGCAGTAGGATGTACCGCCGGTGGTCGTGACATTACCGATATTGGTGAACTGGTCATGCACCGTGCCCTTGATCGGGCCCTGACCGGAGATGCTGCCGATGTGCGGCTCGCTCGAGATGACGGGCGCATACGGCCCCCCGGTGTTCTCCACAGAGAACTGGAGGCTCGTGAACTGCCCGAGGTTCGTGACCATGGCTCCAGTCACGCTGAGGTCCGCGAAGCCAACAGTGTTGGCCCCCGCCGAGAGCGTGCTGATGGCAGACGCGTTGATGGACCCGTCAGACAGCAGCGTTCCCAGCTGCTGCCACACGCCGGGGCTGGACCCCGTCATATCGCGCTCGAGACTTCCCCAGGCGAGAGCGATTCCGAGCGAGCCGTTGATGTAGTTGTAGTGCGCGCCGAAGTACGCGGTCACCACACCGAAGAGCTGCTTCCAGGCACCCGAGTTGTCCAGGGTGTCCCTCGTCAGCGGCGCTGCAGGCGGCAAGCAGTAGAACCCGCCGTCCACGGTGCCGAGATTCGTGGTGCCGAACAGCTGCTTCGCATTCGAGGCGCCGTACCGGTAGCCCATGCGACCGGCCACCCAGGTCACCGTGCACGCAGTCGGACCCGCGGTGATTGCGGCGATAGAACCACTATCCAGCGTTGTGCAGTAGACGCTGACCGGCGAAGACAGGAACTCGACCATGGTCAGCGCAACGGTCACGCCCGCGATGGTCACCTCGAGAACGTCGATGCCCAGCGCCACCATCGTGTCGTTCGACACGTTGTTCCAGAAGTACCCCGAACCGAGAACCACCTCGTAGAGACCCGGCGTGGCGGTGGTCGCGATGGTCGCCGACGTGTTCGGAGCGATCTTCGTGGCGTAGCCGTGTCCCGTGGTGGGCGACCCCGTCAGAATCGGCTCGAGGTGACGCGAAAAGCTCTGGAAGCCGTACAGGCTCGGAGTCGGCTCTGTCGACGTCGAAGAGCCCGCGATGGTCCACTCGCGCCCCAGGAAGAGGAAGCCGCCGGAGCCTAGTGGGTAGGTGGTCTGGTCAGCACCGAGCTCGAGGCCCTGCGCCGTGTAGAGCGCCTGGTACGGGTCGACGTACGCGCGTGCGGTCTGCGTGCCCTGCACCGTCAGAGACTGACCGTCGCGCGTGATGACCCCGCCGGAGCCCGGTGTGTTGAACGCCCCGGAGACGCCCGTCGTCGAGCGCCGGTAGGCCCCGTCCAGCCCGCGCGCAGTGAGGTCCCAGACGGTGGAGTCCCACGCTGCGTTCCAGGCTTCGTTGTTGCCGTGCAGGAGCCGGAAGAGCTCCTCGACCTTGGAGTCGACCTCGGTGAGGTCTCGGATGTGGACGCTGGTCAGCCCATCGGCAGGGAAGGTCGCGAAGTTGCCACGCTCGGCGTAGTAGACCTGGTAGGCCACGGGCGCGGGGAAGTTGAACGTCAGCGCGACGTTGCCGCTCGAGAAGCCGCCGCCGATCGACACGGGGGTACCGCCGCCATCAACGGCCGCGGTGACGACCATCTTCGTCCCGCTCGCGTTGAGGATGTCCTCGTCGTTGAGGTCCGTGATGTGGAACAGGTCCTCGAACGCGTCGTCGCCGACCAGACCCATGAAGACGCCAGGGCCGACGAGCGTGAGCCCCGTGTCGCTGATCGAGCCTGAACCCGAACGCACCGGGATGGCGATGTCCCTGTGCAGCAAATTGTCGAGGTAGTCGGTGTTGGTGGCCAGTGCGAGCGCAGGACGGTTGGCGTTCGCGCTCGTGGCGTCGTCGTCGAACCCGACAAAGTACGAGCCCGCGTTCGTGCCACCCGACAAGACGCCGTCGGCGTACGCAGGGGTGCCCGAAGTGGCGTTGTTGATGTAGTCGTAGCCGCTGGGAAGCCCGCCGAAGTAGGTCGGGACAGTCAGGCGATGAAACGCTGCGGTCATGTCAGAACCTCACTGTCCAGGAAACTTCCAGGTCGAAGGCGTCCGTCTTGCTGATGGTGTCGAACGTGTCGTAGGCCACCCCGGTGTTGTTCCACACGCTGATGCTCGCCGCAGAGGTGAAGAGCATGACCTCCGAAAGCGGTACGCTGAGGAAGGGACTGTAGCTGACGTCAGACTCTTGGAAGAGGACGCTGAAGGTCGCCGAGGTCGGGGGTACGAACGTAGGCGGCGCCTGCACCTGGGCAAGCCACACGTCGCCGCCGACGCCAGGGTAGGCCGTCGAACCGCCCGAGACGCGCACCGGGCGCTCGAGCGTGGTGACCGTCGGGTCGGTGTCCGTCTGGGCATTGGAGCCCGGGTACGCGGTCACCAGCGGGGCGGCGTTGGCTACGGCGAGGGCCAGCTGCTGGGTGCCCCCAATGCCCAGGCCCATGTACTGGATGCGGTCGTTGCGCTCCGGCACCGCCGGACCGAAGGAGGCGTAGGAGATCAGCGACGCCAGGTACTCTCGCCCGAGGTTCAACCAGATGTTGTGGCCCACCCGGCGCGCGGCGATCTTGCCACGGCAGCGTGCGGTCAGAACGAGGTTGCTCTTCACCTCGATGAGGTCTTCTACACGACGACCACCGCGGCCGACGGGCAGCGCGCGCGACTTCCCGGACTTCTTGATCATGGTGCGCTCCAGGCTTCGCAGATTCCGCCGAGTTCGTCGAGTAGAGACGACTGGGTCACCGCTGAGATCTTCACGAGCTTCTTCTTCGAGGCGATGAGCTCTCGGAGGCGCTCGATGTGAACCTCCGAGATGGGTCCAAGGAACTTCGGGTCATCGTAGTGCTTCAGGTAGGCCTCGCGAGCGGCCTTCTCGTCCTTGAAGCCGAGCATGACCTTGTCCTCGTCGTACCCCTTCCCGTCATGCTTGTGCTGGTGGACCACGAAGGCGTGCGGAGCATCCTTCTTCGGACCGACGTAGGCGTCGACTTCTTCGCCATCGGCGCCGCGCGTCCCCTTGATGTAGCCGTAGGGGTGCTTCATCACCGTGCGCCACGGCTTGCCGTCCTTGTCCACGCCGCTACGCACCGAGCCCTTTCGGTTCTCGATGGCGATGGAGATCCCTTGGTGCCGGATGTGCCCCTGAAGCGGGTGTTTTTGGTCAGGCATCAGCTACATGTCCTTGTAGACGAAGTAGGTCCCCGCGGGGACGGTCTCATCGAAGGCCCATGATACCGCCTGACCCAGGGTCACGAGAACGCTGGTCCATTCGACGGGCACAATGCCCGTTCCCGTCGAGCGGATGTAGCAGGTGAGCGTCGAGCCACTGTTCGTCGGACCGGCGGGCGTGACCGCCTGCGTCAGTGTGAAGCCGGCGGGGTTGTAGTCCCCGAAGACGCAGACCACGTCGCTGGCGGTTCCGCCGTTGAACTCACCGTAGGCCACGATGACGTCCCCGGCATTGGGCTGGTAGCCGACCACGGCGACCCCGTTGACCGTTCGCACTGCGTACCCCTTACCGGCCGCAGCCCCGCTGCGCAGCACAACGTTGTCGCCGGCGGAGACGGCCCCCACCTGCTCTACGCTGGTCACGGTAAAGGTCAGAAGAAAGCCGACACCCGAGGCCGCGAAGCTAGTACCGCCCAGTACAGCACCCACCCCCGGCGGGAAGAAGTTGGGCAGCGTGAAGTCTACGGTGATGACCGGCCCGGAGTTGTAGCCGTCGTCCCAGATCTCGAGCGCGTAGGTGTTCGGGCTGCCTGCTCGCAGGGCGTTGATCTCGAGGGTGAGCTGCTGGATGGATACCGTCGAGCCCAGCGTGAAGGGGGCCCCAATGGCGGTGCCGGGCGCAACGTGGGTAACTGCATCAACAGAGCCCGCCGAGAAGTTGGCGTAGTCCTCAGTGTACAGAGGCTGGTCGAACTGGAAGATGCCGTCAAAGTAGGGCGTCGTGGTGAACGAGAATGTCGAGGAGCACGTGCCCATGATGGCGTCCTCGGGGCAGAGGTAGTTCTTGTCGAAGCCCCAGTACACGGGGTAGTTCGGCGTCGGGAACGTAGGCGCGCCGGTACCCGGGGCGTGGTCGTACTGGCTCACCCAACCGCCGCCCGCGGGGTTGGGCTGGTCGAACATCGTCGCTGCGCCGCGGGTGCTGCCGCCCATGTAGACGCCCGAGGTGAGCCCGAGGACCGTGTTCGCCGTCGAGGTGCCGTTGGCGTGGATGACGAGGCTCTCCGTGGCAAAGAGCAGCAGGCGCGTGCCGTTGTTGCCCCCGAGCCTCGCTGAGAGGCCGTTGCCGATGCCGCTGATGGCCGCCAGGGCCGCAGCCTGCGACGCCGAAGTCGTGGACCCATTGAAGGTGACGCTGAGCGACTCTCCGTTGACGGTCACGCCGAGTGTCTTGCCCGCCAGAGAGCCGCCTGTCCCGTAGAGCGACGCGCTGGTCATGTCCGCTGTTCCACCAACGAGGATGGGCAGCTCCGAACCGGCGAAGCACGCACCCGCGAAGAGGCTCAAGGTCCCGGACATGGACACCGAGTCGGATGTGTCGACCGTTGTGTCGCCCGTTGTACCCAGAGCTTCGAGCACGACAAAGAGGGGGTACGTGTACGTCGGCTTGATGCGCAGGACGAACGAACGCGCGAACAGAAGCGCCTGGAGGTTGAAGGCGGCCGCGTCGACACGCACCAGGAACTTGAAGAACTTCTCGACCTCGAAGAAGACACCCTGCTCGAGGTAGCCCTGGAACCAGGTCGGGTCGCTGATGTAGTCGTCGACCTCGACACCCTGAACGAGCGGAGCGAACTGCGCCACCGTGTCTCCCACCACGTAGGGTTTCCCCGTCGTCGGGTTGGTCTCGAGAGGCAAAGACGGTGGCCAGGTGTACTCACGCACGATGGCTGTGTTGGCCAGGTCCTGCACGAGTATCTGCCCCTGTGTCACGCTGAAGTCGTCCCGTACGGAGAGGATGGTGCCGGCCTGCTCGGCGAAGGGCAGCCCGAGCAAGATCTGGGTACCTGCACGCAGGTTGAACACCGTGGGTCCGTTCCAGTAGGCGTACCAGAGGCCCTGCACGGCAGAGAGGTAGTCGACGTTGCTTGGCAGCTGCGCGAGGTCGTCGAGTGTGAAGTTTGCGGGGATGCCGAAGTTGCCCTCGATGGCGGGTCGGTTATCGAGGAAGCTGGTCTCGGCCCAGAGCTGGGGCGGAGGCGCCTGACCCTCCCACACGTCGTTGCCCCCTGCATCGGAGGGCACGGGGGTGATGAAGCGCAGGCAGTTCTGGCCGCGGAAGGTGTCGACGAAGAAGTCGACGTTGCGTCGCAGTACCGCGGTGTCGTCCGTCGACTGGATGATCTCCTGTAGCAGCGGGACATCGACGATGAGCGGGTCGAGTGGGATGTACTTCCGCCGCAGCACGCTGAACAGGTAGACCGAGTACACCGCCGGCGTAGCGAGGTAGGACCCGACGATGGTGGCATCGACGGGCAGGTTGGCGGTGAGCGCCTCGCAGGACCCAAGCACGGGGCCCTGAAGCGTCGTGATGGCGTTGGTTTGGTTGTTGATGACCTCGTAGGTGACGATGTCGCTCACCTCGCAGAGGCCGTTCCAGAAGTCGAGATCTTGCGACACGACGGTGCCCGCGATGGTCCACACCGTGTCCGCCGGTGAGGGCAGGGCGTCGAGCAAAACAAGGCGCTGGAAGTAGAACGGATCGCTTGGGTCATCGACCACGTTGGCGATGCGGTAGGCAACGCCGTCGATGCAGAGGAAGTCGTTGAGCTCGATGTCCAGGTACTGCAGGCTCCGTTCGACGCGGTACGTGTTCAACGAAACGACAGAAGCGCCCAGGGTGCCTGTGGGAGCTCCATTCATCTGTCCGACGGAGTAGATCGGACAGGTAGATGTCGTCAGGACCGAGAAGGGAAACGGCGCGTCAATACGCAGGCGGGTGATGTTACCGGCACGCGCGGAGATCTCTCGGACGATGATGCGCGCGTCGAGCTGCGCGAAGGCCGCCTGCATGATGGCGGCGATGGCGTCTGGCGTGTACGGGTTCGGCGCGGTGAACGAGATGATCGTCGGGAAGGAGTAGATGGAGAACTGGATGTCGAGGTGAGTGCCCGCAACACCGGTGATGCCGGCGTTGGCGATGTTGATGGACTCGACCCCCGAGTAGACCGCGCGCACGGTCGACAGAGCGATGAGCGTCGGGCTCTCCTGCATCAGCAGGTCGTAGTGCAGCCACCGACGCTGGAAGGTGCGCTGGATGTCGCGCAGGCTCTTGTTGTAGTCGACCTGCCAGAGACGAAGTAGCTCCGCCGCGGCAACCTGCGCGAGGCCTTGCCAGAACGTCGTGATGCGCTGGCTGTCGTCGATGAGGTTCCAGAAGTCCGAGAGGTAGTTCCAGATGAACGACAGGTCAGGAGTGCAGCCGCGGGCAACCGCGGTGACCACTACGTTGCAGATCATCTCCGAGGGCTCTGAGAAGAGCGCCCCGTTGAAGACGGTGAGGTTGAACTTCCAGATGCCCGCCACGTCCGGGTAGAAGGTCGGCCGCACCACGGTGGGCGTGTTGAGCCCGTTCTGGGGGAGGTACTTGAACGTCGTGGGGCTCGAGAGGTCGTCCGGCACTACGTAGCCGTCGATCAGCACGAAGAAGCCATCCACGTCCGTGCCCGTACCCGAGATGACGTAGACAGTGCCGCCCAAAACGATGATGTCGCCCGAGGAGATTGGTGCGGTGCCGTTAAGCGTGCCCAGATCTGCCGAGTAGAGGCGATTGGTGAAGCCCGTGGGAGGCGAGAGCGGGTAGGTGAGGCCGTCGGTGCCGTCGAAGAGGTACTGGCTGCCCGGAGGGGCGTCCACGAGCTGCCAGAGGTAAGTCAGGGGCGCAGCCTGCGGGTCGTAGCTCGCCGAGCCGTCGAGGCGCAGAATCTCGCAGAACTGGATGGCCTGGTCGACGCCCGCATTGGCGATGGGCTGCAGGGCAGGAATGACGAGCCCTGTGCCCAGACAGATGCTGTTGAGCGCGGCGTACGTGGGCGCCGTGAGGGTTCCGCGAACGCTGACGAAGGTCTCACTGGGCGGCGTGACCGCGGCGCTCGATGAGGGAATGGCAGGCAGTACGTACCGCAGCTGGTGTCCCAGCGTCGGCAGGTCAGCAGTGCGCGTCACGTAGACGTAGACCGCCCCCGTCGAGAAGCTCATGGCGAGCCGGATGGTCCAGTACTCCCCCTCACTGACGAGAACCTGGCTGCCAGGCAGGTCCTGCACGGGCGTGTCGAGCACCAGGGTATTGCTGCTATCGAGGTGCACCGAGCCGGTGTACGCGAGGCCGATCTTCGAGAAGAACAACCCGACGCACCCGCCGGCTGCAGCGAACGTTCCGAAGTACGCATGGCTGAGCGGGATGTTCGAGAAGTCGGGTGGCAGGTGCTCGAAGAAGACCGTGAACTCGAAGGTGAAGTTGCTCGGCACCCCGACGTCGAGGATCATCGCCGCATCGGTCGTTTCGTAGTCGCCGCCCGAATCGAGCTCCTGGTCGAGGGTGACGGGATCGATGGGAAGCTGCGAACCGTCGCCCACCGTCGAGACACCCGTGTGCGTCAGGATGGTGGAGATGGGACCGCACGGGCCGACGCAGTAGATGTCGAAGGGCAGCACGAAGGGCAGCGGCCCGCCGATGTCCGGGGTAAGCGCACCGCCCCAGGGACTCTGTCCCCAGGCGCCCGTGCCCCAACCCGGTGCGATGCAATTCGACATCGACTCTCCTCACGCCAGGGGCGAGTAGCGCCAAGAGCGGAACGAGCGGAGGTGTCCGAGAGCTCCCGCGACACTCTCGTACTCCGTGTTGTCGAACGTGACCTGGTAGACGTAGTTCCCCAGTGGCACGAGCATGGGATGCGGCGCATATCCGTTCGCGACCGCCAGGTTGGAGTAGACGCCCTGGTAGGTCATCGTCAGATCGTAGACGCGCGCCTGCGAAGTCGCGGCAGACGCCCACAACAGCCAGTACTGACCGTCCAGGTAGACCGCCCTGCTCCCCTCGTAGGTGACGGCCGTTGTGTCCGACGCGACCGCGGCCCAGGTGCCTCCCGGACTCGAGGACGAAGCGAGCGCGGGGTAGAAGGCGCTCGAGGTGCTCGGAGCGAGTACGTAGGCCAGCCACCACGTCGAGCCGTCGAAGAAGCAGTACGGGTCGTAAGAGCCGATGCTCCCGGACGTGCCAGGCAAGCTGGGAGTCGTCACGGAGTTCACGACATGCGCGCCCGACAGAAGGTTCAGCGCGGTCTCGTGCTTGTAGAGGATGTTGATGTACGGCCCACCAGAGCCCACCTCGGTGTTGGCCCAGGACGAGATGAAGAAGTAGAAGCCCCCGCTGCCGTCCTCGATGATGTGCGCTGCGTTGTCGTTTTGGATGACGCCGAGGGTCGCGGTAGTAGCGCCCGTGGTCCCGGTATATGCCGTCGTCAGCGTGATGGACCCGGACGACACGCTCTGAACGACGTAGTACACGCCCGGCTGAGCAGCGAACTGCACGACCGAGTTCTGGAACAGAATGCCCACCTGAGAGGTGCTCGTAGTCACACTCGTGGACGCAGCGGTCGTGAACGTCCCAGACAGCGAAGCACTCGTGCTCGGCGCAGTGCCTGCCGCCGTGATGCGGTCGACCATGATGGCCCCGACCTGCGTCAGTGTTCTGGCAACGAGGTCGTAGGTGAACACGCCACAGTACGCGGACGCGCCAGGGTCGGTCGCCGTGGCTGTCAGCCACACCTGGTTGCCGCTAAGAACGGGGGAACCGCTGGCAGCAGAGACGACGCACGTGTCGCGCAGACCGCTTGCACCGAAGCTGCCGACCTTGAAGTTCGAGAACGACACCGTGAGGGCGGCACCGTTGTTGGGGAAGTAAGCGGCGGCCCACGATCCGTACCAAGTGTTGGCGACCACGGAACCGTACGTGCGGAAGTCGTAGTGCGAGCTCAGACCGGCTGTGCTGATGGCTGTCCACGTGCCGCCGGACGGGCAGTACCAGATCGTCGCGTTGTCGCCGACGAGCGAGAAGCCGAGGTCGAACGGTGGAGTCCACGAAACGCTGACCTGGGCGATGCCGTCGGTGCTCGTGCCAGCGATCTTGATGTGGATGCGTACGTACCCAGAGTTCTGCCTCCAGGTCGCGTAGCAGTAGTTGTTCGAGTCCTTCGCGATGCCGACCGAGTAGTCCTCGTAGGTGCTGCCGCCTGTGTTGCTCGCCGCGGCGATGTGGATCGTGGCGCAGACCTGCGGCATCCCGATAGGGGCGCCCTCGAGCATCAGGTTGTTGTACTGGGTGGACCCGTCACCCGTCTGGGTGAAGGTGAACTCAGAGCTGACGACCGTCGCCGTGTTCGGCACGCCCTCCGAGACCATCGTCCAAGGTGCGTAGGCCCCCTGCGTGGCCGCGCTTGTGTACCCGGTGTACTGGCTGGCCAGTGTGATGGTCGTAGAAGTGACGCTCTGAACCTGGTACCAGACGAACGCCTGCGTCTGGAAAGCAATCGAGCTGCCCGCCTTCAGCACCGAGGTCTGGTCTACCGTTGTAGTGACCGTCGTAGAGCTGTTGGTCACAGAGAAGGTCCCAGATAGCGCAGGCGCCGTGAAGGCACTCTCGGTGAACGACTCGGTCAGGTACACCAGGCTGGGAGGCTGGATGCCCACGCCCGTGGCCAGCAGAGGATCGATGTTCGCGACCTCGTGCGGGTTCAGGTCGACAGGGTTGTTCTCTTGCGCACTGCTGGTAGCCCCGAACTCCCAGTCAGAGCCCGTCCACTGCAGTGCTCCCGCCGAGAGCCCAGGCAGAGGCTGTCCCAGAATGCCGATGACTTCCTGGTCGGTGCTCGAGCCGAAGAGGTCACCGTTTGCGATGAAGCCACTCGGACCCGACGAAAAGACCCACGCGGTGCCGTTGTACGTGAGGTAGCCCTCGGTGAGCGTCGGCAGTGCGTGGCGGAGGAGCCCCGTGACTTCCCAAGAGAATGTCGTGCCCCCGAGGTCACCCCCGGCCGAAACCTCCTGGTAGGTCCAGAAGGAGCCTGTGTACGTGAGGCAGCCGAGGCCGAGCGTACCTGGTAGCGGCTCCCCCAGGATGCCAACGACTTCCTGCGAGGTGGACGTTCCGCTCAAGTCCCCGCCGGGCGTGAACGACGACCCGCCGAGGTTCGCCAGTATGTCGGCGAGTATGAACTCGAGCGCAGCGGACCAGCCACGCACGTTGCCTTCCATGTTGTCTTCGGCTGGCAGTTCACCGACACCCGGGATGCGCCAGCCGCGGTTCACCAGGGTGCCCGTGTTGTTGTAGCGAACGGCCGCGACGAGAACCTGCACATTGCCAGGGCCGCCGCCGCTCGTGGCGAGCTGCACGCGGTAGGTGCCCGCCAGGTCCGGGGTGAAGGTGGCGCTCGACTCGTTCGCGTCAGCTAGCACCGCGGCGCTGCCTGCCGGGATGCTCAAGAACTCCCACGCGTAGGAGATGTTGCCGCTCGTCGTGCAGCGACAAGTAACCTCCCAGGAAAGCCACAGGTCGTCGCGCGCGATGCCCGGCGAGCCGTAGGACGGCGTCGAGGGGCGTGCCTGGTCAAAGGCAATGATGGCACCGGGCATTGTTGTCCTCTTATACTCGCTGCTCTAGGTTCTGAGAATGGTCATCAAGCCCATGGATCCAGCGCTCGTGCTGAAGGCGGTAGAAGGCTACCAGAACGAGCTCGCCCCGGAGGCCAAGGCGCTCGAGGCGTTCTACCGGCAGTTCGTGTGCACGCACTGCGGGGGGCCATGCCGCAAGGAGTTCGTCCGCGGGCACGTCTTCTCGGACCCCGACGTGGCGGTACCGCGCGCGTGCTTGCGTTGTACTTCCTGCGGACTGTTGTTCGATCCCCACTCGGGTCTCCTTGTCGAAGGGCCTACGTCAAGGTCCGAGTAACCAGCAGTACGTCGGGGATGAAGGCAGCCAGCGAGCCCGTGTTGAGCGAGTCCTGGCTGCGCTCGACCGTGATGGTGCGGTCGAAGTTGTGGATGACCGCCAGCAGCGTGATGGGGTTCTGGATGGAGATGGCCCCGCGGTTGTAGGCCAGCTGGTTGAGCTCACTGGCGTCCAGCGTCTGGGCGGGCTCGAGCCCGTTGATGTACGTCTGGATGTCCGACGTGAGAAGGCTCTCGGCGGAGCCGCCCGCGTACGTCAGCGAGAACCGCACGAAGTACGGGATGAGGTGGCGCGCGAGCGGGCTCTCGTTGATGACGCGCTCGGTGTCGCTGCGGATGTAGTTGTCGACGTTGGCCACAGTGTTGCTGCGGTCGTAGTTGACCTGTAGGTTCTGCCCCGGCAGCAGTGTGGCATTGGAGGGGTCGTCACTCGTACCCACCTCGAGGATGGACGTCGAGATGTGCAACTTGGGCTTCTCGACCGGCGAGAAGGTGAGGTTCGGGTCGTCGGTGGTCAGGTAGTAACCGTCGGACTGGAAGCCCTTGACGGTCATCTGAAGGTCGGCGCCGATGTTGTACGAATCGCCGGTACCCTGCGAGATTAGCTCGACGTCGAAATAGTAGAGGTTGGCCGTCTCGACCTGCGTGGACATCGTGGTCGAAACAATGCGCTGAACACCCGCACGCAGCACCTGGAACTGCTGGATGGCCTGGCCGTCATCCGCCGTGGAGGCGAAAGAAGTGAGGTAGGGCGCCGGCGCGTCGGGGTCGATGACGACCTGGTGCACGTCGCCAGCCGGGCCCACCATGTCGATCTGGTAGGTGCCCTTGATGGGCGAATTGTTGCTCTGGTCGACGCCCGCCACCAAAGAGAAGCCCAGGAGTGCATTGGCGCTGTTCGACGCGCTCGAGCCACGCACGATGATCTCGACGTCCGCCTGGAACTCGAGGTAGGCGGGCGTGCCCGTGCTGAGAGAGCAGACCGTCTGGCCGACGACCTCGTTGATCTGGTTGACGAGCCCCGTCGTTGTGACGTCCGTCGAAGGGATGGAGCTCGAGTCGTTGACGAAGATGATGTTCTTGTCGACTCCACCACCCACGTTCAGAGTGATGATCTTGGTGGCCAGCATGGAGACAGAATTGCCCAGCGCCACGGTGCCCAGCAGCGGGACGTAGTCGATGACCAGAAGGTCGCCCTTCTGAATGCCCTGAGCGATGAAGTCGGTCGAAAGCGACTCGAAGTACAGGTCCGACGGCAGCGCTCCGTTCACGTTCCCATCAGTGGGCTGCGTGCCGCTCGGCAACGACGGGATGCGCTGGTAGTTGTTCGTCGGGTCGGGAATATAGTTGTACTCGGAGCCGTCCAGCGCCGTGTAGGTGAAGAGTGTGTTCGAGTCGACCTGGAAGCTGGTCGGGTCCATGAAGTAGCAGCGCGCGGTGCCGAGCGAGCGGGAACCGACCTGGATGTGCCGTGAGACCTCTGGGCTGAAATCGTTCTTGGTCCGCAGCGGGTCGTACTTCGTGTCGTTGTACGGAGCGTTGGGGACGGTGAGCCCGTCGTAGAAGCCAATCTGGTTGCCGTCGAGCACCTGGGCAACGTCGAAGACTGTGTCGAGCGCGGGACGGAGTGAAGCCCATCCACCACCACTGCTCGCGGTATCGATCTGCGACGCGCCAGGATCGCCAGAGCGGATGTCCCTTGAGGTGTAGTTGGTGACGCCGTCGTCGTAGCCGAAGAGGGTCGCGAGGGCGCTGCCCACAACACCGGCGTAGACCGTGGTGTTCGTGTCGATGGGCAGGATGCCCATGCGCTCCCCATCAGGGGTCACAACGGCCAGGCGCGAGATGCCCGTAGCCAGGAAGGCCGCCGAGTTGACCTGGTTGACGACGTCCGCGATGAAGAGCAGCCCCGCGGTGAGGGTGACGATGATGGGTGACGAGAGCCCGTCCCAGCCGATATGCAGCACGTTACGGCCGGACACGATGGTCACGCCCGTGGGGAAGGGCCGCGAGACGATACCGAGGATGCCGTCGTCGATGTCGGCCTTGACGCCGTGCGCTGAGTTCGCGAAGCCCTGTGACTCCACGTCGATGGGGTTGGCGTAGGGGATGGTGGTGCCGACAGGCTGCCCAGACGTGTCCAGCAGGTCGATGCTGTCAATGCGGATGAAGGGCAGGTCGAGTCCGCCAGCGGGGTTGGGCGTGAAGATGTAGTAGGACAGGTCGTTGGCCGAAGCGGGTAGCGACGGCGTAACCTGCAGGCGAGTGTAAAAGGGCGCCAGCGGCGCTGCGGTCACCACGTAGTCGCCGGCGACCGGCCCGTTGGTGATGCGCACCACGTCGTTGACCCCTACGCCGTAGTTCTGGAAGTCAGTCCCGCCGTTGGTGGTGAGCGTCGACTGCCCAAGCACGGAGCTCATGTCGGAGCCAGAGACTTTCGTGTCCTTAGGCTCGACCAGGTCGATGAAGATCTCCGCGCTGATGCGCCAGCGGAAGGTGCCGGGGAGGTACGTGAACGCCGGAGAGACGACGAGAATGGGAGAAGAACCGTTGACCTGCACGACCTCGAGGATGCGGTAGGGGCCTGCGTTCGGGGGGTCGAGGATCTGCAGCGTGTAGCCGTAGAGGGGCGCGTCGTTGATGGCCTGCCACGTGGGGTCGTTCTCGGAGTAGCCACCAGGCACCCCCATGGTGAAGTCCAGCAGCTGCACGACCTGGTTATCGGGGTACGGCGGGTCGGAGGCCTCGAAGGCCAGCTTAGTGCCCGCGAGAAGAGGCTGGTCGTCGACGATGTCGCTGAGCACGAGCGAGTCCGAATCGAGCGCGGACGCGCGCACGTAGACGTCGGTGCAGCCGCCGATGTGGATCTCGTTGCTCGGGACCGTGACCGTGCCGTCCGGCTGGTTGGGGTAGAGAATGCCCCCGGGGATGTTCGACAGCGACAACGAAACCGCGCGCAGTGTCCAGACGCAGTTCGCGGCCTGGTAGCTGATGAACTGGTCCTCGAGGTCGAGCGTCTGTGCGTCGACAACCGCGATGACGTTGATGTCGCGAACCAGCGGCACCGAGAAGGTGGGGTACGCATTGGCCAGCGTCAGGACGAAGCCCTTGATGGGCGTCTGTGTCGGGCCGATGAGCTGCGTGAAGTCGATGCCCGGGTCCGTGGTGTGCACCCGGCGGGTCAGGACCATGTCCTCGCCGTCGGCCTGTGCCGACATGAGCGTGCCGGCGCCCAGAATGGGGCCCAGGCCACCGCCGGTGAGGATGTCGCGCTGCATCTCGGGGTCGTTGAAGCCCCGGACGTTGATCTGGGTTACGTCGGAGAAGTCGTTGGTGATCTGAGCGACGACGCCCGCCACGGTGACCAGCGACCGCTCGGTGAGCTCCTGCTCGACCCTGTCGATGAACTCGACGGCCGTCTCGGCGTCCACACCCGTCGAGAAGCGGGACTTGTTGGTGATGCGCGTGGCGCTGGCCACGTTCGCGATGGTCACCACATCATCCGGGCCGATGTTGTACTGGTCACCAGCAGCTTCGGCGACGACGTTGATGTCGAAGAAGTAGAGCGTCCCCTCGAGGTTCAGGAGCATCTCGGCGACGCTTATGCCCTGCACCTCGGTCGGGTAGAAGTGCAGGCCCTCCTGGGTCGTGACGAAGTTGGCCGGAGTGATGGAGATGTCCTGGGGCTGGGCGAAGTAGATGCGCACCACACCCGTGGCCAGGTTGCCAGTCTCTCGGGTCGCGAAGAGGTTTGCCCCGAGCGCATCCGCTTCATCGGTCGTGAGGACGGTTGGGTCCTGGAACGACTGCGCGTTGGCCACGCGCGTGATTTCCCGAACGATGGGGTTCCACAACACGATGGCCGCCTTGATGAGCAAGTCGGTGATCGCGTCACCCTCTTTCGTGGGCATCTGCGGGAAGTTCTGGTTGAGCAGCGTCTGGATGAACTGCCCGATGTCGACCGTGAAGGGGTCGGTGCCAAGCCGCGCGAGGATGGGCTGTACGACCTGGACGTCGTAGGGGGAGCCCGGCGTCAGGTCGAGCGAAGAATCGACGTTGCCGAGGCACTGGATGATGAAGGCTTGGAGGTCGGCAAGGGCCATTGGGGGCTACACCATGATGTTCGCGATGGCCGAACGGCCGGCCTGGGACGTGAGCTCGATGGAGACTACCAGGGCCCCCTCGTTGCTGTTGTACGCCGCCGAGCTCACGGTTGCAGCAAGAAGGCGCTCGTCACGGGGTATCGACGGGTCGCGGGACTGGATGGCCGTGATCTGCCGGCTCGTCGTGTCGACCGCCACGATGATGTCGCTCACGATTGTACCGCCCTGGTCAGCGCCGAAAGTCAGGCCGATGTCCTTCAGGGCGTTGCCCCCGATCTTCGGCGCGAAGATGTCGCGACCAGGCGTGGTGAGCAGAATCTTCAGGAAGATCTGCATCAGCCGCAGAATCCCCGAGACCTTGCTGGCCACGGGGCCGACCTGGAACTTGATGACGCTCCTGGGGCTGATGGCGAGGTTGCGCGAGACGACCTGTACCGAGGTCAGGGTCACCAGCGTTAGCTGCACCGGCACCTGGGCCAGAAGCACGGTCTTCGAGAGGATGACGACGTCGGGCGAGGCGATGTCGTTGATGAGGACCTGGTCGACAGCCGTGAAGTCCAGCCCGGTCACGCGGATGGTGCGAGGCGTCATGCCCTGAACAATCGACACCGCGGAAAGCGGCACGGCCGACTGGGGAAACACCACCTGGAAGTCGACCGACAAGTTGCCTCCTCGAGTACTGCTGCACAGTCTACAGCCAGACGCTAAGAAAGCAGAGACCCGGCTTCAGCCGGGCCCCCTTTGCTACGTGCTGGCCGCGAGGTAGGCGGTCAGCGGCTTGAGCGCTTCTCGGACTTCTTCGTCACTCATCAGCCCACCTGCTCTGCACTTGAGTGGACACCGTCTCGGAGGAGGACAGCGCGGGTGTAGTCGTACTGCCAGCCAGTGATGTGCTGCTCTTGCGCCCAGACGGTGAGGTAGGCCTGCAGCCGTTTTCGAGCGTCATCGGTGATTCCCTCCCCTGCGTTCTCGTACATCTCCTGCCGCTCGAGCTCATGCTCGAGGATGTTCTCTGCATTCAGCGTGAAGGGGTGCGGCGTGCACGCCCAGACGTACTCGGGGACGCTGACACCCTCGTCCTCGCAGTAGTCGAGGACCTCGTCGATGCCGCTGAAGTAGCCGTCGCCGAGGCCGTCGCCGAGGCCGCCCTCGTGGCCTTCCCAGTAGACCGGGCCCTCGTAGTCTTCCATGACGAGCTTCACGGCTTTGTCGTAGCGGGCCTTCTCCTTCTCGATCGCGACGGCCGCACGGCACTCCTTGCAGCGCAAGTAGTAGTGGTAATCGAGCGGCTTACCGCAGACGCAGTTCTGCACACAGTGCGCGGCCGCGTCTTGCATCTTGCGCTTGCGGTCCTTCTCCGTGTCCCTGGCGCCCAAGATGAAGAGCAGGCCGCACTTGGGACAAGCCCAGGCCACCAGGCGGTCCTCGATCTTGAGGACCACCTCGAGGGGCTCTGGAAGCGTGGCGGGGGGCAAAGTATCGTCGGGCTGGGTCATCGTTGTGCTCAGAGGGGCTTGTCGTGTGGCGTTGCAGTCGCTTCGATACGGCCGTCGACCTTCTCGAAGCTCGGGACGTCGAGCGTGAAGGAGTAGACCCGCGCACCCGGCTTCTTCTGGTAGTCGGTCGGCTCGGTGTGCGAGAAGTACGGGCGGTCGGCACCCGGCTCCATGATGAGGAAGGCCTGAACTTTCATGCGATCTCCAAGAACTTCTTGATGGGGCGGTAGCTGCGGCGATGCAGCGCGCAAACGCCGTGCTGCTCCAGCCCGTGCGTATGGGAAGCAACGCCGTACCCGACGTTCTTGTCGAAGCCGTAGTGCGGATACTGCTGGTGGTACTGGCGCATGACGTAGTCTCGGTGGGTCTTGGCGACGATGCTCGCAGCACTGACGGCAGGGAAGATGGAGTCGGCCCTCGGCACGCAGCGAGCCATCAGCAGACCGGGAGGACGCAGGATACCGTCGATGATGACGGTAGCCAACGGGAAGCTCTCCTGCATCGTGCGAATGGCCGCCGAGTGCGCCTCGAGCAGTGCTGTCTTCACCCCGACCCGGTCGATGTAGTCGTTGCTGGCCGAGATCAAGGAGAACGGCATTCCCTCGAGGAGCGCGTAGACGGCCACGCGCTCCTCGTGCGTGAGCCTCTTCGAATCGTCGAGCCCCTCAGGGGGCGTCCACGTGGTGGGCGCACAGAACGCGCACACGACGAGCGGACCGGCCCAAGCGCCGTACCCGACTTCGTCGCTGCCGATGATGTACGCGGGCTCAAGCCGGCGAGTTGACGTCACGGGTCGGGTCCGCGTCTGCGAACGCCGACGCCGGCATCGCCATGATCTGGGTCGCGGCCTGCGTGACGGCGTTGAGGACGTTCTGCACGGCGTTGAGCTCGTTGGGGCGCGTAGGTGTGTCCGGGCCCGAGATGCGCGCAATCTGCTGGGTAGCAAGGTCCTCGAACGTGATGGCGCTGAAGGACTGAACAAGCTTGTCTCCCTCTACCGCCGCGTAGGCGTCGTTGAGGGCCACGCGCAGGTTGAGGTTCTGCTGCTGTGTCTGCGGATCGTCCTGGACGTTGCCGGGCATGGGCTACTCCAACGGTGTGGGGGTTCGCAGCTTGTCGGCGAACCCACGTAGCAGATAGGGGAACGCCGTGATGTCGAAGGTCGTGGTGTTCAGTATCGTGAGTCCCACGGGAATGATCGGGTCGACTCCAGAGGGCGGACTGACGCGCAGGTGGTCGCTGACAAGGCGCAGGGCATCGACCAGGGAAGGGAAGACCTTCTGCACCTGCTCGCCCTGCTCGATGCAGTGGTACAGCACCTCTTCGTGCATGACCCCCTTGGGCACCTGCTCGACTACAGCCCGGCGGGCCGGGATACGAGAAAGCGGCGGCTGCGTCTGAGCCGCGACCTGCTCCTGCATGCCCAGGGGAGTATCAACACGCTGCCCAGTGATGATGATCGCCGCGCCTCGTACGGTCTGGCTCACCACCTGGAACTGATTGTCGGTCATCTCCTGCAGCGCGGCCTCGAGGGCATGGGCAAAGCTGTGCGGGTCGTCACCGGTGACGGCCACGGTCTTCCAGTGCACCTTGGGCTGGAACGGGTTGCTGCGCATACGCTGGCGTGAACTCATTCTACTCCCTTCACAGTGTATTCCCGAACCTTCCACCTGAAGCCTGTGACGTCGTCAGGATCAATCATCCTGCGCTCAGTCCTGTCGATGAGCTTCTGTTGTCTCCACCAGCGCGACTGCGACTTGCTGAACTTCCTGCGTCGAAGACGACCCGACATCTACTTCTCCTCCTTCAGTGGGCTCGCCTACGGCCTTGGTCAGAGCGCGCAGGCGGTCCATGCCCTTGCCGATGAGGCTCTTCTGCACCTCGCGCACGACCTGTATGTACGTCTTGCACGCCGCAACCGCCTGAAAGAGGCCAGCCTGATCTTTTGCGAGCTCCGGGGCAGGCAGCCCCTTGACCATCGCGAACTCGGCGTAGTCGACGCTCATGTCAAAAAGGTGCTGCTTCTCGGCCTCCTCGTACGTGATGCCCCTGAAGGTCGCCAGCGCCTCGATGAACGGGTCCTTCTCCATCGCTTCCTTGGTCAGTAGAACTGGTTGTGTACCAGCTGGACCACCTGGTTCCAGTTGGTGGCCACGGTTACGCCCTCCACCACCTCGGTGTTGATCGTGCGGTCGGTTTGCCAGAGCACCGGGATGACGTAGTCGTTGTTCTGGCTGAGCCAGTAGTCGAACCAACTGCGAACGTGCTCGTACTTGTCGTCGATGAAGATGTCGCCGTGGATGCGCTCCTTGTGGCGCGTGTGGATGACGTAGCTGATGTCAGCCCCGAAGTGCCGCTCAAGCCAGAGCTCGCGCTCGTGCGCCCACGTAGGGGAGCCATTGAACGGCGAGGTGACGCAGATGATGTCCGCGAGCTCCTTCAGCTTCTTCACACCTTCGACGGCGCCCTCGTAGACGGGGATGCTGTCGAAAACCTCCCAGGTGGTTATGTCGCTGGGCTTGTACTTCTTGCCCGTGATCTCGTTCACGAGCGAGACCGCAGCCAGGGTGAAGTTGGCCAGGATTCCGTCGACGTCCAGTAGAACAGTGGGCTTCATCAGACCTTCTTGCCTCCATGCCTCGTGGGACGCGTGCGGTTGTAGGCCTCCTTCTGGTCGATGGCGGCCCACAGGTCGATGCCCTTGCCCTTGCAGAATGCGAAGACCTCCCTGAGGGCGTCGGTGAGGTGCGCGAGGTACGCCGTGTCCCCCTCCCCCATCGTCTTCGACGAGTAGGCCAGCGCGACCGCCAGGTGGGCCTCGGCGATGAGGGTGTCGAAGTCGGCGTAGTGCTCATCGCTGATGCGCTCGTTGAAGAGCTCTTCGAGCGCGGCCGACTTGCCGGAGGTACCCACGTGCTGGGCCACGCGGATGACGAAGTCGGCGAGCTCGATGGGGATGCCGCAGGGCTTGCACCTCGAGAGGTCGGCATCTTCCTTGAGCTGCGAGGCGTACGTCTTGCACCGGATGCTGCCCTCGCCTACCGTCTCGATCTCGTACCAGATCTCGTTCAGCGGCTTGTTGTTGCGGTACTCCTCGAAGGCCTCGGACAGCTCGCTGTGATTGAGCGAGGCGATGGACGCGAAGGAGCGCGGGTCACCTTCCGCGCTGACCCAGCCCTTCTCGAGGGAGATGGCGTGGGAGCGTTCGCAGAGGGCCTTGATGGTGTGCTCGGGCGTGGTGGTCATGGACGGTTCCTCAGGGTGATGTTCTCGGCTTCGAGGCTCTTCTTCTGGCTCTCGAGCTCGCGGATCTTCACGTCCGCGGCCGCGAGCAAGTCGTTCATCGTCTTCATGTTGCGTGTGGCCATCGCCTGCGCTTCGAGGGCCTTCGTGAGCAGCGTGGCCAGCTGGTCCTTGGTCAGGTGGTCGAGCTGCTCCTGAGTGATCTGCGGAATCTCGGGCACGGGGGGAATCGAGGGCATAGCCACGGTGGTCTCCTAGATGAACGGGTTTATGGGCAGGCGTGAGCGCTGTAGTCGCTCCATCATCCGCTCGATAGCCCGCACCTGCCAACGGGCAAGATCGGGTCGATCAGTGGCCGGGCCGATGAGCTCGAGCTGGGCCTTTCGTTGTAGTAGCACCTGCAGTACGTAGTCGCGCTCAAGATCCTTCACGTGGCAGCGCCCCCCTAGCCGCTATGCACTTGCACTCCTCTCCGCGCGCACTGTACGCGGCGCATCCGTGAGCACCGTGCTGCTCAGGGGCGTGGTAGCAGGTGCAGATGCTCGACCAAGGCGGCGGGCTCTTGATCTGGCTGACGGGACTGAGTCCGTTTAGCCCGATCCACCTCGTGATGGACGCCGAGACATGGTCCGTCACTGAACCGGCAGGCACCGGCGGCGCCATCTTGTTCTCGGTGGCCCGCACGATGAGGTCCAAGAACTCGGCGCTGATCTTGGGGCTACTCTCGATGTGCTCGAAGAGCTTCTGCCAGACCCAATCCACGAAGAAGGCCGCATCGATGTTCTTGAACTGGAAGCCATTGATGCAGTGGCGGCAGCGTTCTACTGCTGGCGTAGTACGGCCAGGAACAGCGGTGTGCGGTCTGGCGCTAACTTCTCCGGTGCCACCGCACGTCGGGCAGATGCGAGACAGGCACGGAGCGAATCCTTCTTTCAGCCCGCCATCGTTGGCGGAACTCATACGGTCCTCGCGTGCAAGGCATCTCGGACGCTGTCTGCCGAGGTAGTCTTCACGTGCTGCCGCCAGACGTTGATGCTGACGACTTCCCAGTTGTTGGCGGTCTCGTCCCAGTAGGCCCAGACCTTCAGCTCGTCACGCATGCGGCGCAGCACATCGAGGTCCGCTGCAGGTAGCGGATCTAGCAGGGGGAAGGGGCGGTCACGCTGCCCGTTCAACGTCTCGAACGCCAGATACTCGCCCCAGCCGGCGGCGTTCCAGTACTCCACCAAGCGGATGAAGTGCTGCACATACGGGTGGTCTTTCATGGGCTCTCCGCGGGGCGGTGTCACCCCGTTGTCGGCCTTATGCCCGCCCGCCCCCAGGACTTGCCGAGCTACTTCGCCAGCGGGGGAGGGGCAGCGTAGGTCCAGCCGTGGGCGAGGCGGTTGACCTCGGCCATGCTCTGCTCGACCTGGGCCTCGAGGGCGTTGCCCTCGTTGAGCAGGCGTATCGCGGCAGTAAGGGTACGGGCGGCGCGCAGGCGAGCGCGGATCTGGGCGAGCTTCTCGGGACGGCAGTCGATGACGTTCACGCGGACTCCTTGTTGGGTTCCATCTTCTCGGTCTTGTTTTCGAAGGCGGGCTTGCCGCAGCTCGAGCAGTTGGCGGCCAGCAGCGCACGCCTTGCAGCGATGCCGGAGGCGACCTGCCACACACCCAGGCCGACGCCCATCTGGGCCACGACGGCCCCTATGATGTGACAGTACGCCACCAGAGCGACGTTGGTGGAGAACTCGCCGGCGGCCATCTGGGTGCCGACGATGATCATGCCCACGAGGGTGTGGGCGATGGTCTGCCAGTTGAGGGTGATGTTGTTCATGGGAGCTCCTTCACGCTGCGCGCAGGACAACGACCGTGCGGCCGCGGTAGTCCTCCCACACGACATCCAGGTCGACCTCAGGACCGCCGCCGGGCACCTTGTAGTCGAAGGGCATGCCCTGCACCACCGCCCAGCCGCATCCAGGCTCGGCATGCTGCCCGTTGCGATCGAGCACGATGGAGCCCGACTTCCAGTAGAGGGTGACCAGCAGGGCGTAGAGCTCCGCGCTGGTGAGGCCGACGCCCGCCCCGATGTAGCCGCCGGCGATGAAGCCCATCTTCACGATGACCGCGGCCGCGGCGTTGGCATGGGCAATCTTGTCGGCGGGCAGCCCGCCCATGCTCTCGAGATCGATGAAGAGCGTGAGCCCGGCCGGCAGATTGAGCGCCCGCAGCTTCTGACAGGCCACCGTGGCCATGCTCGCCCCGAGTGCTGCTGAGGGCTGGTAGCCAGGAGCCGGTGAGAACATGACGAAGGCCACCTGCAGGCCCGCGCTGAGCGCGAGGTCGATGTCCGACTGGGTGACCTGCTCGGCGTAGAGGAAGACCCCCGTGAACTTGTCCGCGACCAGCGCAGCGGCTTCGGTCGCCGTGATGTGCGAGATCGTGTCGGCCCAGCGACTACCGGGAGTGGGCGTAGCGACGCTATAGTTCATGTGGGTCTCCTCTGGGTGCTACTTCGTGTGGCCGGCGTGCTTCATCGCCGCAACCGCCGTAGCGAGCTCCTTGACGCCCGCGATGGGTCCCGTCGTGGCCACGGCACCGGCAGTCGCCGAAGCTGGAGGGTTCTGGAAGTCGCTCACGATGGTCTCGACCTGCACGACGGCATCACTGACGGCCTGCATCAGGCTTTGGAAGTCGGGCGAGGGGTTCTTGGCGTCGATGGCCGCCTGCACACCGTCTTCGAGCGTCGCGAGCGCAGCACGCGCCGCCACCATGGCCTGCGTGAACTTCGGCTGCGCCACCACAAGGGCGCTGGCCGGAAGCAAAGGCGTAATGGTCGACCAGGCCGTCTGGGCCAAGGTCAGGGCGTTCTCCGCCGCCGAGTCGAAGCTCTGCACGGCAGCGACGGGGTTGTTCACGATGTTCTGCCACCAGCTACTGGCGCAGCCTTCGGTGCCGAGCAGCGTGGTGGCGACGACGAGGACGAGTACGGCGAGGCGCTTGTTCATCTCTTGCTCCCTGATGCGCGCGGGGCGCGCGGCTTGGTGACGTTGGGCGTGGGCAGCTGTGGACGGCGCACCGGCGCCGAGCGCTGACCGGACTTCTGGGGCTTGCGTGCGACGACCTGCGAAGGCCCACGGGCCGCAGGAGCCGTCACGGTCTTCTTCACTACGGGCTGGCGCGGAGGCACGAGGGGCTTGCGTGGAAGCGCCTTGGCGCCAGCGGCAGGCAGCGGCTGCGTCTTCGGAGCGACAGCGGTGGCGATGGCCTTGTGCGCGCTCTCCTCGCTGCCCGTGAGCTGAGCGATGGCCGCGGTCATCAGCGAGACCATGGCCGCGTAAGGCAGGCTCTCCGGGACCAGACCAGGCTGGATGTCCTCGAGCAGGTCCCAAACGTCGGTGGTGATGAACTGAGGCGGGTAGGGCGGCTTGCGTGGCAGCACCAGGTCGTAACCCGCGAGGTAGAGCGCCCCGACGAGGGAGTACTTCACCTTGCCCGGCGAGTGCGGACCGACGGCAACACCCGAGGCGTTCGCGTAGTGCGCGCCGGTCTGGAGGTACACCTCTTCGCTCGGGATGAGCGCGAGGGCCCTCGAAAGGACCGTGATGGACTGCTCCTTGGTGAGACGAGTGGGCATGTTCTTTCCCTGAGCCTACCAGCGCCTGCGAGAAGCGACCGTCTTGGTCAGCGCGGCCATGGCGGCATCTTCCCTCGGTACCAGGCCTCGGCGCAACATGGCCCCCAAGATCAGGCCGCAGGTGCGTGCATCGACGGCAGCGCGGTGGGCGTCTTCCATCGCGACATCGTAGCGGGCAGCGACCTCAGCGAGCTTGTTGCCCGCTCCGCCGATGTGGCGAGCGAGGTCCAACGTGCAGACGAGCATCTTGGGCGAGAGCGCCGGGCGGTTCAACCGCTGCAGCTCCTGCGAGAGCATGCGCATGTCGAACGACGCGTTGTGCGCAGCCCAGACGTCGTGGGAGAACTCCATCAGCAGGTTAGGCAGCACCTGGGAGAACGTGGGACGTCCGGTGAGGTCCTTCCTGTCGATGTGGTTGATCTCGAGCGCCTTGTGCACGTCGGCGTTGTTCCAGTCGACGCCCTCGGGGCAGAGCAGCTGCGACCACTCGTGAACAGGTTGGCCGCCTTCGAATACGACCACGGCGATCTCTACTATGCGCGCTCGACCGTCCAGTCCTGTGGTTTCTGTGTCGAAGGCGATCCACCCATCAGCCCACATCGCGTGCACCTTCCTCCGTCTTTCGTAGCACGCCAGATGTCGAGTGCATCAGAGGCGGCTGCTACAACGAGCGGGTCTTCTTCTGCTAGTACAACACGCTCGGACAAGATGAAAGCTACTTCTTCTGACCGACGGATAAAAAAGAGGGCCCCGTAGGAGGCGGCGACCCTGTACTCAGCGCGCGGATGGTTCAACGCGCGGCGTACGAAGGTCTCCACCTGCAGGTTGTCGTGGAAGAGCCCCGCACCCACCGGCAGGTGCGCGGGCTCCGCCACAAGCTCGCTCTTGGCCGCGCGCAGTAGCTGACCGCGCAATGCGTCAGCTCCCTGCCGGCGGAAGATCATGTGCAGGCCCTTGATGGCCACGAGGCGCTTGTTGTTCTCCGCGCCCAGCGGCTCGTTCTTGAGGCGGAGCTGGTACCAGTGCGTGAGCACACACTTGAGGGCCGGGAACACGTCCACGCTCTTCGTGTCTAGCACCGTCTCCTGCTAGCCGCAGCCTCTTATGCCCACCAGAAACCCGCTTTTGCTGGTCCACGGCCCCTTCATCCGAGCAGCTCGAGATTGTGGCACGACTCGCACGTGCCCGTAAGAGCAAGTACCAGGTCAGTCTTCTCCTGGCGGCACTTGTTGCACACCAAGTCGACGGCGCCCGTCATGGCGGCTAGAAGAGCGGCGTCGCCGAGAGGAGAATCAGGGGCAATGGCCTTGAGCATCTTCACCTCGGTCTGGTGAACGACCCTGTCCGTTCGGTTCTCCTCCAGCTTCGCGCGCACTTCGGGAGCCAGCCGACTGACGGGCTGCTTCCCGAAGGCCATTCTACGTCTCGCTGTGCGACGGCTCGTGCGCTTCCGCACGGGCCGTGCAGGCAGCACCGCAGTAGATGGCGCCGGGGTACGCGACCGTCTTCTTCTTGCAGTGGGCGCACATCGATGCCTGCAGTGCGTCGAGTCGCACCCACGCGGCGTGAAGCACGGCCTTCGCACCCTCTGCCCTCTCAGGCGGCGACCGCCACCACGCCATGGCTGCGTCGGACACGGCCTTCTCGGCCTCGCCTGTGAGAATGAGATCCCGCGCGAAGGCCTCGTCGCGGGCCGTCTGCTTCGGCGTTGGAGTGGTCTTGGCCTCGTACTCGAGCTCGGCCTGCAGCATGGGCACGAACCTAGCTCGAAAGACCTTCTCGCAGAATGCAGTCGCCGCGGGGTCGGACTTCCACGCGCCGTACTCCCAGGGGTCATCGAGGTGCGTTTCGCTCTGCCAAGCCTCGAAGTCTTCTTCGTCCCCGCACCCTGCCTCAAAGAGATGCGCGAGTAGATCTATCTCTTCGCCAGTATACTTCCAGTTAGTGCCCTTCTCCTTGCGGACCGCTTCGTTACGCGCCGTGATGGCATCCTTGATGGCCGCAGCGGTGGCGTGGCTATCGAAGACCAGCCCCTCATTCAGCCACCCGTGCAGCAACTTGCCACGCAAGTAGTCGACGTTCAGACCGCAGAGAAACTGGCGGAACTCCATGCCCGGTTCGACCCAGATGTACGAGTAGTTTCCGTAGTCGGATACCGCTGAGAAGAACCCGATCTCCGTGGCGATGACAATGTGCGCCCAGCTCCCGACGCGATCGCGTTTGATGTAGTACCGCTTCAGCATCGCTCCTCCTGTTGCCGCTTCTTGGCCCTGACCCAGTTGGGGCAGCCCGTCTCGTGACAAGCCGTACCGTTGATGACCGCGACCGAGCACTGGGAGCACCTCGGGCGCCACACGCGCTGCGCCCTGTCGTACTCGCTCGCGTCGAAACCACGCGCGCGTAGCTGCCTGAGAACTCCGCGTGCCATCTACTTGCTCTTCGCCGCGGCTTCGGCCCGCCGCTTCTTCAGCTGCAACAGGCCGTACTCGCTGTGCGTGTTCTTGCGCCGGCGGCTGGACGGCTTCATCTCCTCCTTGCAGACGTGGCAGGCCTCGCCGCTGCCCGTGAAAGCCAGGCAGTACGGCCGGCCCCCGCAGTAGCCGTGCTTGACCTTGAAGGCGCGCAGCTGGTGCTCGCTGCGGTAGCAGGCGTCGAAGTGTTGCTCGATCCGGTCCTGGATGAGAACCGCGCCGGTTAGCACCCTGAGGTCGTTGAGGTTGAGCGCCCGCCGCACCTTCGCGGGCAGGTTCTTCATGAGAGAGAGCTCTACTGAATCACGTCGGGCCATTTTCTTCTTTCTCCTTTTCCAGCAGGATGAGCTTCGCTGCCTCGAAGTCTGCTGCGTCTTTGGTCTCTTGCCGCACCCACGACAGCTCACCGAAGCCGTCGATGCTGTGGCCGAGCAGCTGGTAGAACTGCTCTCTATCCGCCACGTGCACGTCCATGTACTGGACGACCTTGAACTCGAAGTGACCCGCTTCAAACAGCCGCTTCACGATGGCGTTGGGCCTGAAGCGCGCACGATAATCGTTGCTGCCTGCAACCCGCAGAATCTCGATGGCTGCATGGGCTGCGGCCGGTTCAGCACTTTCTCGTAGAGCCCGATGATGCGCCCCCAGAGCACGCCGTCGAGGATCATGCCCTTGTCGAAGTACTTCTTGATGACGTCCTGCGCCACCTCGCGAAAGTTGATCTCCTCGATGTCCTTCTTGATCGCCTTCTTCGCTGCCGTGTTCTTACCTACCGCTGTCATTCGCTCGGTACTCCTTCCACGGGCCCCCGGGGCAGGCCCGGCATGTCCCACGCATCATCCGGCACGAACGCGACACGCCGCTTCAGGATGTCGGCCTCAAGCTCCACCGGCTTGATGCCGATGCGCCGTACGGCCTCTTCCTTCACCACAATCCAGCCGCCAGTTCGGTAGGGGTTGTCGTTGTCGGGACTCTCCTTCGAGTCGACGCTGATAAGAATGATGCCCTTCTCCATCAGCTCCTTGCACTTGCTGCAGGGCTCCTTGTCGATGACCATCTTGCGTGGCGCCTTGTCGATAACCGTTCACCCATTCGAGCGTCGCGGCGATCTTCTTGCCGAAGCGCTGCTCCGCATTGAACCAAGAAGCAGCACTCGAGCGACGGGTTCAGGCCGTGCTCAGGCGAAAGAATGATGCCCATCAGCGCACCCCTCGTCGCAAGACTTCATCGACAGTGCGCATAGTCTTGAGCTGCTTCTCGAACTGCTCGCGCGCCAAGCTCAAAGCTTCCTTGGGCGTTTTTGCGCTGGCGCACCAGATACCGCCCGAGTAACCGTTCCCGCTGTCATTGATGAAGGCGTTGTACCCGATGACCTTCCCGCCGGTGGTGGCGTTGCTCCCCGTGGTCGATACGGACACGTAGGCGTAGCCCTCGAGGCCCTGCGCGCTGGCGTACCAGCCACAATTCTCGCGAACACTCGGCTTCCACAACCCGCCAAGCGCCATGCACAACTCGTGTGCCCGCTGCGTAGCAGTCTGGAATGCTTTCCAGGTGCAGTTGAAGCCGCAGAATGGAGAGCAGTAGACAGACCCGCGGCGTACCGGGGTGTACCAGCGTTCTCCGTCTTCTCGCTTCCACACTCGCTTCGATGCCTTCATCATCCCTCCTCGCCGGCACTAGGCTTGTTGGCGAACCCGTTCTGGCACACGTAGCTTGCGACGCGGCTGAGGGGCAGCTCGTAGGTGGTCCGGCTGCCTTTGGGCCGCACGGTCACCGCCCCGCTGTCTCGGTCGATGTAGAGGGTTCCCTCCTTCTCGCCGCCAGCCGAGTCAAGCTTGCCCCTCACTTTGAATGCCGCCTTACTCATGTAGTCCTCCATGTAGTGAATGCTTCGGCCAAGACGTCGGCCGCCTGCAGTGGCGTGCGCACCATCCTGCGCGTGTACCCACCCAAGACGTGCGGGTTGTCCCGCACCTGGGCCGGTAACAAGTCGCACAGGGAGATGTAGAACCCGACGAACACGCTCATGTGGTCATCGAACTCTTTCGCCAGATCGCCGTTTATCCAAAGCATGAGAAGAAAAGCAGGCTCCTGCTGAGCCTCTACAACTCGCTTCGTCCAGGCATTGACGTCCATCGTAGAACCTCTCTGTTTCTTATCCCCCCTTCTTGCTTGAGCTTGCAGCTAGAAGAAGCGGGCCCCCGAAGGGGCCACGCCTCAGTGCTCAGTCGTCGTCATCCGGGTCGTGGGTACCGAGCAGCTTGCCGACCTCCTTGGTATCGAGCGTGACCTGGTCTCTGCCCGTGATGGCCAGGTGGCGCAGCGTGTTCCTGATGTCCTTGACCTGCTGCGTGGACGGACGCTTGGGCGGCCGCGGTGCACCCGCAAAGAAGAGCGAGGCATCGAAGCCGGCGCCGCCGTAGTTACGGCCCTCGCGGTTGAACAGCTCCTCGAGCGTGATGCGGGCGACACGCTTTGCGCCGTGTTCCTTGAGCCAGCTGGTCATGTCCAGGCGCCAGTCGTGGATAGCGCTGTTGTACGCGCCGAGGTCCTTCTTGTGCTGCTCCTGCAGCTCCTTCATGCGCTTGCGCAGCTCGGCCGCAAACTTCAACACATTGATCTTGGTCTGCATCAGCGTCTTCTCTTTCTGCTGTTCTGTCGGCTGGCGGTCACCACAGCTTGGCCGCGCTAGTGAAACCCGCAGCGTTCTTGTGCCCACCCCCGCCGTACTTTTTCGCGACCTCCGACACGTCGACGTCGCTCGTTGCGCTAGAGCGCAGTGAGTACTGGAACACGCCGTCATTGCGCTCGAACCAGCCAACGGCAAACGGCTTGTCCTTGGCCAGGTGCTGCAGCAGCTCGCTGATGTTGATGTAGGGCGCGTTGATGACGGGAACTGGCTGCGGGCTGTGCTCGGTGTAGACCTCGCGCGCCTGCACCGACATCTCCTCGACGTAGCGGTCGACATACCTCAGAACCGCAGCACCTTGCTCGCTGGCCTTAGCCATGCCTTCCTGAAGCAGCCACGTCCAGTCCAGGAACCTGGTGCGTGTCTGCGCACCGATCCAAGCGTTGACCTGCTTGCTCCCTGAAAGCTTGAAGCGCCACAGGTCTCGGTCCTCGACGTAGTCGATGAGCCAGGGTCGCGTGTCGGCACCGTGGAAGTAGTCCCAGGTCATGCCAGCGCCTGAGCGCTCCATGTCGAAGAGCGCGTAGGACAAACCTTCGAGCTCGACTCGTGCAGTCCTATGGTGGTCGAGCACGAGTAGTTCCCTCGCCTCTCGGTGCATGTCGATGAGCACTTCTCGCGGGTAGCTGAAGTCCACGATGTAGACATCGCGGCCTCGCACAGAAGGTGCTGCGTCGCCGTGGTTGGCGGGCAAGTACTCGGTGTCGTGGTCACCGAACCTGCACCAGATGGCCCAGGCAGCGGTGAAGCCGTCAACGCAGCGGTCGTGGTAGATGACGAGTCGTTTCTTCATGGAGACTCCTTGTTCGACGAGAAGAGGTCTACCGCCAGCTCGTAACAGTCGCGGCACTCCGCATCGCAGTAGACCCCGTTGTTAGTGAGAAGCCCGCAGCACAAGCAGGGAACCGCGGTCATCTTCGTCTCGGCCTCGAAGATGTGGCGCTGCATGTCTTCCTCGCTGAGCCGCTCGAGCAGTGCCTTCGCGTTGCGCGGGTCAGCGAAGGTGATGACGTAGTTCTTGCCGAGAGGCGCCGTAGTAAAGGCAGGGCCGGAGTCGGTCAGGCGCGGCTGGCCCTCGATGACGGGAGGCAGCGCCTCGGCGAAGGCGGCGAATGGGCGCAAGGCATCTCGTAGTTCCACCGGCTGCTGGCAGAGTCGGGCAATCTCCGCTCCGCTGATGACCTTCATTCTTCTGCTTCCCAGTCCTTGATGGTGAGGCGCGGACGGTAGTAGGTACCAGGCTTGTACCCGGGTTTGGATGTCCGCGCTGGCTTGTTCTGACGCCCGAGCTTGCGCCACTTCTTGTCGCAGTTGTGGCAGCACAACCTGTCATGCGGCTTCTTCACCTCGGCTGCGGTTTTGGCGGACAGGCCGCAGATCGTGAAGTCACACGCAGAATCAAAGACAAGATGCACCTCGTCGCCGAAGGGCAACTTCACGTAGCGCATGACCGCCTCCTAGAAGTCGACAGGGATGACGTGGCCGTTGGTCAGCTTCACGAGTAGACGCGTGCCCGCGGCCTCGAACTTTGTCTCGGGGCCGAACGTGCGTCGCAGCTCGAGGCGGAGCCGGTCTGGGAACGTGTCCGCGTCGCCGTCCTTCTTGGCCAGGCGGATGATCACAGCCGTCTTTGCTAGCTCCGTCGGTGTGGGCTGCGCCTCGGCCACCTTGAAGAGCTTCTCGGCGAGCTCGCGTGTGAAGCGCAGCACGACCGGCGGCTGCTTGCGTACCCCCGTGCCGTCGTAGCTGCGAGAACCCCTGGGGTAGCCCTGGTTCTCGATGCTGAAGCTAACGACCAGGACGTGCCACCCCTCGACCTTGCCGGTGAAGGCGCGGGCCGAGGGGTCATTGCGGGTCACTTCACCGCCGAGATTGTCAGCGGTCCATTGGATCTTCTCGGCTTGCTCGGCGAGCTGCTTGAGAAGGCCCATGGTCTCTTCTTGGGTCACCATCTTACTCGCCCTCGTCCTCTGTTGGCCAACCCAGCATCCGGTGCTCCGTCTGACGCACATCACGGCAAGCCTGGGAGCAAAGAATAGTCTCGTGCTCAACTGTCCGCGCGGCGTAATGCGCCCACACGCAGAAGCGGCATATACGCTGCGAGCACACCGAGCACTTCAAGAGGGGCTCACCATGCCCGGAGAGCCCGCAGTTGCTGCAGCTCTTCGGGTCGTCGATCCCAACGATGAAGCCCGTCACTACGCTGCTGTCCCCTCGGGAGGGATGTACTCGGGCTTGCTGTCGGAGCTCCACATCCCGCAGGGGATGTTCTTGTCCGCCCAGTCCTCGAGGAGCTTGGTGAGCTCGGCTGCCTTCTCGCTCGATACGTCGGGCCAGTCGGAAGCCACCTCTCCGAGCTCGTCGTAGGCCCGCTCTCCCATTGCTTCGAGGACCCAATCGCCCTCTGGTGTGAACTTACTGGCCTGCACCGGCGACCCCGAACTAATCCAGAAGCCCTCGTTGCGGTAGTACTCCCGGCCCTCCTTGATGATCTCCTCACGTGAGCTCGCAGAGCCCAGCCAGACCTCAGCCTGGTCGGAGTCAGCGTAGCCCCAGACCTGCGTAGGCCCGGAAGGAGGCGCAGGCTCTGTGGGCGTGTCGAGTGCCGGCGGCACTAGCGACAGGCAGGTGTGGAACCGCGCAGGCACCGGGTGAGACGTTTCCTCCGTGCCGATCTCTACCTCGATGCGGCAAGCCTGGCACACGGGCCTGTCCGCCCGGAACTCGTCACGGTAGGCCTTCATGCGTATCTCGATGCGCGTGAGCGCGATCTCGATCTGCCTGGGCTCCTTCAACTGCAGCGCGTCGCGCGCAAAGCTGAGGGCAAGATGGTCCAAGTACCGCGGGCTGATCTTATCGTCGCTCATGTTTTCACCGTAAGTCCAGGGTCTGCGATGGTTCCGCTGACCACAGACGGCTCAAGCTTTTTGCCACAAAACGGGCAGTAGTGGATGGCGAAGAAGCTCGAGCCGCCGTCCTTGATCGGGATGACGAACCGCACGCCAGCCGAGGGGTGGTAGCCCGTTAGGGCAGCAACGCCGCGCCCACGGTCGACGATGACCGCATCGGAGCACTGCATGTCGATGGGGTCATGGTGCGGACAGGGCGGCAGCGTGAGGATTGACTTCATCGTGTCGCAGCACCACTTGCCGGCGGTGGGTGCTTTCTTCTCTACTTCTTTCTTCAATGGACTACCACTCCTCTCCAGCACCGCTGAGGTGCTTCGCGTCGTGACCAAGATGTGCGACGCAGCGTCCGTACGATACGGAGAACGCGCTGCACGCGTGTTTCTCGCAGTACTCGCTTGCTACAGCGGCGAGCATGGTGGGGCAGCCCGGCTCCGCGCACCGGTGCTTCTTTCTCCTGGGCTTCATGGTCAGGCCGCCGCGCTCTGCGAGAACGCCTCGTCGAACTCGACCTTCTTCTTCACCAGCGCCGTAGACGCTGCATCATGCTCACGCGAAGCCGCGGCTAAAGCCAGAGTGGCTTCCTCGACTCGGCGCTTGCATTCCTTGACCTGGTCCTCGGTGAGCGTGGCGTAGACCCTGGCGTCCTTGAGCTCCTTGAACAGTCTGTCCATGCGCTGCTCAAGGGTCTCAGTGCGGGCCTCGTCTTCCTCTATGAGGGCCCTGCGGACTGCCTCGAGATCGGCGTGAACGCTGAGCTGCTCGCTCGATGGCGGCGATGGCGGCGCTGCTGCCGCGTCGTTGTCTGCTGCGCGCGGCTCCTGCCGGCTTCGGGCCTCGGCCTTCGACGGCACGGGCCAGATGAACCCACCCCGCTTCAGGTCTCGGATGTTGTTCATGTAGGCGTGCGGATCGTCGCTCATGCTGATGACGATGATGGGCTTCGTCTTGTCGGGCGGCACTGCTTTGAAGTGCCCCCGATTCGTCTGCTCGACCGTCCAGCCCTGGTCGTCCAGCGCGCTGAAGATCTCTTTGTACTGCTTGGCCCCTGTACTCGACATGGTAGGTCTCCCATTGTTCTTATGCCCGAACGGGCATTGTACTTCTACTTCTTCAAGAGGCTAACGTGAAGTGGCCCACGCAACGGCTCCTTCACGTGAACAGAACAAGGACGCTTGGTGTGCATGAGCCACACGAAGTCGGTCCTTGAGATGCTGACGTGTACCGCGCAGCCGCAGCGCAGCTCGGCGTCGCGAGAACCCTTGTGCCCTTTAAAAAGACCAGGCTTACAGCCGATCTTCTTGTACCGTCCGGTTAGTGCCTTGTTGTTGCCCGCGTGCATGTACCTGCTGTTGCCAGGCCCGTACGTGCGCACATACATCAGTCGCCGCTCGAACAGGCGCAGGGTCTTGGCTGAAGGCGTAGGCGGTGGCTCCTCCACGGGCGGTACTAGGTCCTCGGGCGCAAGGCGCGGCGGCCTGTCGATGAAGCGCAGGCCGTGCGTGCGGTCGAAGTCTTTCAAGTTGGACAGCACCCGCTGGGCGACTTCCTCATCCGTGAGGTCGAGCTTGCGGCCTGAAACAAGGAAGTCCGCCGTGGACGTGCTCCCGAGGGCGAGGAAGCAGCCCACCAGTCGTCGTAGGCGGAACGTGCCGAGGGCGAGCAGGCCCTCGACCGTTCCAGGAGCCTCGCGAAGGCCCACGAACTGGAGCACTGCATGCACCGCCTCGGCAATCTCCCGGTGCTTGGCGTGACGGATGTTCGAGGGCGGATCGTAGACCTGCAGGTCGTAGGCGATGCAGTGCAGCTTGTAGGAGTCTAGCTTGCAGAGCTCCTCAAGGCTGGCCGGCACATACCAGCAGAACCTTGTGACAGGTACAGGTACAGGCTCACCCAGCATGAGAGCCTCAATGGCGCGTACTTTACGCAGGGTCTTGCTGAGGCGCTTGTGCTTCTTCTTTTTGCCCATGCCCCTTCTCCTGGTCTCGCCGCGCTTTAGTCTCCGCGCACTCGAAGATGCCTTGGCGCCGGGCTTCTACTTCTCGTTCCTTGAGCGTCCCGCGTAGTAGGCGCGTCTCAAGCTCCGTCAGGTACGGCATCACTTCTCCGGTCTCGGGCAGTGGCCACAACGGAACCCTCCAGCGGGGTGAGCCCAGACGGCCCTCGCTC